CCCTCACGGGTGTGTGAGTTGAAATTTGAACTGGTTGACAGTGGTACAGTTCTTTGTACGTCACACCCTCACGGGTGTGTGAGTTGAAATATCGTAAAGGACTTCAACGGGCTGCATGAACCAGGTCACACCCTCACGGGTGTGTGAGTTGAAATTCTGAGCGATTTCATGCGAATAGTAACGATGCTGAGTCACACCCTCACGGGTGTGTGAGTTGAAATTTGTGGCATCACTAATACGCTTTTTTTTCATAATGTCACACCCTCACGGGTGTGTGAGTTGAAATGACCATCTTCACCGTTACAAGTCTGCAAAATATCCGGTCACACCCTCACGGGTGTGTGAGTTGAAATATCAAAGACAGTAATATAAAGATGTGGTTTATGTCACACCCTCACGGGTGTGTGAGTTGAAATGTAATTATCCCGAGTTCGTGGAATATGATATTCGTCACACCCTCACGGGTGTGTGAGTTGAAATCATATACGTATATTTCAATATATATAGATATTATTAATTGCGATGCTTTCCAGATACCTTTAAAATGGCTATAATGCGTGATTTACAGACTTAAAGTGTGTTCTTCACGCAGAAGCAAATATACTAATATTAACATATAATGTATTGTTTCACCACCTTTTAACGCCATTTCACACCGTCTTGACACACTTTTAAACACACTTTTTTTCGTATGCCTATTGACACACCTCTACTTTAATGATACAATATACTTATCGAGGTGATGAATATGATTAACGGAACAATTCGAAAAGAGGGCAATATTTTTATCGGACAAATAGCCATTGGAAAATACGAAAGCGGACGTATTAAATATAAACGCTTCAAAGGCAAAAAGAAGGCTGATGTCGTAAAAAGAATGGAAGAGTTTCAAATTATATTACAGCAGAAAAGTCCAGAAGTTGTTGGAAATTATTTAGACCAATGTTTGCTTCAGTGGGCAAAAAACGTAAAAAAAATAGAAGTTAAGCCTACATCATATAATAGCATTATATATATTATTAAAAAAAATATCAACCCCGCCATTGGTCATTACACCATTGAAGCTCTAACTCCAAGCCTCATTCAAACGGAACTTATAAACAGATTATTCGAAGAGGGAAAATCGTTATCCACTATAAAAAAAGTATATATTTATTTAAAGGCTGGTCTCAAATATTATCTTCCTAAAGGAATGCCCAATCCTTGTGATGATGTTTCTCTTCCATCAAAAGATAAATTTAAACGAAAAACAATTAGATTTTTCAATGACAATGAAATTGCTCTGTTTAAAGAAGCTGCCCCAAAATACAAATACGGGAAAGCGCTCATATTTGCCATGTACACAGGACTTCGTGCAGGCGAATTGATCGGATTAAAATGGAAGAACGTTGACTGGTATAAAAAAAGAATATTTGTAGCATCTAATGTTGTAACGATATATAAATATAACGAAGATGCTGATGATGAAGAGCAGCCTGGTAAATATACTATATTAGAACAAGATTCTGCTAAATCCCGAGATAGATACGTTGATCTTAGTAAGACAGCGATTTCTATTCTTACCGAACTCAAAGCCCAATATTACAATGGCGAGGATAGCTTTGTTATTTCGCCCGAAAACAAACCTTTAGCTGTGCATAATCTTTTTAATAATTATCTTCATATTTGTGCAAGAGCTGGGATTGAGAATCCACAAGGCTTACACACACTTCGCCATACATTTGCATCAATGCTTTTCCGTAAAAGGGTAGATGCAAAAACTGTAAGCGAACTACTTGGTCATTCAAACGTAGCTTTTACTTTAAACACGTACATTCATTTAATCGAAGACCAAAAAAGCGATGCAGTAAATTTAATAGATGACTTGTAAAATGATACTGAAATTTATTTCAATATCTACGGGCGAAAAAAATAGGGTAGTAGATTTTATCTACTACCCTTATAATATTTAGATGGGCGGCGTATCCATCATCTCAGGTTCCTATTCAGGAGTGTCGGGAGCCTTTCCGACCTTAAATATCGTCAGATCCATTTATACTTAGGCTTGTCCTCTCCAAACGCCTTCCAACGGATCGTGTCATCGAGTACGATGCCGACAGCACTCAAAAAGTACCACAACACCGAACTGCCGACCGATATCTGTCCCAGAAAATTCAGTGGATATTGTGAATAATCCCAAACGTCCCAGCCAAGCCCAATGTTGACAACGCAGCCTGTGATAAATTCCAGTGTTGTGATTATAGCACAGCCAATAGCCATTTGCAACACCATCGGTGTATTCCAGTCCAAGACTTCGTTTATTAGTCCGAGAGCTATGAAACATATACCCCCGAGTATAAACATTGTCCAATGCGACCATCCTCGCCATATGTGTTCAAGCGAAACATATATTGTTCCGCCGATAAAAAACAGCACCAGATATTTTGTGAAAAGTTTAATCATAGCTGATCTCTATCGCATCTATCTCGGCGGTAGTGCTACAAGCCTTGATTTGCAGCTCGAAACTTTGCTGAGCTGAAACCTTTGGAGCAACATAAGCAGCGATAGAAAGCGACAGCATAAGGAGAGCCTGATAAGTCCATTCAGTGCATTCGTCTCCGGTCGAGTTCCACTTCAGCGGATATTCAATGCCCGCATTTGTGGCTCTCTCATAGCTCGCAAGATTGCTGTTCAGGAGTGACTGCTTTTCCTCGGTGCAGCTGTAATACTTGCCGTCGCTGTACAGATACGGATGACTTGCCAGCCATTCAGATAACATTTTTTTAGACTGTGCAATTTTATCTTCCTTGATACCATCAAGCTCTTCCTTAGTAATCTTACCCTTTTTAACATCAATAAGCTTGCCGTCCTTGATTATAAGATCAAAATTAGGAGCATAGGATACTATTTTCTTACCAAGTTCTGAATCATCTGGAATAACCCAATCGGCATCTCCGAGCCAGTCTGTATCTGGGTGTTCCATATTGATAATAAACCATTTGTTTTTATATACTATCATTTGAGAATTACCCCCATCTGTTGCTACTCTTGGCTTGTTCCATAAGCCAGTTCCTTTCTATCTATAAAAATAAGTACGTTAATCAAATATCGTAATAGTTAATTGCCATAGTGTTCGATAATCGAGCCAACGATACATTCTCCAATTCTCGCATATCCGTCATCACAGCAATGCAGCTGGTCTCCATTGTAAGGATATGGTGCAGAATCAGTGTATTCTTCCAACACCACTTCCCCGTCTCGGATTTGATAATATGATTGTCCTTTGACGTACTTAATTCTTGTGTTACTTGTAGGATTTCCAGAGGCATCTAACTCATATGGACTATACTGACTATTGACGGCATTTGCATTTGCCCCAAAAATATCCCACGTAAATTTGTTGATCCCAGAATTATGCCAAAGGTCGCAAACGGGGATATTATTATGATTGCATACTGCAATGATTGTATTGCCAAGTGTTTCCATAGTTCTACCCGTTCCGGCAGGATACTCACCATATCCATCAACATCATTATACAGATACTTTCCGGCACAATGTGGAGTGGCGTATAAGATTTTGCATTTAAGATTGTTAGCATCCTTTAACGTGTCATATATCCTGTTTATGGTGTATTGTATAATACCTGCAATAGTATCTTGCCCTGTGCCATCGGGACTGTAGCAATCGCCAACCACCCCATCCGGCTTACCCCTGTTATTATAAGCAGGTAAAACAATTATCAGGTCTTTGTTGGATACATCGTCTGTGGACAGCGGGTTTAACGTTCCGCCATCGCCATCAACCATTGCCACTGCACCCACTCCGCCCTTTGCATGGGTAGTAACAGTTATTCCCAACATATCAGTTAGTTTTGTTTGCCATTTACCAGCAGCTGTAATACTATCTCCGATAACAATCGCATTTTTGCCGTCCCAATTTGACGACACGGGTTCTATATTACTAATACGTTTAGCAACATTACATATTGTTTTATTGGTTATATCTGCACTGTCATAATGGTCAAATCCGAATAACGATGTAAAGTTCATCAAATCTGTGTTGTCAGATTTGTCAGAATATAAATCTGTCACATCTACAACCACAAACGGATTGGGCTGTATTGTGTATGGCACGTTGGTGTTTGTTATAATGCCCATCTGTAGCACATTTGCTGTGGACTGTGCTACAGATGTCCTAAAAATGAATGAACGGCAACGATATCCATAATCATCGTTTTTTGATGTCAGATTACCTTGTACGGCTGTTACTGTTCCTAAATTTGTGGTACTGCCTGTAAACGCATACACAGCAGGAGAGTTCTTAGTATAGCTGTCAGCTTTAAATTTATATGCCACATAGTAATATTTTACCTTGTCAGACGGTTCTATATTTACATAAACATTATATCTTCCATAGCTAACAGCTGGCGTAATTGTTATGGTACCATCGTCATTTTCAACTTTAGTTGCTTCTTGTGTTGATGTTTTTATTACATTTTCGCTTCGAGCCAAATTGATGCCCAGCTGATTGGCTTTTTTTAAATCTAAATTAGAATTTGCTTCATTGATTTTTTGACTGCTCCAAACCTTATTGGAATTAACAGAAGTATCATCAATTAACGCACCGACCGCCTCTGTATACTGAGCACCAACCTTCTCTGCTTTTATGATAAATGTTAAACAAACAGAGGGTGGCTGGACAGTGTCTGAGTTGCCATAAATTGAATTTGATTTTGAAGCATCAAATGTTATTAAACCAGAATTTGTTGGTGGGTCGTTCGCTAAATTTTGCCGACCTGTACTTTCATATGATGCAAATGCGCCCGATAGTCCAGCTTTTGCATTTGTATCGTGATAAAATGTACCAGTAATGTTCGGAAGTCCAGCGTCTTTACTTGCACCTAAATTACCATTAGCACCCTGAATAAATCTATTTCTCAAATCAGGGAGCCTAAACTTCGTAGTATCTGTAGCTGTGCCGAACTTGTTGCCAATAACAATATATAAATCAGCGTAGTCAGTCTTTGATATCTCTGAGCCATCACAAAGCAAGAAACCTATAGGGAGAGTAGTGGAGGCATAACTGATAATTGTACCAATAGGCACAGAATATGAAGCGTTTTCGATAGTTATATTATTTGCGACTTTCTGGTCGCCTTGATATATTGACATATTGTTTCACTCTCCTTTTTTTATGATTCTGCCCAATCATATATTGATTGAATAGAAAAACTAAGATTATAATGAGCTGCAGAAGTTGTGACTGTAATTGTTGTTCCGTTTATAATGATACTGGAAATGTGAGATGATTTATAATCAATAGATATGTAATAACTACCATCATATTGTCCAATACTGCCTTCAGCACAATGAGCGACATTGCCATTACCTACTATATAACATTTAAAATGATATATGCCGTGGGTCAGTCCTAAAGAGGATATATCTAATGTAAAGGTTGTCATTCCTGAAGATGTCGGAGCGTTTTTATATAATATTCCAGTATTTTTCAAAACAACAGTATCATTTATCTTCTTCACAGACCAAGACTTTTTTTCAGATGTAGTAGAACTATCGTCGATTACTAAATCACTGAGTGACACTTCATCATCTTTATCATCAGTAATCACATAAGTAGTATCTGGGTCTTTATTCTCAATAGCATCAAACTCTTCCTTAGTACCATTCCAGAGATTACCGCTTGCTATTTGTTTACCTTTATAAAGGACTTCACCTTCATCGGACTCCGTAAATTTATCAAGAACAATCTTATTATCGTGAGTATGTGCAGAGGTTACTGCTTCGTCCCAGCTCTCAACCTTCTCTTCGCTGATTTTATCGAGAACTGCTTTATTGGTGAAAATAGGGATTTCAGTATCTTCAGGCAGCGCACCAATTTCTTCGCAACTGTACTGCGGCTTTTGAGGGCTTTTTGCCCAAGCAGGAACAGTAGGATCAGTTTCAGTGTACTCAGTCAGATAGCCTGCATCATTAGTAAACGCAGAAACTACACTTGGAACCGTAGGAAGTTCTGTCTTATTAGCTTTCTCCGCTAATTTTGTATCAACCTCAGACTTCTTGTAATAATCTGACAAATCGACCTGAGTAGTGCCAAGCTCTGCCCAAGCGCTGTTTATATACATATACTGCATATAAGCATTAGCATCTTCCTGCTTAATCAGATAAATAACACTTGTATCAATATCTTCTGTAGGAAGCTGGTCAACTATCTGAGAAGTAAGCTTATTGATATTAGAAATCAGCATATTAACTTCCGTCTGAGTATAAACGTCAGCCTTATTATAATAATGAATAAGATTATCTACAGTATTCTTAATATATCCTGCGTCATTAGTAAACTCTGATACATTTACGGGTACGACAGGAATATCAGCTATATTTGCTTTTGTAGCAAGTTCTGTAATAACTTCGTCTTTAGTGTAATAATTATCTACATCAAGAGCAGAGCCGTCTTTGACGACAAAAGATTTTACACCGTCTTTATCAGTAATAGATACAGTGTGTCTGCCTGTAGCTTCTGTAATAGTAACAGTAGGAGAGATACCATCTACACCATTGGCACCGTCGATACCGTCCTTGCCGTCTTTACCTGCGGTGCCTGTATAACCACGTTCGCCTCTTATCGTTGTTATTAGACCCGCATCGACAACAGAACCGTCAGAAAAAGTGCCTATTAAATGATTAGTTGGGGTAATTTCTAATCCTACAATAGAAATACCATTTGCGCCATCTTTACCGTCCGCAGGAATTGGAAATGTCATAGTCTGAGAAGTTCCGTCTGTAAAGTTGAAAATCAAACTTGTGCCTTGGATTTCAGTGGACTTAACTCCGCTTAAAATGCCATTGATTCTCTTAGAGAGTACGCCATAAGTTACTATATCCATAGTGTCACCTTCCTTTCTTGTTGTTAATTATCATATCTCTACCCAGCCCGAACTCGAAAGCATATAAACAGCAAGCCCAGTGCTGTCGATTACCTGCGCTACTGAACCGATTGCAGGGCGGTTTTTAAAGTTTACATCGTCAGCAAACTTACCCTTTGCGTCGGACGTGGTTGTAGGGAGATCGGCTATTTCGGTTTTGTCGGTCAAGACATACTCGCTAATGGGGGTATTATAATCATTGCCGTATTTACTTTTTATACCAGCCATATTATCAATCCTTTCTATAAAATAAGACTGCTATACAATAAGTACAGCAGTCTTGTATATTAGTTAATCACTCACTTAAACACATTCGGTACAAGCTGACCAAGAATAAACGACACTAATCCTGTAGCTATGGCAGTAACAATAAACTTCCACGCTGTATCGAAAGCTTTAGCTTTGGACTGTGTAGGCACATTTTTTAGTTCAGCAATATCAGACTTCATCTCGCCTTGCTCAGTACGAACCTCTTGTATATCGTTTTTAACAGTAAGTATTCCCTCAGAAAGTGTACGGATATTGGAGTTTATTTCGTAAAGAGCGGTATTCTTTTCTTTAAGGTCTCGAATATCAGCCTCCGCTTCGTCCAGACGATGCGAGTTGCTCTTGCTTCTCTCATCAACCTGAGTAAGTGCTGTGAGATAATTCTCATTAAATTCAACAGACATAACCCACCTCATTCCGAGATTTCAGGCTTATAGTCCGTGATCTCCAGTATGTCGTTCATGTTCTTGACTGCATTTTCAATGGCAGCCTCTATTGCATCTGCCGAGAACTTCAGATTATGTTCCTCTGCGATCGCAGTGAGCTTCTCAATTACCCACTTCTTCTTATCCTTGCCAAGATTTGTTCCATTGAAGAGCATTTCCGCAGCCTTTACAAATACGATCGCATACTCATTAAGAGTGTTCCACTGTTCATTGTTCAGCTTAGTCTTGATCCAAGGTATTACAATAACAGTAATAATTGTGCCGAGCAGGGCAATAACCAGCTCAATGATAGTTGTAATGTCGATTGTCATAATAAAACTTCCTTTCTGTTACATCTTGAAATAATCACGGAAAGACTTGTATCCAAGCTTCGTGATACTGGGCGCTCCACGTTTGGTTTCGTCGCCATACCACTGAGAAGCCTTGGGTCTCGTATCCACATGGATAGCTCGACTGTTGATATACCCTATACCGTATATTCCACCCATCTCTTCCAGCGTTACGCATACGGTCTTAGCGTCGATTATCTTTTTGTTTTTGTCATAGCAGACAATATCCGCCGCTCTTCCGAGAACATGATATCCCGACCCATTGCCACCGACCGCTTTGTCATGCTCCGCAGTCCTGTAACCACTGTTGACTATAATCATCGAGCAGTCCAGTTTGGCATACAGAGCCTCCAGAATTTCAATCAGTTTGTTATGTATCTTGACTTTATCCGAATAGACCTTATTGCCGAATTTACTGATAAACTCCTTGACCTTGAAATGGTCAGAAATCTTGGTTTCGCCATAAGTCTTTAGCGGATAAGTCGTTATCACATTCTTAAATGTCGGCACTTTAAATGTGATATTATCGGGAACAACATACTTTGACGATTTAACCGTCTCAGTTTTTGTAGCTGTACCCTTACCGGTATAATCCTTATAACAGTAATCCATATCGGTCTTAGAGGAGAAACCACTCGGTCGTCCGACCCAAGAATACTGGTGCATAGTATACTTACCCTTGTAGCTTGTCTTTTTCAGAGGATTGCCATTGGCATCTCTTACATGAGCTACCCAAGTGTCATAGTTCTCTTTAACCCTGTCATCGAAAAATGTGTTCAGGTAACTTACACTGTTATAGTTGCCAACCTTGTACCCAGCCTGTCCGATAGTGTCCATAAATTCTACAGCCATATCAGACACAAGCTTTTTAGTAGGCGTTATACCATATGTTCGCTTTACGTAGTTGTAGCTGCCGTTCTCCCAGTCGAAAAACACAGGATAATTTATGCTCTTTCTGTAGGGCGATATCGTCTTGAGACAGAACTCTGCCTCCTTTTTCGCATCAGCCACACTTCCTGCATAGCTAAACCAGTATATCCCGATATCGAGTCCGCATTTTATAGCATTTTCAATGTAGGTCTTAAACATCGGGTCAACCGTGTTAAAGCCAAATCCAGCTCTGATAATCACGAAGTTAACCTCGGTCTTCTTAACTCTGTTCCAGTCAATGTTTCCATTGTGTTTAGAGATATCTGCACCTTTTGCAATCAATTCCATGTAATCACCGCCTGTCATATTCGTCTAAAATATCTTCCACCGACATATCATCGGTGTCATATCGGTTTGAATAGTTTATCTCTTCTGGCTCTTCATCTGTAATTGCCTTGTCCATCTCATCTGTTGGAATGCCCCACTTGCTGCCGGTATAAGCTCTCACGCCGTTAAGTCCCGCATAAAATACAAAGGACACTGCGGAAGTTCCCCACAGTGTCTCAATGATCGTTATGCTAAGTGTTTCTACGGCGTTCTTGTCGAACCACGCCAGAACGTATGAAGCCAACGTGAAGAATAGGCTAACGCAAATACAGCCTATAAGCCATTTCTTAGAAAATTCCATCTTACGTTTTTTCATTATGTACTCACCTTCACCGCAAACTATTAACAATAGACAGCTCGTTGATGATGTTGATGTCTTCATCAAAAAACATTGATATCTCATTTATCATCGGATAGTTATTTGCAGACTTGATATAGAATCTATAAGTCGTGTAGGCAGTGCTATTGTTGACTTCAAATGTCTTGCTGAATACTGTTATGAGTTGTTCAGAGAAAACATAACTGCCCAAATCAATATAAGAAGAACCATCATTAGACCCTTGCAGAGTAAAGGCTTTTACACAATCGTCATATTGTGTATGAGCCTTATACATAACAAAGCTTTTCAACGTTTTTGCTGTTGGAAATTGTATTTGCAGCCATGTTGGAGTAGTCTTATCATTTGCCAACCAGTAACTACTTGTACTCGTTGAGCCATCAAAAGCATAATATGGATTACAGCCTGAACGATAGCTACCTGCGGAGGCTATTATATCGCCCTCATCGGTTGTTGTCGTGTCAGCTGTCATATTTATAGAACTACGAGAATATACCCGTGAAATTCCGACGTAGTAAGATGTTGACTTGATAACTACTTTTGCTTTAGAAATAGACAAAGCGAGGTCTGCTAAATCTATGACTACAGTATTATCGGTCACGGTGTCATAAGTGCCTTTTAATTCATCATTTATATATAATTCAAAGACAGGGGCGGCATCATATAGTGTCTTATATTCCACAGTATATTTTGATGAGGCAGTTATGTTTGTAGTAAAAGAAACAGTTGACTTTTCAACCGTAGCAGATGGTTTTTCTCCCCCACCGCTTCCATATCCTCTTCGTGTAATAAAACAATCAGCCATATTTACACCACCTTTATGATGAAATTCAAAGCAACAGTAGGCTTTTTCTCATAGCATTTTACTGTCAGTGTATTTTCGGCAGTTGTTGCCTTTGTAATGTATACCCACTGTTTGTTTTCGTTAATTCCAGTTGTAGTATCTGCTGATGTAATTAAATCCAGAATAGGATATCCGTCCTCGGCTAAACCGGTTACGGTGACAGTCTGAGTATAAGGAGCAGTGTCAGACCAGCCATCAGCTGTTAACGTTCCAGTCAAATTTACAGCGCTTGACGTTACGGTTGTTATACCTTTCAGGCTGTTGAGCCAAGCAGCCTCATCACCGCTAAAACCTTCTTCGACTGCTATAGCATACGCCGATTTTCCATCATTTCCATTAGTACCATTTGTACCGTTAGAGACAGTAGCGGTAGTTGTTCCCGAGCTATCAGTCGCAGTTACCGTACAACCTGTTTCAGTCTGTGATACCGACAGCATAGCAGATGTACCGTTAGACACATTGGCAGTAGTGGTTCCATTAGCATCAGTCACGGTAATAGTAGCTCCCAAGTCGGTCTGCGTAACTTTTGCAGTAGGGGAAACACCATCAGCACCCTTGTCACCCTTTTCACCCTGTTGCCCCGTCAGGGCAGTCCAGTTAGTCTTTTCTGTATCGTCAAATGTAGCACTAGATGTATGTTCTGTTTTACACTGACATATAACCGTTCCATTAACAACTAACATTCCTATTGTATAAGCTGTACTTGCTACCCAGTTAGGAATACTGCTATCGTTAATGCAGGTAATTACACCCTCGGAATTTACAGTAATAGTAGTGCCGTCAACCTTTATTCCACCTAAAACAGCTGTTGTTGCTATAGGAAGAGTGTAAGTATTTGCACCATGAATAGTACCGTCCTCGTCAACAGTTATTGTATTACCATCAGGCTTAACGCCACCAAGCGCAGAAGTAGTCGCTACTGGGAGGGTATAATCGCTGCCCACAGCTACATCGCTCCATGTTAATTTTCCTTCGTTATTCGTACCGAATAACTCAATAACTTGCATATTTGCATGAGCGTGTGATGCGGTCTGAAGCTCCGCAACATTTGCCCTCGTTTCTGTCTCTGCTTTCTGAATATCAGAAATATCTTTCTGCATATCAGATATATTCTGTACCAGCTCGTCCGATAGTGACAGCATGGAACTGTCCGAATTTACATTTACCTTGAAATAGCTGCCGTCTATCGTGCCGAAAGGCTTGTCTGCAATCGAATCCCAACTTGATATCTTGGCGGTAAAACTATCGAGACCGATACGAGATGTCTTGCCCGAAGCATTAACTATAATATCATCGGAACCCGACAGCGCCGTTACTTTTGGTAGCGCCGTGGTTTTTATATCATTCGCCATTTAATCACCTTCCTTATAGCGAAACATGCTTGTTGTCATCTGTAATAAGATGCTTGTTATCGTTTGTAAGCAGATATGGATCGTGGGGTCCATCAGGCTCAAACATATTGGGATGAGGATAAGGATCGGGGTCTTCAGTTATAGGACGTGTAGTCACTTCATCAACTGTGATACGGTACCAATCGCTTAGTCCTGAGTCTTCGTAAAATGGACTATATAACGCCGCAGCAAACCTGTATTCTCCATTCTGCGTGATAGGTATATCCACGATTTTGTATGCACCGACATTGCCCCAGCTCAGCTTGTATGTTCCCAAAGTGTTTGTGCTTTCCCCAACGAAAGAGCCTCCCTCGCCGTCATAGATCTTGACAACACCCAGCCCGATATCTGCACCTTTGATGGAAAGTCTGATCTTGAAGTTGTAGTCATCGTTGATTATCTCATGTTTAAATATCACGGGTATAGCTAGCGTCTGCTTAATGCGGTCGTCATCAACTTCGTACAGCGGCTTGAACAACGTCAGCTCAATAGTCCAGTTGTTAGAACCGTTTAATATCTTATTTATATAGTATAGGTTAGTATCACCGTCAATGGTCGTGTATTCGATAGTCCTACCAACAGCAAGCGAGGGATATCTGAATGCAGCCATGTATCTATCCTGAAGACTTACGGAAATACTCATACGACCATAGCGAGATTTGTAGTTTTCCCAGTTAGCTTTCTTCTGGCAAAGTTCCTCCGTCTGAAGCGTGTCATCAGTAATGACCTGCTTTCTGGGATATAAGCCCATATCAAGATGGTGCTGCTCGCATACCGCATAGATATTGTCTTTGCCGTAAACCTCAGTGATGTTATAAAATCCCGAATCATTATAACTGATGTTCTCGCTGATAACAATGTCCTTGTAATCACGCCAGTACATTACCAAATCGCCACGTATGGTAGGCTTCGGCTTAACTCTCAGCGCCCTGTTTTCGTCTATCCACAAATTACCCTTGCTCGCAGGATATGCTATCTCAAGGACTTTATCAAATACATCTTGAACACAAATGTCTGCGTCAAACTCAAGGTCGTAGGGGATATCATAAAGCTGCTGACCTTCAACCGAGGCGTATGTTACAGGTACGGGCATTGACTCACTTCTGAGATTAGGCGCTTCGTTTGTGTAAGAACCCATAGCGATTGTATAGAACAGCTTGCTATCAATGCTTTGCTCTGCAGGAATTTTATAACAGCGGGGGAGTACCACTGTTGTATATTCATGCGTTTTAGGGTCAATAAATGTTTTGCCTTCCCTCTCCATCGTGATACCGCCGCCGTATTCCTTAGTAAAACTTATAGTCATACCCGACAGATTTATCTGAATAGTTCCCGTGGTAGAATCATACGTGTAACTATCGTCTGTTGGTACGAAACACCCGAAGCTCACTTCCTGCGGATTGCTGCGGTCGTTCTCTACGAAATATTGTTTTGATATCTTGTATAAAAGCGGCTGCCACGTTACAGAACGAGTAGCGTTGCCATCGAACCATTCACGGCTCTTGTTTTCACGGCGCATGAACCAATGCTGGTCATCCTTATCGACTTTAACAGTAATGCTTGCGGTCTGCCGAGGATTGGACTCGCAGTCGCAGTCGTAGCTAAAGTCAAGAACGCTGTCCGAGATATCTCTCAACGGCTGCACCACATAAGGCGTGTAAGTACAAATCTCAACTTTAAGCTTGACCGTTACAGCGTGAGGATACAGGATTTTAGTCAGATATCCCTCATGTATTGGCTGAGCAATATCGTACTTTCCGGCAGGTATGTAGTCACTTACAGCCATTATGTGCCACCTACCTTGGTTCCGCATTTCTGACAGTAAACCGCTGTCGGGGCGATTATACTGTTGCACTTGGGACAATATTTTACGGAACTGTCAATGAGCGAATAATCATCGTCGAGCTGCTCCCAGTTGAATGATACCTTGCAAGTGTAGCCATCGTCTATAGTGTGTTCTGTTGAAGTCGATACCTCACCGAGAATGCCTACGGGAATTACGAAATTTTCTGAAAGCTGAAGATACTTGATATGGTCATTGTGCAGCCACTTCATAAAACCAACGAGATACACCGTGTTATATATGTAGTTTCCGTTCTCGTCAATACGGTAGTCGAAGTTATAATCCTCGTAACATTCACCGGACTGGTTGTCCGAGAAATTACCCGAGCAGCTGCCGCTAAAATAAAAGCCCTCTCCATTGTGCGTATGGAAAGGGTATTTGTTATATAAGCCCACCTGAGACTCAGTGGGGCGATTATGTTGTATATCCTGAGAGATATCGACTTCGGTATAGTAATATATACCTGTCGAGTCCCATATTTTTATTCCCCATAGGGTTTCTGACATTTTTATTCACCGTCCTTTTTATTTAGTAGAATTAGATACAAACCAATGGTCTGTGTAGGTTTCAGCGTTTACTGCGCTGCAAGTAATTTCACGATAGTTACGATTTGTATCACGTACAGTACCATCTTCGTTATATCGTGTCATACTATAATGAATATCACAGTTATTCGATCCGTAGGTTATTGAATCTATTCGGAATAATGGTTCCTTAGTCGTAGCCTCATTCCAACCGTAGCTAATCGAATAGCATTCGTTTGTGGCTGATTCGCCAGTATTCAGATTTGTTACGGTGTAATAATAAGTCAATTTCCAATATTTATCCTGAGTAGGGTGTGGGGTTTTCTCCACCCAGAATTTTATCTCGACAGAATTGCCATTATTAGTCACCGTATCGAAATCGCCTGCTGATAGATATAGATTTGTGTCATCGGTGTTGCCAGTATCCAAAGAATTGTCTATAAAATGACCTTCGTTGGTGTTATGAGTATCGCCACCGTTGACCGTATAATTATATAAATCCTTGTATATACTCGAAACGTTTACAGGATCAAACCCATCGCATGAATAATCTTTAGCATAATATGTACCAGGTTCAGATACAGACAATGCTGTTATTGTCGCATCAACGGAAACGTTAATATTTCCGTAGTGCCAACCGAGATTATTGCTACCGCCTGTTTTACCGTACAAAGCCCCATCACGATAGATATCACCATTTGGAGTAAGTGAGTATGTACCATTCTCAGTGAAACCGAAAGTTCGAGTCTTTCCCGGCATAACGATTACATGAAGTGGATCGTAAGCGATAATCCCTTCTGCTTTTTCATTGTCAGTTGGTTCATAGTCGCCATTATCCCAAATCTCGAGTTCTTTAGCTGTTCCAGTAACACCCGAACCGCCACTCATCATCAATAGTGCTGCTGATCGTAAATCCATAATATCACCTCAACTATACACCGCTTGAAGGAATACGGGATGATCATTTGAAAAACTTCCAGCATTTACCCAACCGCCTCGTAAATAAAACGCAAAATATGCCTTGTTGGCGCCAACCTTCTCATCTCCCGAATAAGCATCTCCTTCGATTTGTAACTCGCCTAAAGTAATTTTTATACCCGTTGGACGAAAGTTTATTAAAGAGATGCCAGAAGCTGTTGTATTGGTGTACCAATAGCGAGATGCCATGCTTGAGTAGGTGTCTCCAGTTTTAAGATTGGTCATCTCAACTTGCAAGCATTTTTGATATTCTAAAAATTCTCCAGTTTGAGTATTATTAACTTCCTCAGTTATGGTATAAAGCCGTACTTTAACGCTGGTCTTTGGGTCGACTACTATAACCTCGTTATTTATCGTGAGTCCATCCCAGCCAGTCCAAGTAGTCTCTATCGCATTATCCAAGGTAATCTCATTGCCATCTTTGTCAGTGATTCCAGTATCAATATTCTCGCCATTTCCCTTAGCCTGCTCGTACAATTTCTTATACTTGTCACTCACAATAACAGGATCAAACCCATTACACGAATAACTGTAGGCATGATAGGCACCAGGTTCCGATACTGACAATGAATTGATGATAGGATTAGTGTCGACATTGACAATTATTGGATTCCAGGCATATTTGATTGGTGAATCAATACGATACGAGCCATTTTTTGTAAAAGTAACAGACTGCTTATCGAAGTCGGTTATATCAACGTGTACTGGCGTATATCCGATGTAGCCAGCATCTTTATCGTCGTCGCTCAACTCATAGTCGCCATTTTTAGTGATTGTAATTGGCTTAATTTTGCCTAAAGTTCCGTCACCACTCATCATAATCAAAGCAGCTTCATCAAACGTCATCTTCGCTCACCACTTCTATCTTTTCCGCAAAATTATGACGTTCATTGCCACTGCCTTCTGCGGTAATTGTCTGCTTGTATTTTATTTTTTTATTTTCACTATCCTGATATAAGCCATAAACCTCATTGTCGGATACTTTGACTATTTCAATTAAGTTATCTTTGGAAAAAATATCATCAATAACCTCTGCATACTTATTCCTATAGTCATGATTCGGCAGGTACAACCTTACCCTCTGACCCACAGTCGTAATATTGCTTTTCTTTGCATCTATCATATAAGCGGCGCCCTCGGTCTGGATTTCCCACTGAACCGTGCCGTCGTTTTTGGTTTGCTGATCTGAAACAAAACCGATGAGGGTTTTGTCAAAATCGGATTTCTTTATAATGGCTTTGGCATTATCGTTAACACCGGTAGTCATAGTCTTTTGAAAATTATCAAGTATTTGCTTACCTTCCTTATTCATAGAAGTCTCCTTTCTTTACATTCTTATTTGGTGCCTCTTAGCTTCGTGCAGCATCAGAGACATATCTGCCCGCCATATTTCAGACGGGCATTTTTTATTTACTATAGCGTGACTTAACAAACGCTGAATTCATTGTGTTATTGAGATACTGGAAGTAACCGTTGATCTCGTTTTCACATACGCTGCGGAATTTTTCTACGGTCTTTTCATCGGCACTGCCTTCAATGTTTATCGTACAATTAAACGCAGGCTGAGTGTTGACCTGAACCACATCGGCAGGCTCGATAATCTGATTGGTCTTGATATTCGAGTCGATAGGAATATCAGCGCTTCTCGTAAACGCCTGAATTGCCTGGGCAACAACTTTAGCTTCTCCGCCGGTTGCCTCGGCTATAGGAACGATACCCTTTTTGCGAGCCCTTTGCTGCCTCATGTAGTCTGCGAAAGAGCCGGTAAATGTTCCACTTTCAAGTGCCTTTTGATAGTCAGACTTATGCTTATTATGTTCAGCCTTTGTGGTCGCATTGACTTTGTGACCCAGACCCTCAACAGGTTCACCATTGATTGTAACGGGTTTCTTTGTAAGCTTACCTGTCTTGGGATCAGCAACGAGGTTATATCCTCCGACAGTAATGTCCTTAGTTTTATTATTGTCGCTCTTACTATCGGCATTTTGCTTTTCGGCATTGTCGTTAGACTTTTTCATCTCTTCCGTGAGAGCTTCGGTGGCTTGGGTGTTTGCCGTTACAACATCATCTTGAGGTGCGGTGGTATTGCTCGATTTGGTGGTCTCTGCAGCTGTAGAATTACTGCTGTTCAGGTCAAGTCCGATGTTTTTGGCAACCTCTTCCGTAGTACGGTTATTCTCTTCTGCCAATCCATCGACCATTTTTTGGGCATCGGAAGTGGTAAGCGTGTCGTCGGGAACATCTACGCCGGCAGCGGAAGCCTGAGACTGACTGAAAGCCATCTTCTTGTTCAAAGCTTCGAGCGCTGTTGTACCATCGGCGCTGGACAAAAGCTGGGCTATAAAGTCAGGATCAAGATTGTATTGCTGCGCTAAGAGCGCCGTCAGAACCCTTGTCAGATTGTTGATAGGTGTCTCAATTTGCTTGATTTGTTTTTCACGTTCCTCGATCTCGGTCTGGATAGACTCGTCACGGGCTTCTTTTTCTTTTTCAAGGGCGTCGATCTGCTTTTCAATAGCATCTGTTACGGAGTTCTGCTTTGCGTCCTCGTATTCCTTTTTAGCCTGTTCATACTCTTCACTGTCTGCCTGAGCTTCCCAGCCGTGGTTGGTCAGTACGATATACTTTTTAACACTTGCTTTTTGCATCGCAAGATATTTGTCTTGTATGTCGTTTGCCTTTTCACGTTCCTTGTTCTGCTCTTCGAGCTTCTCTTTTTCCTTGTTCAGAGCCTTGATGCGCTTGTCCATCATCTTGTCGTATTCGTCTTGGACATCGTTCAGTGCGTCAATCTCGTCCTGATAAGGCTGAGTCTGCAGCTCGGACATTGCGTCTAAGCCGTCTATCTGTTTCTGAATTTCACTCTTGTAGGCTTCAAGGATGTCTTTTTGTGTCTGCAAATCTTCCTTTGCAAATTCTTTCTTGTCCTTGTAATACTTTTCCCAGAGCTTAGTGTATTCGTCAATATAGTCGTCAGATGAGATAAGTCCGGCTTCAAGCTGATTGTCGAGCTGTTCTTTTTCGTACTCAAATGCCGATGTTACCCTTGATTTATAATCATTGGCAGCATCTGTCAAATCTGCTCCGGTAAGCAGCTTCTCTCCAAGGCTCTGAACTATCGGCAAAATGTCGGTCTCATTCAAGGTTCCCTCAGATAATGCTTTCTGAAGAGATTGCTTTATCGTTTCGGGAATTTCTCCTCCAAAAGCTTGTTCGATATCGCTTATCAGGTTCGGATCGATTATCATGCCATAGTCAACGGCAGAATCAAGACGAGATAATAAGTCATCATAAGCGTCCTTGGACAGTTTTTTAATTTCACGAAGATTGGATTCGTATTGCTTTTGACCGTCCTCGGATTTTCCAAGTTTACTGTTGGATCCATAGTATTTTTCATTGAGCGCAGCAAGTTCTTTCTGATATGTCAGATAGCTGATCAATTTGTCTTCAAGAGCGTTATCCAGTAGAGCTTTTTCTTTGTCATAATGACGTTCAAGAGAATCGATATCGTTTTGGTATATCTGCTCGTCAATCTCCCAAAGTTTAGACAGGGCATCTGTGTCTCCCTTGTCCGCAAGTTCTTGAAGGTCGTTCCGATACTTTTTGGCTATATCGGAATATTTTGAAGCATAGCTATCATTATCCATTCCAAGAGACTTTTTGTGGTTAAGCTCCGCTACAGCATTTTCAAATTCGGTCAGAGCGGGAGCTTTTTCAAGCTTTTTAAATAATACGTCAAGAACTTTCCCCAAAGCTTCAAGTTCGGTCTCGGACATGCCCAATTCGTCATTGAGAAGCCCCAGTTCCCAATACATATCCTGTACCAGTTTTACATCGGCAGGACTGTTTACGGAACCGGCTTTGATATTGTTAATTTTTTCCTGAAGTTCATTGCGCTCTTTTATTTTACCATTTACTTCTTCAAGCAGCGCATTGTATCCTGATGTTTCCTTGATCTGTTCTCTTAATGCCTCACTGGAAGTATTTTTTAATTCAAACTTGCCGTTGTTCAAATCAATATAATTCTGCCAATCAGGCACTTCACTTATAAAGTCAAGTACGTCAGAAGGATCTAATGCCCCTGTTTTCTTTTGATTGGCTTTCATCTGGTTGATTTTATCGGTTATATTTTCAGCTTTGCTTGCAACATCATTAAATTTTGACGCATAATCCTCCAAAGGACTTATGATCTGTTCAAGTAAAAACTTTTGCTGTTCAAGTTGTAATGTCGTATCTTTTTCGGCCTCAAGACGATTTTCTACGGTCGATTTTGCAGTATTCAACTTTCGTTGTTCTTCATCTGTTAATTTGGTTGTCTTAGCTTTCTCACTAAGCTCATCGACGACTGCCTGATTTATTGCAAGTTCATATTGGATATTTTTTAATTGTCTTTCGCTGTCAGCGATATTATCTTTTAATTCGTCCTTCTGTGCCTTAATATATGCACTTCTTGCTTCTGCAAGCTTTTCGGCGCTAACAGTATATCCATTTGCTGTGCGTTCTACACTTGATACCAGCTGAGGATAAAGTTTGATAAGTTCGTTTATTTCGTCGCCGGTCAACGCAGAGCCCGATATTATTTTTTCTTGGGCACTGACAAATTTGTCAAGGCCCTCGGTCGTTTTTTCAACTTCTTCGAGCATTGACGCATAATTTGTGGTTGTATATTTTGCCGCATCTGCATCACGAGAGAATACGATGCCGAGATCTACGAGAACGTCAATTACATCTTCAACCGAAAGTTCATATTGTTCTGCAAAAGCTTGCAGCTCTTTATATGCTTTCTTTTCTTCTTCTGTAGAATTAGTCAGGGGAATATTCTGCACATCAAGGTCAGAATAACCATCAAAAACCTGTTTGAAATTATTCAAATACGACGTCTCATTACGCTTGCCCTCATTATATACTGTTTCAATTTTTACTTTTAAGGAGCGTTTATCAAGGTCATGCTGAACCTCGTCTATAGCATCAATAAAGTGTTGTTTGATATATTGATCGTCAAATTCCATATTTTCAATTTCATTGCGGAGTTTTTCAATCGTATCAAGAGCAGTTTTAACTCCCGATTTATCGTTTGATGCAATCGCTTCATCATATTCCTTTATCGCATTTTCAATGTCAGAATACTTGCCATACAATTTTTCGTCTTTGCGAATTGCAAGCCATGAAGTATTTTCTACGTCAGTCAATAACGCTTGATAATCGTCAGTATCAATTTTAGATATTTTATCTGATATAGCAGACCTAAACTTATCTTTAATTTCTTTTGATAAAACAGTGCTTTCGTCTATAAGAGATATAAGCTGATAAAATTTGTCGATTGCCTCGGTGTCTGTTACTTTATCTGCAAATCTAATCGAATACCCATTATTTACAAATCCAAGCGCTTCAATTTTTTTATTTAAGTCTTGATCATCAATTCGGATTCTTTGATAATAATTACCAATAATTTCTCCATCGGTACCTATACTATAATTGCCCCAAAAATTATCTTTTCTTTTCTTGCCTAATTTTTTCTTGGAATCTTCGTAGGAACCAAAAGTGTCATCGTATGCTGTTTCAGCTTTCTTGCGCTCTAATTCCTCAAGCTTCTTTATTTCTTCTTCACGTTTACCGTTTACCAGATCTAACTTTTTAGCTTCTTCTCCGTAAGTATCTATAAGTTCTTTTTGAACGTCGATTAAGCCTGACCTTGCATCATATGCTTCTGTTTCGGTGGAATTTCGATCCTCTAACACCTTCTTATATTCTTTGATTTTATCAATTTGTTCCTGAATAGAATCGGATGTTTGTTTAAATTGATCTACAATTTCTTTATTGGCTTCACGCAAATCATCATACTTACGAATCCAAGCTGTCACACCGGCAATTGCTGCGCTGATAGCAAGAGACAAGCCAAACGAAATTGCTGTGTTAAGAGCTGTCGTAGCAAGCTCAAGAGCCATAGTTTTGGCAGTAGTCGCAATTAAACTGCGTCTGTATTGACCCACTGTAGCTGTAGGATTTTGCTCAAGGAAGCGTGCAAGTTCATCATCAGTTCCTCTGATAGCTGAAAGCATAACTCTCTGTTCGTCAGAAACTTCTCCTGTTTCGGTTGCAAGAGCAGAATACTCTTCAATAACCTGACGGACATTGCCACTTGAAAGTATTTCTTTTATACCCTTTCTTTGGGAAGCCATAAAATTTTCATCATTGAGAGCGTCAAGCTTTTCAATATCATCGCTTCCGTCTTCGCTCTTTACAGCATCACGGGCATTGGAGATATAATCGCTAAGCTGAGAGTTAGAATCTTTGAGCTTATCTATCAATTGCTGTATTCCATCATTTGCTTGTCCACTGACAATCGGATCTGTTGATTTGAGTTGTGTGAGAAGCTGATTGTATTTTGTAATCTGTTCTTTGGCTGTAGTTTGGGTTGCGTACTTTTTGTTTTGGATATTTTCACCATTATATGTAAGCTTGTATATTTCTGTCTGACGCTTTTTTAATGATGTTTTAAAGTTTTCAACCCATTTTTGCTGTGTTTTATTTAATGCACTTTCATCTTTTTGATTCCAACCAAGCATATCAGCGACATTACCGGAGACATCTATACCGATAGTTTCCATCGTTCCTTTAAAATCTTTAAAGACATTTACAATATCTGTGCACATAGATTTAAAAGTTTCCGGAATTTTTTTGGTTCTGTCAATATCAAATGGTGTAAAATTCAATCTATTATCGCTTATATTATATGAGGACTAATATAAGATTTTTTGATAGATATTGACAAATTGCTAATGATATGATACAATAGCAGCAAGAGGTGGTAGTTATGATCAAATATTATTATTGTTCAAGATGCGGCTTTTATAAAACAAATTCAGTTTATCCATTTGAATGTGTAGAAGATTTTATATATAACCGTCCTAAGCATCCTGACAGCATTTGCAAGGAATGTGAAAAACTACTTAATAAAAAGGGGACAATTAAATTTCTCCTTTTTAAGAAAAGTGAATGTACTGATGTTGTTACTTTTGAAACAGAGTACGCAAACTCATATAAGATATATGAAAAGCTTTACCCTGATAAAATCACCAAAGAAAATTCAAAAGATGTCGATAATTATTATCGTTATTCTTATCTATACGAAGATCATCCTATCTCTGAACTTCAAGAGATTGTCGATGATATTAATTATCAGAAGCAGCAATTCGACATTGAATACCAGAAATTCTTCGATGAAGTTCTTTCCAAGAATCCAATGTTTGACCCTGTAATGCGTGAATATATTATCAATAAAAGACAAGAAGATGCAGTAGCAGCTGAAAAGCGTAGAGTTCAGCGAGAGAAAGAGCTTCACGAAAAAACGCAGGCAAGGAAAGCCTATGAAGCCGCTCACCCAAAGCCCAAATGCCCGACTTGCGGCAGCACAAACGTCGAGAAAATATCGACCTTGAACCGTGCCGTGTCTATAGGAATTGTCGGGCTTGCCAGTGATAAGATAGGCAAGCAGTTCCAGTGCAAAAACTGCGGGTATAAGTGGTAAATCTTACTCATTTAGTATCTTTTTAAGCTTTTCAAATTCTTCAGGATTTAAATCCCACATAAGACTTCCGCTTAATTGCATCTTGGCTTTTGTGGGGAGTTCTTTGAATGTTTTATAGTTATTCCAATCATACACATAAGTATGATTTGCAAGTTCAAATGGAATTGCTAAAAGCATTTTAAATATTGTTGTGATATCAGACATCGCATTCATATCATTTTCACAACATTCGTGTAAAATCCTTTGGGCAAATTCCTTATATTCTTCAAAAGTGTGTTTCATCATATCATTCCTTTCAGGAGGTGTTAGTATGCAGTTTAATGTTGATTGTGCTATCGCCATTATGGATTATATTGCCGATAATCAAGAAATTGATATTTATAGTGGTAAATATATAACCTTCCACTCTAATGATTTTTATAATGCCAACGAATTAAAAGCTTATAAAAAGGAAGAAATCTTTTATGCCATCATAAAACTTAAAGAAGGTTATTATATAGATGCAAATATAACAAATAACCAGAACAGATATCGTATTTTTGAAATTAAGGGGCTTACTTTACGAGGACATGAGTTTTGCGAGCACATGAGAGAACCAACTACTGCTGAAAAGGTCAAAAATGGAATCAAGGAGATCGGCAAACATTCGCTTAGTTATGCAGAAACGGTTATTAAAGATTGTCTTGTTGCTTCATCAAGAGAAGCTACAAAAATTGTCGTTCAACAAAGTGGGCTATTGTAACCATCTCTCAATCATTCATAATGTAGAGAGTCAGCATAAAACACATATATGCCATCAATAATTTCATTTCGTCAGATAAATTCTTTACAAGGCAAATTAGTCCCAGAATTACAGTACAAATCGGTTACTGAGTGTTCGTCGATTTTTATTTGAATATTATTTTCCAAAGCAATTCTTCTTTCTATGGGATGCTTAAACAAATTTTTAATCAGGAAGTGTATATCTATGACCGAGGAATTTTATAAATCCATAAATAAAACATATAAGCTCATTGAAGAAATAACCGTGGGAACGGAATTTTCAAAGCTCGACAGAAAAATGTTTAAGCTTGAAACAGGAAGATTTATGATGTTCCTTATCGCTTCTTCCAAAAACGTAACCGAAGAAGATACGGCGTTACTTAATGAATATCTCTTAAAAGATAAAACCACCGAACAAATTCAGACTGCAATTTTAACAGATCCCATTTATGTTCCAAAGTTCATGGACGAAATACCTCTATCTTTTGAAATACTTGTAGTTTTTGATAAGATTTCTGCAAAAGCAAACAAGATAAGTGAACTTTTCAGCCGGTCTGAAAAATTTATCGATTTCTATAAACTTATCGGCAGAGAAATTGTCAATACGGGAAATAAAGCCCACGACGAAGACAGAAAAAATCTTGATATTTACATTAAGAAATTAGAGGAGTATAGAGCCGAACGATTGAAATGAGGCTATAAGATGATAATATTTAATAATGGAATCTACCCCGCATCTTCCAACTTTGATTTTACAATGAATAAGAAAGATCTCCATATTGCTCCTATGTGTATCAATAAAAACATTTCATACAGAATTTCATACAAATGCTTGAAATGTGGACGAGAAAACGTCGTATTCGTTAGATGCGATTATACTTTTGTTCCAAAATTCGTTGAAATTTTAAACAAGGTTCAATCGTTTTGTTCGTGTAATGAATCAATTTTCACCCAAAGATTTCATGGAGTTACTTATCACTTATATCCGGATACTCTAATGAGATATACATTAGCTTATAAGCCAGAAAAGGTTAGCCGTGTATATTTGACCTATAATAAAGAAATGGCGAAAGTGTATGATCCTAATTCGGAAATTAGCCCTAAAGCACTCAATGTCCTCAATTCATGTACTAAAATAAATAATTCTTTATCTCAATGGATTGATTCTTTTAAATCAATGGATAAAATATTGCTCCAATCAGAAAACAAACCCGTTTCAAATCTTGTAGCCACAGTTAAGATTAAACTCGGTGATGTCTTTTATTCGAAAACTAAGGCTATTTGTGAGCATCATTTTTATAAAGTAGTTGTTATTGGTCCGAATGAAATAGCTATCAAATGCACGGAATGCAATCAGGAAAAATATATTCAAAAGTCAGCTTTTATAAGTGATTTTAAATATGCTTATCATAGCAACATTATTGACAAGCCTAAGAGCATTCAAATGAAGGATAAAGCATCTCCAAATCCTTTAATAACAAAAAAGAAAATATCTTCTATCGATGTAATTGTTTTAAGCACATCAAAAAAATGCTCAGAATTTAACCATTCTATAGTTGACTATATTGGAATACTGCCTGTTTTTGTCAATGGTCAGTGTAAGAATATTGAAATAAATATTGGTTATTGTAAGCAATGTGACAAATATATTATGCTTTCATCTGACTATATAAGAATTTGCGGAACCCCCATTTGCGAAGTTAGGGACCAAACCACTGGCAAGATATATAACAAAGCCAGTGATATTTATGGCTTTAATTCTACGGAATCCGTGCTTCATTCCTATGGATATAACGTGCGCTCAGGCAATGGGCTTTCCTCAATAGATCGTAGAAATATACTTATTAACATATTAAAAAATGGAATATGCTCTAAAAATGAAATTATTTCTCATTTGGATTATTGTATCAATATGGCTTCCGGTAAAAGCAATATGACTGCCGCAATTCACAAGTGGGAGTCAGACTTGCAATTTGTCCGTGACTACAAGACCAATACCGAAAGAGTAGCCATTGGTTCTATTACATTGAAATATAATAAAGTCAAATAAATTATTATTGATATGCCCTTTTCATTTGTTTGATATGATTATTATATTGTTTCATAGTTGTTAGCGTTTTACTCTTTAAAAAATAGTTTTTGATAACTCCGTACTGCTTCCAAGAGTGTCTTTACACTCGAGCACGGACGGCTTTCGCCGAGATCGGACTGTCTCTCAGACAAATACCCAACACACGGGTAATTTGCCAACCGACTTACAGTCTCTGAACTGACCGCAGGAGATCCTCATTTCTCCAGTTTTTATCCTTACGGACTTAGCGGCTTAGCTGCTGATTTCATATTGTTGAACCCCGTTAGCTTTTGGCAGTAGGGGAGTCGTCCTGTTTTTCTGAGTTTCCTCACCTTTACGTCTGCCTTTTCAGGCTGCGTTTTGGTAGAACGGCGTTAATGATTTCCAGCAATTTTCCGGTTTGTGCATTTGCTCGGTTGCCCGAACAAAGGGCATATAAATACCTAAAATGCCATCAGCTTTTTCGCCTTTGTTTTTGATTGAAATACCGGCACTGATAGCTGCCATAATAGAGGGAACCGCTTTAAAATTATCAAAATATTTTGCCCAACTGCTATCAGGGGCATTTCCCTCGAGAATTTGACTAAAAGTAAGAATAGCATCAGTCGCTCTGAGTATTGCATCTCCTGTGGAAACGAAGAATTTGACAATATCAGAACTTACTACATCATTGCTAAGTTTTTGGAAAGAAGCTTTGAGCTGAGCAATACGACCTTCGATTGAGTCAACATAGGTTGCATTTTCATTAAGAGCACTGTTTTCAGAATTGATTGCGGCATTTAAAGCTTTTTCTGCCTGTGCAAAATTCGAGATCAGGGCTGAAACTTGGTTAGCTCTTGTCTTGCCGCCCAGTGTTTCGATGATACCACTTTTATTCATCTCATCTATATTGTCCCAATTATGAGCTATGTCTTTGATTATGTCATAAGTCGAACGGAACGTTCCTTCACTGTTTAATATATCTACACCGGCAAGCGCTTTCATCTTGTCTTGAAGCTTAGCGATTGAAGTACAAGCACCTTCGCTATCCTCGCCTGCCTCGGATAAATCTGTAGATGTGCTTCTGAGTCTTAAAGACAAAGTTTTTAAGGCATTACCGGCACTTGACGCATCCTGCGTGATTTCTGTAATTGCCGTAATCATGGCCGCCGACTCTTCAAAATCATTTCCTGCAACAGCCAGAGCAGATGCAGATTGTGAAAGACCTTCTCCTATATTGGCAGCGGTAACAGCAAATTCATTACCCAGTTTGTTAAATACATCTACAACGTGTATGCTGTCAGTCGATGCAATATCGAAAGCTTTTAAAGCGGATATCATATCGCTTGAAGCCTGATTGATGTCAATTTCTCCAACGTTTGAATACATCAGCGCATTATTTGCTAATTCAGAAGCTTCTTGAAGACTATACCCTAAACGGCTGAAATCTGTAGTCGCATCAATAACCTGCTGCATTGTTGAACCCAGATTCCTTGCTTTTTCAGCAGCCGAATCCATAAATCCCCGATATGTAGCTTCAGTTTCTTCACTTACACGCTTGAGGTTTGTCATTCCCGTATCGAGTTCTCTAACAACAACGACCATCTGCTTAAAATAATCCAGTATCTTATATACCGAGCCACCAATTATCGCTTTAAGCCCAATTTTAGAAGCAATATAACTCAGTTCATCACCAAGAGATCTGCCTGTCATTCCTTTGCTCATAACAGTAGCTTTCAGAGCATTGAATTCCGCATTCAGTTCATTGAAAGCTTTGGTTGAATGTTCGGCTGTCTGAGCAGATTGAAGCAATCTATCAAATTGCGATGCAAGTCTGGAATCCCGATCGATATTGGTATTCTCTTTTCTGAACTCCTGAATCTTAAATATTAAATCGTCAAATTTACCGTTAAGCTTTTCGATAGAAGAAACAGCATTGTCTTTTACTTTAATCTCATTAGCTTTTTCTTTTAATTCATTAGCTTTTCCAACAGCTTCATTAAGTCTATTGATAAATTCCTGAACAGCAGCCGGATCTTCAAAATTTACATTTTTAGCTTGTCCCGAAAGATTCTTTAACTCATTTATCTTGTTTTCAATATCTCTTGCATGGTTTTGACCTTCAAAACCACGAAGCTTAATGTTGTTCTTAGAATTTGAAAGCTCTTGTATCAATGAATTTATCTTATCTTCGGACTTATTGATAGTTACAATATCCTTTGCAAATTTCTCAAGTTGTTCAATATCTGTTTCAATAGCATCGACATTATTAGAAGTATATTTCGAAGTATCATTGTTGATTTCTTTGATTTTCTCACGAATAGATTCTAATCGCTTCTCAAATTCGGCACTTTGTTTGTCGGCAAAATTATCAGCATATTTTGTATTTAAACCGGTCAATGTCTTATTTGTTTTTTTAATATATTGCGAATAATCCATTGTTGCGGTATAAATCTCTCCTGCTTTTCCGGATGCAACAATCGATGATTTTATTTTTTCCTGAATTTTCACCCAAGTATCAAGTAACTGTTTACTTTCATCATTCCAAGTTAATATATTATCAGAATTTGAAATATCTATTGAAATGTTTTTCTGAGCAGATATATTATCGATCACTTTATCGACTTCATTATTGAGCTCTTCTGAAAGAAGTCCTGAATATTGTTTTTTAAACTTTTCAGCCGCCGCAAGTGCTTTCTCAACATTATCTTTTATTTTTTCATAGGATTGTTTCTGAGAAGATGTTGATTCCTTTTGAAGGGGTTTGCGCTGTCTTGCATTTACTTCCTTTTCCGCTTCTTTTTTACGTGCATTAGCGATGGCAGCTTCAACATCTGCCTGAAGTTGTTTGGCATCCAAACTCAAACCGATATTGGTCATTGCTTTCCCGAGAGCATCTTTTAAATTAGCTATAGCTTCATTGGTTAACTTAAACGATTCAATTTTAACATTTTTGATATTATCAATAAGAGCCTTAGAGTCGATCTTGACTTTCTTAATATTTAATGTTTCTTTGATATCATTATTTGTTATTTCAACAGGAACCTTTTTTAACTCATCGGCGATTTGCTTTTTTAGTCCTTCAACATTAGGTGTAAAAGAAATAGGAATAGGATTATTTTCTCCGAGTGCAGCAACAATTTGCTCACGAATAGAGGCAACCTGATTTTCATCCAGAACATTATAACTTTCTGCCAAAGTGTCGTTAGTTGTGCCTTCAGAAGGTTTATTTTCAACAGAAGTATTGCCAATACTGATTTTAAATGGCTTTTCAACCTTTGCCTTTAGATCATCTACAGCATTACTGATTGAAGTTACAGCTTTAACTTCAGACACCGACGCTACAGCCATTTCTTCAGCTTCGACTTTGATCGCTTCAGTTTTTTCATTGATGTGTTGAGTTAAATTTGTTACAGCCTTATCAATTTCATCAAAGTTTTGAACCTCTGAAGCAAAGATGTCAGATGACGGAAATTCGACTTCTAATCGATTGTTATTAGTGGCTTGCCTTTCTAAAACTTTACGTTTCTGCTCTTCTCTGGATTTTTCGGCAACTGATATATCTCCCGGGACAGGTACTTCTTTTTGCTTGGCTGCATCGGAAGCTTCTTTTTCGGCTTCTGCTCTTTTACGAGCTGCTTCAGCTATAGCATCCTGCTCCTGCTTCTGTTTCTTCAAAGATTCGGAATATTTTGCCTGAATATTAAATATATCTTCTTCGTAGTTTTTATATTTAGAAATATCATTCAGGTCTAAAGAAGCATCCTTTATCTTCCCACGAACAGCCTCTCCACGGTTTGCAAAATCAGACGAATAAAAGTCTTGATCTTTAAATTTGTCATACTTTTCCATAATAGCATCAACGCTATTAGACATCGACTTTAAGTTTTGCTTTAAAACATTGAATTGCTTTCCAGACGTTACTTTCTGCGAAATCATTCTCTGGAATTTCTGATTATATTCATCAATTACAGCCTCATATTTCTTTGCATCTTCCTTGGCCTGCGCCATTTGATTTTTCTTTTCAGTATTCGTGCCGATTCCAGACTGCAATTTATTCATCAATGCGTCAAGTTTTGTGCTATCCTGAATTGATATGTCTCCATTTTTACTCTTTAAAACAAGAGCAGAAAGTTCGTTAGCTTTACCCTCGTAGTTTTCTACAGTAGCAATAATATCCTTGACACAAGACTGCATATCTTGCAGCCTTTTTATTCTTGCATCGAAATCGGTTTTATCTATTTTTTGAGATGTAAGCTCATTAAAAGCTTGTACTGCTTCAGATAATTTTTTATATGCTTCAGTTTCCTTATAGAGTTCTTGAGTGTTGGCAGTTGATTCCTGTGGATCATCATCAGCAATATCGTTTTGAGGCTTGTTGTTTCCGACCTTTAAGTCTTTAAGTGATCCTGCCAAATTAAACTTTTTATTTGACATCTTCCCTTTATATGAGTTCTTTTCAAATTCAGCAATTTTTTTATCTATCTTTGCATCAAATTGATTTTCAAGTTGCTTAAACTGTTCGGCCAATTCCTCTGCAGTGGTGCCAAGATTTTTCAGACTGCCATCTTCATTGAAGTTCCCTGACATTTTTTCAATTTGTCCGCTAAGTCTTTTTAACCCACTCATACCTTCGGGGATATCTTTCAAAATTTCCTCTGCCTTATTCATTCTTTCCTGAAGTGCTTTAACGGCTTCTCCAAGTTCCTTAATAGTTTCAGGGCTGCCAGCCTTAACAACTTGTTCTCCTTCGCCTACTTGTACAGAAGTAGCTTTAAGTTGTTCAAGCTCGTCTTTGGCACTCTGTGCCTCTGCTTTTACTTTTTCAAGAGCAGAGGTAAGATTATCATAATCTTCTTGATTTATCACAAAACCATCAGAACCAACTATTGAATCAAACTCTAATTTATCATTTAAGTCACTTATTTTTTGATTGAGTTCATCAATCTTCTGCTTGGCAGATTCAAGAGCCTGTTCAGTAGTTAGAAGTTTATTTTTGATATCATCAGGCTGATCAGCAGTTGTGCGATACTCTTTTATTTTGGCGGTCAATTCCGTAATCTGCTGCTTATACTTTTCAACTTCGGCGGTAATATCGGCATAATTTTTCTTAAGTTTTTCAGCTTCTTCAGATGATAGCATTTCATCACTATTTGGAGTGTCACCGGCACCACTTGTCAAACTATCGTTGCCGCCAGTTAAAGCTCCTGAAATAGAACCAATACCTGATGTGTCAACCCCCATCTTTTTCAACCCAGTAATAATAATTTCTCTTTGTTCATTCAGCTTATTGATATCTTTCGTATTAAATATTGCTTCAACGAATCCCGGAGCTAAAGAATTATAGCTATTTATTTTTGCTATCAGCATATCGATGTCAGACAAGCGTTCCTTTAAAGTTGAAATTTTATTTTCAGCTTTAGCGCTACTATCAATAATTGCCTGCATATTTACTTCGTTTAACGTATCAATGTCATATGATAATGCTTGTGCATGCTCCGCATATTCTTCACTATAATCATCATTCTTGCCCGGTTCTTTCATATCTCTTGATAGAGATAGAGTATCTTTAACAGTTTTCAGATACTCTTTATACATCTCCATATCGTCAATTTTCCCGACCTTTGAAGATTCTTCACCCAAACTTTTTAACGCTGTTCGGAGAGCTTCTATTTGCGCAACGGTATCATATATTTCGTTTTCATCTGTGTTATGATTAAAATTATTATAAAGGTCGATTAACTCTTTAAGTTCATCTTTTAACTTCTGCGTTTCATTTGTTATTTCAGAAATATTTGAACCACTGGTCATAGCCGTAATGTCAGAGTCGGTATAACTCTTACCAAAAGTGTTTGCGTCAGTATTGTTGTTTAAGAAACTTATGAATTCTTTAGTTATTTGTTCTTTCATATCCTTAACATAAACAACGTCCTTTGCTTTTTGCTGCAAAATCGCTTTAACATCAATATTGTTAGCATTAAGCTGCTCAGAGATCTTTTTATTATTCAGCAACTGTTCGATTTCTTTAGGGAAACGGCCATTAAGAGCGATTGTGTCTCTTCCATTTTTTGCCGCAGAAAATGCTTTCGTTTTAAAGTATTTGTTTATATATGCTTCAAGCTTATCTTGTGAAAAATTCTTAGCAAGCTGTTTCATGTCGTATTCCAGTTGATCTTGTAAGTTCTTTTTCTGCTCCGCAAAGAATTTATCACCCAGTTGAGTTTTCAAAATTTTGCTCAAAAAATCATTAGCAGACTTATCAATTTCCTTAGCGAATTTATCTATTGACTTGTCGATACCTTTTATATCAAATAATTCCTTACCATCGAATTTAATAGACTTTAATTCGATTTGATCTACTTCGGCACCGGTCTCTTTAATTTTTTGGTTTAGCGCAGTTATATCTTCAATAACATATTTTAAACCTGCCATAGCAAAAACCTGTTTGGTTTTGCTTTCTGCTTTTTCAACAAGTTGAATTAAATCATTATATCTTTGTTGAGCAAGTTTTGCATCATTAGCCAACTGCTCTCCTATTTTAAGATTATCATTCTTTTGACTTATTTTCTCAAGAGTCCTTTCAAGAGATTCTAATCCATCTTCGGCACTCTTAGAATTTATGCCGACATCTAACATAAGCATATTTCCTGCCATGTATTATTACTCCTTTCAACACAGGGCAGTTATCTGCCCTTAATTATTAATTTCGTTACATACAATTGAAAGCTCATTCTCGTTGTCGCAACTAATTTGTACTTCAACTTCATCTCCACTCTGTAAATTCAGCGAAAGTAATCCCAGAATGCTTTTGGCGTTTATCATTCTGTCGTTCTTGTAGATCCATATATTGTAAGGTTTGCTTGTAACTCCATGAACAAAGTTAGCTGCTTTTCTTCCTGTTATGTCGTTATGTAAAGTCATTTTAGTTTTTATCATATTCAAATCTGCTCACCGCCCTTCAATCAAAAAGATCTGCAAGCGCAGCGGTTTCACTACGTTCTGTTTTCTGCAGCTGAACATATCCAAAAAGTCTGTTGCCCTTTAAAACATCTATAGCCTTTGTAATTCCGTTATTGGTTTCAAAAATCTTCTTATCAACCTGCTTGATATCTCCATCAAAATAAAGCGTAGAACCTTCGCCGACACGTCCTATAATAAGCTGAACGTGCTGGGCCGTGAGGTTTTCGGCTTCCGATACAATAATAGCAGAGTTCTTGAAGTCCCTACCTCTTATAAAACCTAAAGGCACAATTTCAAGTTTCCCTTGCATCATAAGAATATTCAAACCATCTTTACCACCAAGTGCATCAGCAACAGGAAGAGCAAAATTACAAATTTTCTCCAATTCTGTACCGGGGAGATATCCTATTTCAGGGACATCTTTGACCGAGACGTTATTCCTCAAGTAAATAATCTTGTCAAATTTATTTTGTTTTAATGCCTGCAGAGCATGACAAACAGTTAAGTATGTTTTACCGCTGCCCATCCTTCCAGTAACTAATTTAATTGTTGTATTTTTATCTTGAAGCATATCAAAGGCAAGTTCTTGTTCTATGTTGATCGGTTTAATTTTTGAAAACCAATCATTATTGATGGCTTTATATGTAACAGCAATATTCTTAATACCGTCCCATTTAATTTTGTCAACCAAAACTCCATCGTGAGAATACAATAAACAATATTCGTTAACCATTAAGCCTAAAGAATTTTCTGCCATATTCTCGTAAAAATTTGCCATTTCGACATCGTTTGCAAAAGTATATTCTGTATAACCTTTGTAATCCATAAAACACACACCTTATTTATTTTTTTTATATTCTTCCAATAAGCGTTTAGCAATCATCTCTTGAAATTCATCTTTATAATTCTGTTTCAGATCGTGCATAGCCCGATTGATAAAAGCTTTTTTTTCAAAACGATTATTTTCACGATACGTTGCCCATTGCTTTTCATCCATTCTTTCTTTATTTCTATGGTCTGTAAGAGCAGGGTGGATAAGAATATTACCATCAACTACTAATCTGGTAAAGGACAATTCATCGGTTTGTCCTGAATAAGGATCCTTCCAGCCCATCAAAGTTTCAAGCGGCTTATCGTTATAAACACTAAAGGCGCCAGTATCTTTGAATTCTGGCGCCAAGTATTTATCACTACTTACAATGTATTTTTCATCAGACATTCTGCGAGCTATATGCTTTGCAGTCTTTTTCTGTGCTTTTTTAGCAGCAGCATTTGTAACTCCTTCGGCGTTTTTTCCCGGTTTTATATCTTTCAACGTTTCAGCATGTTTTTTATAAACTTCTTTTACAGCAGGTTCAATATCTTCTTTCAAAGCTTTTTTTACTGCTGTTTTCATTATTTTTTGCAAATCAATTTGTTTGCTCATTTTCTTTTACTCCTATTTCTTCGCCCCATTTTGAAAGTAATTCTACAGTTTCAGGATTATCAAGCTTTTCAAAAATTTCTTCAATAAGCTTATTTAACTTAGTGTTATGCGCTTCGGCTTGTACTTCTTTTTGACGTTTTGTTTCGATAGTATTTTCCATTGTTTCGTATATGGAAGTTACCTGAATATTCTGAAAGAGTTCTTCTCTTAAAGTAAAATCAAGGGTTTTAGAATACTTCTGATCAAGACTCATTTCGGGCTTTACCCAATTAGTAAAATGCTCCATCAAAACATACCAAATAGCAAAATCCTTCATATATGGCAAGTATTCTCCATTGGGAAAGCACAGATCTGTTACTTCATCTATGCAAATTTTCATTTCTGCGAATGTTATTCTTTCTTTTATCATAATTATTTTCCTTTCTTTCTATAGCACAAACACAATCCATCATGAATTTCATCTTGAGTTCTGCCTTCTTTTGCTTTCTGCAGCAGACTACAATTTCGTGTATATCTTATACACCCGACGCAACGGTTTTCAAAATTCTTTAACGCTGAGGCATTATCAAAAATACCTATATAGTCCACCGGATATATTTCAAGCTCAATTCTTGGATTGGTTTTATCATAATAAACCGCCTGTACTCGTTCGCATACAACGTTGTCGTCAATCCAGACACAGCCACTTTCAGTGATGGCATCAAGCATTACCTTCATGTAATTGTTGCTATCCCGATCTGTTCTGTCGAAATAAAACACACAGTCCACATAATAATGTTGATATGGGTTTTCGGACATTTTATATCCTTGTTTCCGAGCTTGATCTTTTACATACAAAGTAAAATTCGTCTTGTATTTTTTAGCATCCGCCGTAACATAGCTTGCAGCCATTGGTCTGCCGCTTTTCATAATTGCTCTATATCCGAGATAATGATTGACCGAAGGAGGTATCGGCGAAATCAGTTTTAACTTTTTCATTAGTTCACCTCTGAAAAAAATAGGAGATAAACTTTGACATTTACCTCCTAATTTATGTTAATGCTTATATTTCTTATTTGATTTATTGCGAGCGGAATCAATATCCTCATTAACTTTATCAATGATATCACCAAGAGGCATATCAGGATTTTCTTCAAAATAATCTTTCAGCTCAACTTCTTTGGTATAATTTTCAACCTCTTTTATTGGCTTATTCCAAACGGTTTCTATTTCAGGGATAGTCATATCTGTTCTTTCGGGGAACTTCTCTTCACGAGACTTACTACGATTAAAAAGAACGAGCTGAACATACTCTTCATAACATTCTCTTGAACAACAGTACGCTCTCCAGCTTTCAGTTCGTAAACAAGCCAAACAAGCATAAAAATGCTTTCTGCCACCATCTTCTCCATGAGTACAGTTAGGATTGCGGCATATGGTATTAGGTTTTCTTATCTCACTCATATAATCACCTCAATAATTTCCTTGTACTCGGGCTCAGAGCCACTAAGCACAAGTACAAAGAAAGAGGGCTTAAAGCCCTCTCCTTTGATTATAGATTTAAAATCAAACTGCGTCCTGATATACAATGAACTCAAAGAGCTCAGCTGCGGAAGTCTGACATGTATCAACAAGTGTGTTGATAGTAAATTCTTCAACAGTCTGATCTCCGCCCATAGAAATGGAGAATTCGCCGGAGAACTGACCTCTGGGAATTACGAACTGACACTTGTACTCATTATCGCAAACATCGGTACCAATGCAGTCAACATAAACTCTAAGAGTCTTGCCGAAAATATCAGACTTATTTACAACCTTAGAGCCATCTGCAAGATAATCGTAAAATGCTACGATCTTAAGGTCGCCAGACTTTGCAATATCTGTAGGCAAAGTGATTACCTGAGTAGTAGGATCATATGTAAATTCGTCAGCAGAAACAGCCGCACCCTGTGTGAATTTCTTACCAAGAGCACCGTTAGAAGTAAGGATACAGAGAGAAGAAATCTCTGCGCCAGTCTCGCCAACAGCCTTGAATGTAGTCTTTACGTTCTTAGCTCCCTTAGCTACATCAAGAATATCAGGCTTTCTTACCTTTACACCGCCCTCGGGAGTTTCAACCTCAGAGCCAGTCTGTGCAGCCATAAGATCGCCACAGATAAGTGCAGAAGTACCGGTTACAGTAGTTGCCTTATTCTTCTTGATCTGCTTAAGCAGTCTGTCACCCTTACCTGTAATATCCTGAGTATCCTCTGAGTTTTCAATAGTTGCTTCCTGAAGCTCATCAAGATAAAGCTCGCAAACACCAGTAGTTCTGTTGTAAGCATGAATGGTTTCAAGGGAAGTAATAGTAAATCCATTGATTGTAACAGCCATGTTTTTTCCTCCTTATAAAAAAAATAAGACGGTCGTTTGCCGTCTTTTACTCATAATCAAGCCAATTAAGTTTATCTCCTAAGCCCTTAGCATTAACAGTTCCGGCATATATTCCGGAGTTTAAATTATCGACTTGATATTTTTTAACGATTTGTTTTAAGCTACACATGAAGTTATATATCGTAAGATTCTCTACTGTATCAAAATCGTATTTAAAGTTGGAATTGTTAACCAACGCAATTACCTGCTTGTCCAGTCGAGAATGATATTTTTGCTTCTTTCGTCTTTTAGCCTTTACCTTTTGACGTTCTATGATATATTCTTTAGCAGTTGTGTCTCCAGGCTTGCGATGTCTCTTTTCAATCGAATACACGGTACAAAAAATCGTTGAAAGTTGCATATACATCAACTCGTCAATCGTGATATCATGCTCCTCATCGTACAGTATAGGTAAATCATTTATTGTACTCAAACTAACTTTGAAATTAGCAAGATTTATATTTTCAAACATTAAAGAAGATTTTTCATCTAAAACCTTTTTAGGCATTCCGCCAAAAAGTATCAAAAAAGTTTGAAAATCAGTTATTTTTGTAAAATCCATTCCTGCCTCATCCAATTCAAGCATGATATCTGAAGAGGTCGAAGTAAATAAGCTAACTAAAGAATAAAAATTTGCTTCATCTTCATCTGTTCCGTAAAGCTTAGGTGAGTCACCTTTGATTTCCCCCAGCGTAGGAATATGTACTGTAATATTATCGTTAACTTTAAACTTAGTTTTGTTTAACAGACTTATATCACTCATATTTTACACCTGCTGTTATTTAAGTCATCAGCAACAAATTTCATTATTCTGCAGCGATGTTTTACACTTATGGCTTGAGCAGTATTACTGATAAGTCTCAGTTCTTTTTTGCCTATACCTTCATATCCATTGAAAAGCTTATCTATGTAAGCGGCAATAAGATCGTTTCTTACGCCACCCGACACATCATCTGTCGGCATAAGCCTTTCATGTGATACTATATAAAATGTAATAGTTAACTGTTTGAATAGGTAGTTTCTGTCGCTATAAACTTCCGGAACATCGACTTCAAATGCAATAAATGTTATCTCTTCTTCCGGAGCGTTCGGATATCTGATAAAGTTGAAAATATTTTTTCCTATCAAGTCTTCAGGTTCTTCGATTTCATCATTATTGATAAGTTCAACAATTTCGGGACAGTTAATCAGCATTGAGCCTATTTGCTGTTTATATTTGATTATTTCAAATGAATTAGCCATACAGGCTCACCACCTTTATAAAAAGTTGAGCCGATATCATTCCTGTTTTGTCGGAGACTTCCAGAAGAACTTGATCGCCTATCATAACGAGAACGTTATCAGCTTTTATTTTTATTTTATTGTCCGTAACTATTGTTTTGAAGTTACCGTCATATTCAGGCTTCACAGTGGTCAATTTCCATTGCGGTTCAGTGACGATTTCATTACCTTTTGAGTCAAAGAATTTTACAGAAAAAGTTTTATAGCTTCCACCAACTTTTATGATTGGCTCTCCTGTATAAGAGATAATGCAGGAACCCTGTTTTACAGTTTGCTCCCCTAATTTGTTGGGGTCAAAATAATCTGCAATCATAAGATCTAAGTTGTCATCATCACTCAGTTGTGTCTGAGAGAATGTCAGCGTCAAAACCTTGTCCTTCCCATTAAATTCCTTTCCTGAAATATCACCTGCAGTCCAGTTACCACTAAGAACATTTCTGCCAGTCAAAATATAAGCATTGGGCTTATCATTGATAATATCAATTAAAAAGCGTTTATCTCTTCTTAATTTAATCGTTTCTTCATCGCAGGGAAATTTTACAACAAACACCTGTTCGATAGACATCATAACCTTAGATTCAACTGTACCAGATGCAAACTGACTGATATCTTCTGAATATCCATATCGCCCGATTATCTCTCCTTTTTCATTCTGCCATTTTAAATAGATATTACATCTATACATTTCGCCGCTTTGATATATCTCATCTTCGACATCTGTGTCAGTAATGAGAAAATGAGAGTTATTCCATTCGACAATGCTTCCGGCATAAATATGCTCTCCGGGCATAGCATTTATTTTTTTGTGATACTTTTCAGTAGAAGAAGTAATAACAACATTCTGCTGTTCTCCATCGATAATAACATTCTTGTACCCAGGAGACCTTGGGATTCTTTTATTCATTGAACGTTGAGTTTCAAAAATTGCTCGGTCTCTGCGAGTATCACCTTTTACAGTGAGATTTTGATTATACAATGACCAATTCATTCTTTCACCTCAAAATACTTTCTCTTCAATGTTCCCACGATTCGAATACATCTAAAAATTTCTCGCTTGCAAATTGAGATATCTTCACAGTCTTTTATGTATTCCAATGAATTGATGATACTAAGATATTGTCCGTCATTACGAATAAATAGAATTACATCTTGTCCACCAGTCATTTCTGAAAGCAAGCTCTCAATATAGACTGATACAGTGGGGGAATATTCTTCTTTCAAAGGGAGAATTTTATACAGACGATTGATAAGAATATTAAAATAGTTCTCGCATAGTTCATCAGGAATTGAATTATATTTTGTAGTTATCATGATTTATTCAACTCCGCAATATCGCCATGAGAAAAAGTATAATTATTGATAGCAACTCTCGACTCTTTTTTACTCATTTCATATACATATCGCATTTGTTCAATAAGCTTAGCAGGGGAGTATTCGGTAAAATCCTTAGTGTTCAAACGACTTTCAAGCAATTCATCCGAATACATTTGAGGTTTTAGCCATTCAGTAATCATACATTCAGCAATAATATCTATCATGTCATCGTCCAGTTCTGTCTGAAATTCTTTAACTTCATCGTCTCTGTCAGTGAGATTGGCATATGTCTTTACGGTTTTTGCCACTTTACGACATACGGATGTCATATACAAATACAATATGTCTTCTCTGTCTTCTTCGAGTAGCATTAAAAGGTCATAGGCCTTTACCTTGAAAACAAACGCCTCATAAATTTTTGAATAAGGGGTAGCCATAGCCCACCTCCTTATCTTTCATAAAGCTCACACTTTAAAGCTTTTTCCAAAGCTGCAATAGTATTGATGTTGGAAAGACGACCATCTTTAATCATCTCCATAGCTTTAATGCCAACGCAATTCTTAATAACAGAACTCATTGTTTTAATCTTGGTTATAAGTTCTTCTTGATCCATATTGAAAAGGTTTTCAATCTCGTCCGCAGTAATAGCATTTTCATAGAAACGATCCATCTGCAAATCACGCAGAACAGCCATGTCAACTTCAATCCAATTTTCAGTAAAGAAACGTCTATCAGTATTCTTCATAGAATATAGTTCTGCCATTTCCATTGGAATTTCCTCACCAAACTCATGCCATTCCTCAGAATAACCCACAAGTCTTTTACTTACATAAATAAGCTTGCCTCCGGTTAGATTTTTAACCATAACCTGAGCGTCAAGGGGAATCTTTCTGCGAGGAACATAAGTGGCAGAAACAGTTTCGGGCACTGTTTCAGCAGTACCCGAATCCTGTGTTTTCTCAATATCGGCAGTTTTAGCTTTTGAATACGCCATATATTCTTCTCCTTTAAATTCTCAATAGTAATTAAGACATTGTGTAAACAGCAAACTTCTTATCAGGAATAATAACCTGAATGCCTGCATTGTTTACGAACAGATAGTCCTCGGAGAAATCAGCATTCATACCGTAAGTAGGAGGAACAATAAGTGCCTCGCCTTCATTTACATACTTAATAGGCTTAGTGTTAATACCTATGATATAAAGCTGATTGTCAGGAAGCAGGAAAGAATCAGTATTTGTCTTATGGATCTGGTTGATTCTTACCATAGGAATACCATTGAAGTTGCCATAGTAGCCCATGTTATACATATCTTCCTTAGCGGTCTCAGAAACAGTAGCAGTAGTAACCTTTCTGAGAGCTGCACGAGTACCCATAATTATGGGTGTCTGTCCATTGTTTACTTCAACGTGCTCGCAAAGCTCAAGAAGAACTGCTTCAGAATAAGAACCAGATGCAGGAATGTAAGTAGAACCGGAATTGTTAACAAGACCTGTCCATGCAGTAAAAATATCATCGTACTGCTTCTTAACAATAGATCTGCCGACTCTATCAATTATATTGTTGAGATCAGCTCTTCCAGACAGCATTCTGTCAAGTTCCTCGTAAACCTTTACGCCGTAAGTCTTCATATTGACAGAAATACGATTACCGCCGCCAAGTCTCTGACGTCTGAGACCCTGAGTACCACGAGCTACCTCGTCAACATAGAAAAGGGAGTCATTAGGAATATAAAACTCATTAGTATCGCCAAGAGCAAGGTTCTTGTATTCAACCATATTCATGAAGAACTCATTACCCTGAAGACCATCAATTACTGTCTTAACAATAGTCTCTTCGATGATAGCAAAGAGCTCGCCGCACTTGCCGTCACGGATATCTTTTCTATCAAGATATTTCTTACCATTATTTGCAGCAACGATAGCGTTATAAACAACCTCGTGAGATTCATCAAGGGAATACTGACCGGCAGGGGTGCCGTTATATGTATCAACTGCAAGCTTTACAATATCATTTACTGTAGCCATTAAAAATCACTCCTCTCAAATTAAAGTGCAAGATCAACGTAATAGAAAGTATGTGCACCAAGGGTGTACACATCTGTAATCTTACCGATAATAGTACCAGTGCTTGCGTCGTTTGCGATTACAGGCTTTGTGGTAGTACCAACCTTAATATACTTACCCTTAGCGGGTGTGCCGGAGAAGCCTTCAGCGGTCATTGAAAAACCATCTCCGCTGTGGAAACGATAGCCACGTATAACCTTGCCAGCCTCGTTAACATACTCTTCAAGACCATGATGTCTGGTCTCATCATAAATTATTTCGGGATTCGCAACGAGTACAAGCTTGGTAATGGGAGTAGAAGCTGTAGGCGCTGTTGCCTTTCTGACTTCTCTCTCATTGTCGATAAAATCGCCAATCTCAACAATTCCGCCGTTTTCAATCTCGGCAGGGTTCTCGGAAACAAAATACTTGAGAGATACAAGAAGAGTGCTATCTTCTGTACCGCTCATACGATCGAGATTTACAACTGTATATGCCATATTATTCATCCTTTCTAATATTACTTTGTGCCGTACAAATCAAACAAGTCGCCATAGGGACTGGAAGGTACGGAATCTTTTTCTACGATAGGTATTCTAACTACTCCATCATCTTTAGGTTTTGCTGAAAATGTAAAGCTTGCTTTCGCATCAGCAAAAATACACTTACATTCCCTTTCAAGGTCTTCCTTGGAATACTCATTAAGCTTATCCTTAAGGGCTGCAAACTCAGCAGAATCTTTCAGATTCTCAGACCACTTGTCAATGATCTCCTGTTTTTCTGCAAGAGCAAACTCAGCTTCAATCTTTGCCTTGTAATCTCTGAGTGAAATCATCTCTGTCTGCATAGACTCATAATTTGCTCTCATTGTGTCAAGAGCCGCCTTCTCATCGGAAGTCAGTTTTTCAACGAATACTTCATAGGGATCGCCCTCAAAAGTAATGTTTTCGCCATTCTTTGTGTACTTCTGTCTGTACAGAGAGTTGCCAGACCAAGAAGCATAATCGAAGTATGTATCATATACGGCGTCTATATAGTACCAATCATTATTCTCCGTCTCGATAGGTTCAAGAAGAGCATAGAGAGCACAACGAACGTCGTCATGAGAGAGCTCAAAAGTCTTTACAAATTTATCATTTGCGGGAGCTCCGCTTTCAACTGAAGCAGGAATTTCGGGTGCAGCAGGCTCTCCTTCAAAATTTTCCGCAGGAGCAGCAGGCTGCTCTTCGGGTGTAGCGTTTGTTACAATATTCTCATCCATTTGTTTTTTACCTCCTTCTTCAGTATTTTTCTTATTAAAAGCGACAAGAGTTTCATTCAGCTCTTGCATGATAATAAGCATTTTTTCATTGATATTGTCCTTTTCTGCGAATGTGTCTGTAGTACCCATTGCATTTTTCATGCCTGTACCAAGCTCATTGTTAAGAAAAGTAATACCGGTGTATTTATAGTCGGTTATGTTATAGATTTTCTTGGCAGCATTAAAAGTAAATTCATTAACACTTATTTCCATAGAAAGCTTGATATTTTTATCACGTTCGATAATATCCTCAGCGTAATTTGAATATCCTCGCCATACATATCCATCTACAAATACATAGTTTTTGCCGTCATATTCAGCTACCTCATAATTGTTCGTCTCAGGAATAACACCAATGGGAACTTCTTTGTAAATCATACGATATTCTCCCTCATTGACCTTATCCTTTTCAATAGACATATCATGAGAGCCAAACTGGGGCTGGCCATTCTCGTCAAATTCAACGTTTGCAAGAATAGGAATGTTTTTCAGTGTATCTTTCGCAGAGTTCATATCATCAACGTTGAAATTTGAACCATTAGGATTCACTCCATCATGACATACTCTGAGTCTCATCTTAATGAATCGGTCAGTGTCAAAACTTTCATCAAGGTCATATGTTACTGCGAGAGAAACATTATTTAATTCGCTTAATGCCAAATTTTTCACCGCCCTTCTCAAAGAAATATTTTGTCTGTAAAAACGTAAGCACCATTTTCGAGATTTTCTTTACAAAACTTCCTGATTGATGGCTCGTTTTTAAATATGAAAAAACCGCTACCCATATTAGGTAACGGCTCATATCCAGATTTAATCAAAGCGTCAGCAACACTCTCACTTTGTGTAATAATAAATTTCATACTGTCACCTCGATGCGTTACTGTCATGTTCTCTTGTGTTTTCGTTTGAGTCGGAGATTTCTTCTCCATTTTCTTCGGCGGTCGGGCGACCTGCTTCATCCCCAGAAGCTAAAGTATATGAAGAGCTTAGAGGTATCATTTTTTCGTGCATTTTCAGGAAATCATTTTCCATAAATAGCATAGCATTCATTGCAGGTTGATCGATGCCTACTGAGGCTGCAATAGCAGACTTAACAGGCACTCCGTATTGAGCATCCTTAAGAAGTAAATCATGAAACTGTTGTCTGTGGTATTCACTTATATCCAAAATGGTTATCTGGAATTTCTGTGTGCCACTAAGATTTTTAAGTAACCTGTTTACATTACGTTCGATCTGACGATTGACAGCGAACGTCAGACACTCATCTGCTGTTATTGAAATATTCAACGATGCTGCAGTTTGTTTATCACTGCCAAAAAGCAATGAAGAAACTCCAACATCGTTATAGAAATTTCGGATAGCTTCATAGGTTTTATCCGGATCTTCTGCTCCGGACTTCTCGAAATCAAATACTTGTACATCCATAGGGGTCTCAAAAACGCCAATATTATCAGGCGTAATGTTTGTCAGCTGAGCATAAAATTGATCTGCAAGCGTTTTGTCAATAAGAAGATTTCCGGTTTCATCAGTAGGAAGCTTCAATCCAAGAGCCTTATAATTTCTCAGGATTGAGGCGCCCTTCTGAAGATCCTTATAATCTTCAATGTCATAAATGCCCACTAAACAACCGGCAAGAGGGATAAGAGGGTAAGTAACATCTTCAGAAATTTTTAAGCAAAACTGTTTCTTTTCATCGAGAAGCTGCCAGCGCTGAGAGGAATCTTTCTTATAAATTTCGTATTTATCAATAAATTCCTGTCCATACGATTCAAGTTCATCTTCTTTTCCACGGAAATAACTGAAATCAAAAGCTACAATATAACAGCCATCGACTATTGAGGCTATCTTAACATAATCAGCAGGAAGCTTTCTTATGTAAAACGAGTCTTTTGTCTGATAAATGTATCCTGCAAAGATATCCTCTCTCCAAGCGATAGTTAATGCTTTTCTCATTTCATGACGCAGATTAAATATCGACATGAAATCTGTAGCCTTTTTATATGAGGCTTTAAAAGCCTTATCATTTATTTCCTTAGTGGCGTCAAACTTAAACGGATACATTATATAATTAAGCGGACACATATGAGCAAAATAATTGACTACTCTACGATACTGTGACGAAACTTCATATAAGTATATCGAAGCATTGCGCAGCTGTTTGGCATTAGTTTCGGGATTTTTAAGATACTTGATAATGTTTTCTTTTGTATATTTGGTATAAATAACGGAAGTATGAGTATTGCTTGCTAAGTTTAAAATTTGCACGTCGGTCAACTTAGAAAATCGCAAATCTCTCATAGCATTCTTCCATTGTTCATTGTAATTTACTTGTTCTGCCATTTTATATCACCTTCCTATCGACATACATTTAGGGCTTCTGCATTGAAGCCTAAATGCACTCTGGGAAAGTTTAGGCTTACTCAATTTACGTTCAAGCTCATTTGCAATCTGATTTGCATAAGATAGCGAGCTGTATCTATCTTTTCGGTTTGTTCCGGTCTCTTTGATTTTTATTTCTGCTCCAACAGTCGTATATTCAAGATTAACTAATTCATTGATTAGCAGCGATGTCTGGATATAGGGCATTTTAATGGTGAGTTTATCTTCGGCACTCAAATTATAAAATGCCTTATTGCTTTCATATTCATCATTAAATTCCTCTTCATCAAGAAGAAGTCTCATTTTACCACGACGAATACAGTCTCTTAGAGCATATGCACATTGAGAGTTCCATTTCGTGTTAGCTTTTACACTATATATAACTTTTGCAGGATTGGTGCTTGATCCTTTGTAGTGCTCAGCCATTTCGGCATCGTTAATACAAGTGAAAGCAGGATAAAATTCTCCGGTTACATCATCAGTCATATCCTTAACAAGATTATCAAATACTCCAACACCAACACCTTGAGTATCAATAACTATGTAATCACAATCCATTTGCTCAAAAATTCGTCGGATAGTCAGAGCTTGATCTTCTGTATGCCCGCCTTCCTTATTTTCAGAATAAAGAACATTTCTGATATATTGACCGTCCTTAGTAGGAAGCAGCTGCGTAACAAAAATTGATGTTGCGTCATTTTTATTGCGTTTCGAACTCATTACGGCAATATCGGCAGAAAGCAATCTGAGTTCTCCCGGTGTTTTTTCGGGATACTTAATGATTTTGTTTGAGATCTGAGTATATATCTCTTTGGGATAGATTGCTTCTTTGATTCTTCTGGCTTTCATTAAGTCGTCAAACCTGAAAAATGAATCTTCACTTTCGCCCCACCATAAGCAACCGGACTCCATGCTGAATGAAATTTCATTAAAAGTCGGGCTCATCATTTCTTCCAAGACTTGCTCTGGATTCAAAAGTCCTTCTTTGATAGACATCTGATAAGGAAGACCACATATAAATGTTTTCTTTTTCTGATTCATCAGATCGACAACATAGCTCTGCGCTTCTTTATATGCCCAATGCGACTTAAGCCACACTGAAGACATGTAAATTTCTTTATTACGTTCCCTGGGATAATTAGCATATTCTTTCTTCTTGAAGAAACCAGGCATACGCTCAGAACGCATAAAAGGTCTGAGAACGGTTTCAATAACTTCTTTCTTGCACAGACGGAACTCATCCACAAGAAGTATGTGACATCTGCCGCCACGAGCTGTATCGGTCGTAGTGGTTACGAAAATCATAGAACCATTTTTAAATTCAATCTGAGCATCAACACTATTGAGCGTTATTTGTTTTATCTCCAATCTAAGATTCGGAGAATTCGGCATAAGCTCTGACGTTATCTTCTTCAGAACTTCCTTGGCCTGCTTAAGTGTTTTTGATGCTACGCATATTTTGGTACCGGGATACAAGATACATCTGACAACACAGAATATAGCTGTTAAGTATGTTTTTCCGAGCATTGTTATTAACCACAGGCTTTTTATCCTGTGCTCTGGAGGTTTCCCTCATTTTCATCGGTTGGTTAATCCAACCCAGTTTAGCATATATTTTCACCTTCACCTAAAGTGGTCAGGGGAGCGAACTCTTGGAGGAATTATTGCTCTCGCATAACGCTCATCCTCTATGCGTTACAGGCCAATGTGATATCATTAGTCCTCGGTATTGGCAGTGAAGCTTCTACCGAAATTTCGCTCTTTGTCTTATACATTTCTGTATAAGGAAGCCATTTGAGATATTTTTCATATTTACGTTTTAAATATGGAATATCAGAAGAATAATATAATAACTCACATAATTTTAAACAATCCGATTGAACATAACAATATAATCTATATTTTTTTGTGTTTTCTTGATATACAGATGTAGAAATCTCAAACGACGAATATAGAGTTTGACGAATATAATCCAATACCTCTCTATGAGCGCTTGTTATATGTATAAACATTAGATGTCTCTTGGTATCAAAATAAAAACATCCATCTCCGTCAATATATCCACGTAGAAAATCAATAAAAAACTCATTTGGTATAACAGGGTAGTTGGGCAAGTCACTTTTGTTGGGTAATATGTTCCACTTCATCAAATCCGTTACTATAGACTTAGAAAAAATTCTTAACACATTTGAATCTGTCACAGATGAAACTTTATTATTATGTATAATACCTTCAAAATGTTTAGAAGTTATTTTATGATTTCCACCTATCTCATCTCTGAATGTTTCGAGATGATACAAATCCTGTGCTTGTAATTGTATTCCTAATTCATAGTTACGTCTATAAGGATTATAAACTATCCATCCATCGGCATAAATAAATCCCATCCAATAAGCATTAATTGCATTAATTGATGAAAAATATTCTTTGTTAAACTTTCTAAGTTTACTTAAACCCATATTATTTATTTTGCCTCGTACTTGCTTTTCAGTAAAACCTAATTGTTCTGCGATTTCACGATATGACAATGTAAGATAATTGTTTTTCATAAATTGTATATCTTCTTCGCTGAAAATACCTCTTTGCGTTTTCTTTATATGATTATAATTCACCCAAGACCTAATTCTTCCTTCAGGAACGTTAAGTTCTTGAGCGATATCTTTATATTTCATTTTATTGATGTTATCTTTTATGTAATTTATTTCTTCTTCATTAAAACATTTCGACATAAAAACTCCTTTTCTATATAAGAAAAAGAGGACGGTTTTTATCCGCCAATCTCATTCTTAACCTCTTGCGGCCAAAAACATACTGTTCGTGCAGTAATTCATCATCACAAGAATAATCTCTTGGAATAATTTCAGCTCTATTCCCAGATAATCCTTTACAAATCTGTTAGGATTTTCTCTGTAAAATGCTGCACGCTTTGCTATCGTAGTCATCATCTTCTCAGACTTGTCCTGTATTCCTGTATTATACTGTCTATATTTACTCAAGGCTCATCACCGGACCCAAAAATATCTTCATATGTGATCTGATTGATATCTTCTTCTTCAAGCTCGGGACGATTAACAGTATATTTTCTTATTTCGTCTTCATAGAGTTGACTCCAGTTATTTTTAAATCCGAACATCTTAGATAAATGTCCAAAGAAAAAGACGCTGATATAGCGTCTGATTCCATCGATATCTTTCCATTTTTCTTCAGGTTCGGGTATAGGCTCTTCGTCTTCCCAACGTTTTATCAGGACCCCGAATGAAGCAGTGTCGCTCATTGTGTTCTCGCTGCTTTGTTTAGGCTGAATGCCCGCAGAATTCATAAGGTCGTTCATAGCCTTACATAAGCTATCAACCTTATCTCCCTTTTGAATACCTCTCATAATCTGAAGCTCAAGCAAACATATTTTCTGAATAATTGCTTCCATAGCCTTTGCCTGTACAGGATAAGATAGGATCCATTCAGAATATCGGCTATCCAAATATTCGTAATCTTCGGGTTTAAATCCGGAACCCCAGAAAGACACCGTATCTGGATCTATCTCTTTTGAAGAATACATATCCTCATATGTAGTTATTTTATCCTCTTCTGCCTTTTCTTCCAATATAGTAGTGTCATATGTTTTGTTTGCATACTTTGCAGTATGGGTTTTACCAACATAGTATGTCATTCGCTTCAAAGGCTTAGAAGCGCTCTTCATCAAATTGACGATCTCTTTATTATAATATATGTCAAACTTCATGCACACTCTGCGAACCGCTTCTTCTTCGCTGCCAAGCTCTTCGAGATATTCCTCATATAACGAATCCAAACAGTCTTTGCATATTGGAAGCCTGCATCTGTGTCCTACGTGAAGCTTGCTGAAGCTGATCATAAATTCTCTGTCATCGTCCATAACTTGTTTGCCGCATTTTTCGCAGCGATACATAAATGGGACATTCTCGTTACCAGCAGCAATTTGTTTAAGCATCTCAACACGCGTATCTACAGCTTTTTTCTTTTGTTGCTGAGGAGCTTTACGTCCTAAATTTTGCTTCGGCATAATTCCTCCTTTTTATGAAGGAACTAATGTCATTTGCTATTTTTTTTAATCATCCTGTCACGCTCTGCAATGCGTTCCTTCATTTCTTTCTCTAAAGCCTTTTCTTCGGCTTTAAGTCTTTCCTTTTCTCTCATTTTATCAAGATCTTTTTTCTTATACGGCAGCTTTTCTGCTTGGCACCAACGTCTGATGCCATTATCAGTCAAACCATACATATGAGAAATCTGAGTAATATTGTATTCCAATAACAATCTCTTAAGTTCCCTTCTGCTTGGACGATCTGTTTTACGCTGCGCTAAAGAGCTGCATTCAGAGCAACAGAACTTAGCATCAGCTCTTTTGGGTTTAAACATTTGTCCACAGTAAGCACAGGGAATTTCGGGACGATAAAAATAACTCGTGTAAACGTTAGGTTCGTCGGTCTCAACCAAAGTGCCTCCCTGATGATATCTCGTATGAGCTTCTCGGGAGACAAACACGATTATGTTATCTTCGCTATTATTCAATCGATTCTGATCCTTGTGGTGAACCACTTCGCCCGGCTTCAAAGGTCTGCCAAGGATTTTCCTTGCCACAACTCTGTGTTCGGGAACAAAGCCACGTTTATCAGCTTCAGGATCAGATGGTAAATAAATTGTGCGGTATCCTGAATATGACATTCATAAATCTTCCTTTCATTCTGATATACTATTATATATATTATTTTGCCACAAGGGCGAAGGCTTGTTCGGAGCACAAAGCCTCTGAAAGCTCATTGGGGATGCGATCGGGATTCGAACCCGAGCCGACGCCGTGAAAGGGCACCATCTTAACCACTTGACCATCGCACCAAAATAGTGCGCCCCTATTGGGGCAGCACCATCGTTAATCTTCTTCTTCGTCTTTGTCATATATTCCGGGGTTCATATCTCTCTTAAACTTCTGAGTGATACGGAACTTGACCCATCTTGTTTCGGGAAAAATATACTCAACTTTGTTACCATTTTCGTCGAGCATTACTCCGTTTCCGTCAAGACGAAACATTTTTCTGGGCGGCTTGATATAGGGCTCAAGCCAACCGAGCTTAATGAAATAAAGACCTCTGCCTTCAAGCAAAGTCTCTTTCATTATATTGACAAAGGAGTCATAAGCAATTCTACAATTAGCCTGAGTGAAGCCAGTATCATAAGACATCCTTTTTATAAATTCTGTCTTAGTGATCATTTCAGGCTGATTTTTCTTGGAAGACGACATAATATCGCCCCCTTATTACTTAAACGACTTCTTAAAAGTAGAACTGAACTTGAACTTGGGGACAGTATGAGCAGGGGAAACAAACTTTTCCTTGGTGCGGGGATTCTGTCTTTCACAAGCCTCTACGTCAGCAGTAGAGAAGGTGCCAAAGCCATAAAGCTTTACAGTGTCCTTCTTGTCCAGAGCTGAGATAATTGTGTCAACAACCGCATTAAGCGCAGTCTCAGCATCATTCTTTGTCATGTTAGCGTTTGCTGCGATAGCAGCGATAAATTCCTTCTTAGTCATAATAATTTCTCCTTTTATTCTTTAATATTTGTGTATAGAACATCCGTAAGTCCATATTCTTTATCGAAAATAAAAGACTTACATTGTCTCTTTGAACGATATCCTTGCTCAGTAGTCCACGCTGATGGCGCACTGATAGTGGGCAATCTTTGAATTCTCATGTGATTGTTTTCATCGAGAACCATTTCACTATGTAGATGCTGTAAAAATACTTCAGTATTAGTTACACTGCTCCATACTTTTCTACACTCATCAGGGATGAGGGCAGGAAGCTTTTTAATATCAGCGTCATGTGCGAACACGAAAAGTGTTTTACCAAAAACACGATACTTACGAGGAGCAGGGGACATATCTACCGTTACTCTTTTGTCATCCTTATACCAGGCATAGCAATATTGTGCAAGAGAATATCCAACAGTCTTGTCATGATTAGCATTCACCAAGACAACATCTACAGGTGCGATATTTGCAAGCATATCAATAGCTATAATGGTCATATCGAACAGCTTCTGCATCATATCAAAATATCCACAAGCATTATCTTGCGGTGTTCCCTTAGTAGTTGTTCCGGCAAGATTATCAAAATTACTTTGATCTCCGCCTATAGTAAATATAATCCTACTAAGCTTGATATGTTTCACACGAGACATCACATCTTTAATGACATAGTAAAATAGATTTTCAGCAATCTCGCAGTTATATTCGCTTCCGGTCTCAAGCATACTGGATCTGAGAGCAAAGTGAAGGTCAGATATGGGTAAAATAAGCAGATTATCACCCGTTCCGTAATCTGATGATACTACGGGAATGGTAATATTACTGTATCTTCTATCTAAATCATCGAACCACTGCTTCATGTCAGAGTCCATTAGTTCGGGGACTTTGGGCTTTACAGTTATCTTGCTTGAATATAGTGTCTTGTCTCCACTGTTCCATTTGCTGTTTTTAGCAGATGAAACATCAAAGAAACGTGGATCATAATTATGTAAGCGCAAAAGATAATCAACGTCACGAAGTTTACTTTCATCCTCAATATAGAATGTACGTTCGCTTGTTTCCGATCTGTCTGCGTTTATCGTAACGGTTTCCTTGGTGGATATAGTCGCAGCATTGGTTTTAGGCTTGATTTCCCAGCCACCGTTGATAAACTCATAGAAGAACTTTGCACCTTTACGGGCACAGTCTCTGGTTTCGTTTATACCATATCTGGCTCTCATATCGGCAACATCCTGCCATTCAATATCCTCGTTGTGCTGCTTCTCACAGAGAATATTGTAAAGATCTATATAATATTGATTGTCCATATTATACGACCTCATCAATGTCACAGTCTTTGCCGATGATTGAATCTACAATGCCAAGCGTTTTGGCTTCATCTGCAAAATAATAATTTTCAATTCTCTCTATCTCTTTCAGGTCTTTTATAGAAAACTTTGTTCTCGACACAACAAACTGCATCAAGCGTTCTTTATATTTTTGACCAAATCTCCAATAGTCATCAACCTTAGAAGGACTGCCATAATCTCCGTCTCTTCCTTCATGATTTAAAAAGAATGCGTTTTCAGAAGCATATCTTTTGTGGCACGAAATATAGATATAGAATCCCATGGACAGTGCATATGATGTACAAACACCAATTACAGGTGTCTTTGAATTTTTGATGCAGTCACAGATTCCCATACCGTCCCACGTAGAACCTCCGGTAGATGATATGTATATGATGATTGGAGTTCTCTCTGTAACGGGTACGTCAATATCAAGTGCATTATATCTCATGATATGATATGAAATATTGGCTCTGGTCTCAGGGGTGATTTCTCCATTGATAAAAAGTTTCCTGTCCTCAATGTCCGACATAACAAACATTTCTTCAAGTCCATAATTGAAATTATTTGATGATGCACATTCAAGAACATTCATTTCACCACATTCGCAGCTCTTCTCTTCAGAAATTACCGCTTCAATATTGTCAGTCTGTTTATTCTCTGTCATGCTTTAGCCCTCACGTATATTGCGATATTCTCTGATGAGTCCGAGATATCTGTTGCTTTCAGGACAATAATATGTCTTGCCGCTCATTCTACTACCCTTTGCTCCATGTTTACGCTTCGAACAGATGGTAATATAAGGGTCACGCACATGCTTGCAGATAAATAAATATTCGTCTTTACTGATTTGTATCATTTTGTTCATCCTTTTAATCGTATTTTAGGAAAAGTCTCGGTACCACCGAAGGCATAAATTCCTACTATATAAACAACAATCAAAAACGAAAGAAAAACACGCTCAAATAACGTATTATAGCCATTCGAGCGTGTTCAATTTACTATTACAAATCAACTTGAATATCAAGCTTTATCTTGCAATTTGCGCATTCTTGTCTGTTCAATATTTACTTTCACACTACAGTTCTTACAGTATTTTGTGCGGGCATTCCCTTTACACTTTGTCAAGCGCCCACACTCTGCACATCTGATATACTTATGCTTGCCTAAGTAATTCATGTATTCATGTCCAAGCTCCCTGAAATCAGATACTCTTATCGCCATATACGATTCTTCCTGAATATACAAAACCTGAATGTTTGTGTTGGTAACTTTCATACTGAAACCAATCAACCCGGCTTGATATAGATTATTTAACATTGCAGCTTGCTTTTTTATAGTAGCCGGCACAGCAGCAATTTTAAATATTTCATCATGGGAACGGCAAACCCAGCCATTATTACTCATATTCCTCTTATCGCCGAATTTTGCAAGACACAACAACGTAAAAGCGAGTCTTTCAAGAGGGGGGGATTTAAGATTTTTTATAGTTTCCATTTCCGCCCTCGTAATAACGACATCGTTTATTTCTGTAAGAGGATATTTATCTGCTTTTTTCACTTTGTTCTGTAAAGTAGCTTCCCATAATTTAGGGTCATACTTAGGATAATTATTTTGCATAAACTCATTCAGCTTATTATATATTTTTTTCCCCGTGAGCTTTTCAACATTATAATAGTATCTTGCAAGCAGTAATAGGGTCTCAGAAGGCTTCTCTCCAATGTTCCCCGTCTCAATGATTCTTTCTGCTTCTGCACGTTCATTAAGTATTATCATTCTTCGTCTCCACCTTTGCTTTCCCAACGCTGAAATTTTCTCCACAATAAATAATCTCACCGTCTTTATCTTTATATACATATGAGATTTCATTATTTTTTTTAGCAAGAAGATTATGAATAATCGTATCTACACATATTTCCCATGCAAACTGCTTAGAATGTGAGGACTTGTAGCACATATCAAGGATAATATCACACAATTCGCATTCATTAGGGCAAATAGCTTGACATTCCCTCTTGAACTCATCCCTCATCACTAAAAATTGAATAGATGTTTCTTCCTTATCTAATCTTTGCTGTTTCGATCTAATTTGAAAATCGACTGTTCTTTTTAAGTATTCGTCATACAGTTGTTTGATTTTTGTATAATCGTATTTGCTATATTCTACGCCGCTTTTCATTATACTATAATCGAAATCAGACGATGACTTTACAGATGATATATATCCATCAAGTTCCTGTTCTATTTTATGACAAATTTTATTCATCGTCGAACTATTATCACTTACGGGCAGTAACAAATAATACCAATGAAGAAAGTCGTTTTGCTCTTCTGTCTTCTCGGGCAGAGCTTCTAACTCCGCAATATCCATCTGATAAAGCATTCTGCATTTTTGATTCGTGCTTTTTATATATTGATTGTATTCGGTCATCTGATCCGGATATATATAATTCGTGAAATACGGCTTTTTATTTGCACAGATAGAAGAGTTGAATTCCTTTTTCAATGTTTCTTCAGGTGTGCTATTATCTTTGACTTTGTTTTTGGACATGTTATACCAATAATCAGGCATAGGTTTGGAGATTATGCCTTTTGTACGATCTATACACAATTTTGTTTACGGATGATTTATTCTATACGTCATATTGATAAATCATTTTCGGTCGCTACACCGCCGCAGGTTTTAACCTCTTATTCTTTCAAATAAGTTTCAGACCATATCATCTGCTAATATAGCAGTCTACCACTTCGAACTACCAATCGCTTGTAGTTCTACTCTCCCACTGGAGATGGTCGTTGAGCTTTTCCTTTCGGACTTAGTTGCTGATTTTCTATTATTGCAGCACTTAGGATTTAACCATATGCTATACGACAAATTTTTTCTGCTTTCGCCACATTCGCATTCATGCCATTTAAGGCATCACGCTGTAGTTTTGCCGCCTTTAAGAATTCCAGCAATTCAGTAGATTTCTTTTCGAACACATTTCTGTGAACGTGAACCGTATCGATTCTGCTGGTACAACTGGCCACACATTATCCTATATTCCAGAGTCTTGTACTCTTCGCTATCCTTTTTGAATAAAGGCAAGAGATCATACATAGCTGTTATATGATTAGTTGTTGTACCTATTTCATCACCAAAGCTGTTTTGATTAGCTTCTACGAGCAATTCTTCGGTTATGATCTTTTTTTCTGCTTTTCTCTGAGCACACATTATTGCAGGTAAATCTCTTGTGTTCTCAAGAAGAACTTTATTATCTGTTGTTATCAATGCGTCTCCCGACATACCCTCGGTTTCCCGATATTTATTAGGGGACTTGACTATATCTTCAGTATTTCTACTGCTCTGCGCTTCCACATTACGAATTTCACGCCCTGTGTACTCTACTCGGTTACTCTCGGCTTTCCCGATACCCTTTCGATAGTCGATAGATTTAAGTGATTGATTTGAAATGTGTGTTATTAACAATGCTTCCAAGTCTTTTTATTGACAATATTTCCAATGGTACTCCACTTTGAATTATACATTTTCGAAATTTCTTGTATTGTAACACCACTTGCATACAATTGTCGCATCTCAATTACTTGTTGTTCTGTAAATATTGCTCTTCCGTTTTTACTACCTTTTCGAGCGTTCGAACCCTTTTCAAATGGAATTTTAGCGACATTATCTTCGTGAGATATCCATTGTAAATTTTCCACTCGATTATCTGTCCTAATATCATTTTTATGATCTACTTCCGGTAGGTTTAATGGATTGTCTATGAATGCTTCAGCTATTATTCTTGAAACTCTTTTAGTTGTCCGATTTTTATTTATACCAACAGTTACTTCATAATATCCATCACGATTAAGCCTTTGATGTAGTTCTTTGTGATATTGTCCTCTTCCATTATTATGTGTGCTGTATATTTTCCCTTCGGTATCAACTATATATTCTATACCACAAAGTTCAATGACTTTTTCCATAATACTTCTCCTTTCTTTAAGAATCAATCACTTAAACACGGGATTAGCATAGTTTTACTTTAGCCTTCCCCGTTAGCAGCTTTCGCCACACCCTGCATTTACAGGTTCACAGAGTTTTACTTTGACAGATTAAAATGACAAACTATCAAAGTCACACCCATTCAGTGCATGACAGAACGAGTCGTGAGCATTTAACACGTTTACAACGTGCATATATTTATACCATCGACGTATTTCAGGATTGTCAGCTATCTTCATTCTTCTTATATTATTTGCCGCCGACATAGGTGCTCTAAAGCACACAATTTCTTTCACTCCGAGATCAGCCCAATACTCCGAATAGATTTCCCCGGCTTTTAACAATCCCAGCTTACTCTCATCTGTTTCAATACCGAATGTTTTTTGACATAAAGCAACAGGATCTCCCGAAATTGTCGCATAATTACCATGTATTTTAAGTACGCCGATCTTAGCCTCATCAATTTTTTTCTTGAGCATATAGTTGAGTCTGTTTATTACGTAATTGTCCTTAAGCATTCGAGGGTCTATCATTATTGCCTTAGCGAAATCATTTTCGACAGAATTGATATTATCTGCAGTTAAGCCCATACCTTTAAGAAACAAAATCGTCTTATTCACATCTCCGCTGATAACGTCTTTAATCTCTGATACGGTAGGGGAGATAAGCTCTTCAATCTGTTTATCATTTAGCTCGTAACTTTGAATAAACTGGTAATTAAGATTTCTTTCACTTTCAAGTTTCTCAGGTAAAGCTTTAGTTATCGCAAACCCGTAATGATTACCCGTGCTTTTTTCTATGTAATCATCTATACTCTTATACGAGTCCCAAAGTTTAAGCATCGATGGAGTTGTTATCATCTCAATATCGTCGAGATTATGTTTATTTCCCCACACATCTTTGATTATCTTGTTCCCGCCGTATTCTTCGCAAAAACTATGAAAATCAAAAGTGAACATCATTCCTTTGAAAAAGGCATTCCTTGTGCAGAACCCAGATACAAGATAATGTTCTCCTATTTCGGAACTCCACTTTTCAGCCAAAGCAGGACAAATAAGTCCGTATCCATCATTAGTATTCAGTTCCACTTCCTGATCCGCAACAGTCATTACCGGTTCGTCGCTGTTGCCATCGTCAAGATTTATTATCTTTTCCCGAAAATGAGTAAAAACATCATCTACCACAAGAATGCCTTTAGGCATCGAAACCGGAGTAGAAGTGCTGCATGAAAGTGATTTGTAAGCCTCAAATTTTGCAGGAACCAGTTTGATACTAAGGTCTCTGTCGTTATCAAGTCTACGGGCAAGCTCTTTATGTATTATTTTCCCTTGATTAGATATCTCGCTTGCATATATTATCGTAGATTTCTTTACACCATTGGTCGTTCCTATCAATCTCTTATAAGACAATCCGTTAATCTTAAATCCTGTATTTAACTTTTTAAAATCTGACATCCTATCCATTATGATTGCAACATAATCAGGTTTAAATTGAAGCCGATCCAACTCAGAATATAGTGCTTTTATGCGGCGTTTATTTGCCAGTGATTTGGGCATTTTTTGTATGCTTCGTATCTCACGCCGAATGGTTTTGATTTTTTCTTCTGTTGCCTGAACATCGAGTCCGTTAATTTCATCGATGAAGCGCATAACTTCACGATCTCCCAGAGCAATTATTTCGTCATTACGTCTGGCGTCTTCCAGAGACAAAGTTAAGCTCTTACGAGGGGCAGATAATATCCTGCCACTACGTAGCTTAAAAATGTACTTCTGATATGTCTTTTGTTTTGACAGAGAAATAACCTCCTTTTTACCTTTTCCCTATACGAGCATATTTTTCACAATAGTATGCCCGAAGGTCTTCTGAACGAGTCCTTGCCAATATAGTCTTCCTTTTGGCAGAATATTTCTGATACTTACCACAAGCAGAATGACAATTATAACAGCGCTCAGAACAGTCTTTACATGGTGATGTTTCCAAGATGTTTATCTCCTTTCTAATATGTTCAGCAAGCCTTAATAAAGATCCCATCTATCCGGACAATCAAAATCATCTACAAACTGAATCGGATCTGGCGTAGGTTCTATATAATCCTTTTTTTGCGTGAAGACTATTTTCAGTATTTTTACACGATTATAATCATGTCCTGCAAAGAAGATATTCGGATTGGCAAAGAACCTCATGTCGGCTTTATCATCTTCATAATTATAAAAATATCCTAAGAAACTTTGATTATAACCGTTCCAATCAAACTTAATGTCTCGATATTCTCTCATGAAACGAGCCGCATTAGTTCTGTCATATCCTACCAATTCACAAAAATCTCCAACGCTCATAGGGATTATTGCATCTTCATCTGTTTCTTCAGGGTTATAACAAATTACATTCCATTCACGATTTATGTAGGGAATAAGCTGAAATATATACCCAAGATATACGTGCTTGTTCTGGGAGACGGACAAATATAATTTCCTCAAATTATTTATGTAAACACGAACGTATCTCTGCTTCTTGTCAGACGAATCTATCGAAAGTTCTCCTCTGTAAAAATGATCAGTATTAAGTTTGTAAAGTTTTTTCTCTTTGATCAAATATCCTGTTGATACTACTTCAGCTAAAAATCTTTTAAATGTTGCCGGCTTTAATACCATTAAATTTTGCATCTTTTCTCGGGTTATATATTTGCCATTTGATTTTAAAAACTTTCCGTCATATTCTAAGAAAGTCGAAAGATATACCAATCTGATTGCAGTCTGAGGAGACAAGTCCGTCATAGACTTATGAATATTAAATAAGTACATGACAAACTGCTCTTTTTTTGTCAGATATTTAAAACATTCTACCTGCTCATTGTTTTCAGCATATTGTTTTCTGACTTCTTTCTGTTCTTTGGTGATCAATGTTGCATCATCAAATATTTCTCCTGTGTTTGCATCTATATACGATCCTATAAAAATCCCTCCTCAATAATCATGAACAGATTCACCTCGTCAAATTTGAGCCTTTTTTGCCCGATTTCTCGTCAAATTTGAGCCTTTTTAAAATTGCGTTTTTGTTAGGCAGGAACAGGCAAAAAAGCACTTTTTTGAGGTGAAATTACATTGTTCTTTATACCTTACTTCATACGGTCAGCTACCACATCGGGATCACTTCCTCTCTTGTCGTTGGGGGAAAAGGAATCTTTAAGAGTCGGGACGTGGAAACGTCACGACCAGTGTAATGAACGTAAGTTCATTACACTGTTTTCCCACTGCAACTTGTTTTCTGTTGCAAAGTAGTTTACTCGCCACTGATTTCATCAAATAACTTGGTCAGTCTTCTTGGCTTGTAGACTCTATTCTCAAGCTGCTTGTGATCTTCAGCCAACTTATTTACGTTACAGTTGTCATACAAGCTTTTCACAGCCATTATGCTATCTTTGATCTTACGTCTCTCCTGCAGTGTATCTCTCAGCATCTTATAGGCAGCATAAGCATCAGATACATTGAACTTGCTAAATTCAATCAGATGTTCTATGTCTGTTATTTCCTCATTTATTTCAGATAGTCTTCCCTGAAGCTTTGATAAACATCCGTTCTTTCTTGCTTTAAGCTCAGCCATTTCATCAAATAATGTAAGATAATCAATCTCATCATTATCAAATGTTTCTATGACATCGACTGTTTCATCAGGCTCACGATCCACTGTTTGCTGTTCTGTCTTGCTCTGAATCTCTCCCTGTAGCTCATTATCTTCTACAATATCCTGTCTTACAGACCACTGAGTGCTAATATTGTAGAATCTACGAGGTAGCGATACAAGAGCCTGTCCTGCTCTCTGAGCAGTAGAATATCTTCTCGCTTTGCTGAGATCTTCTGTTACAAACATATATCCATCAGATTTAGTGGCAATGTACTTATTGCCTGTGCCTATGTAATACATTTACAATTATCCTTTCTGTACTTATATTTCATTCATCAGTTTTTCTATACACTCGCAGAAAAGCTCATACTTATCAGGACGAGCAAGAATAACTTCTTTCTTGGTTCTTGCGCCGCATATTCTCATAAGCTGGCTCCAGCTTGCCTTAGTACCCATTGTTCCATAAACAATACTGTATGTACGAATGCCATGTGCGCTATGGTCATTTCTTTTGGCAATAAGAGGCGCTATAGCTTCGGAAATTTTATCAGCGTTTGTCTGAACAGATGACACAGAAATAACAGGCGCTGTGCAGTTCTTTTCAATCGTTGCCGCTACTTTCATAAAATGAGCATAATAATCAGGAAATTCAATAATACTGTTAATAATAGATGGTGTCTTATCTTCGACATAATATGTAGGGTATTTGCTTTTCAGACGGTTCATAGCAAACTGACGACTAAATCCACCGTGCTGCTCCATCGTATCATATATGTAAGAAAGCACTTCCTTGTGAGACTCTTTGCCTAAAAGCTTCTGCAGATTTGTCAGGACTGGAGCTATGCTATTATATTGAATACGATAATCAGGCGGCTGTGCAACGGAGCGGGCAGCATAGAGCGCAGTCTTTCGGGTTGCTTCCAGCTCGGCTCTGAGGGCAGTGATTTCGGCAAGAACCCGATCATTGGCAACCCCATAGCCACCTGTTCTGCGGATTGCAGGCAGCACTTCCGATGTCACCCAGCGCTTGAACTGCTTTGCTGTGGGCAACTTGCTGGAGAGAATGAGGGAATAGAGGCCAGATTCGTTGATGATTATGGGATTCTGAACTCTTCCGATGGAGTCACGAATCGTTACCCCATCGGTCTTATCTTCATCATCAACATGATCTCCGATTGCTTTACGGGAATTGCTGTATCCCAATATCTCAGCCACATCTTTCCCCACGAACCAAGGCTCCCCGTTGATTGTCATTGTCCTTATCTGACCAAATTCGCTGTTCTGATAGATTGCGATTGCGGTTGTTAGTGTTACTTCATTCATTGTTATTATCCTTTCTAATATGCCTTTAGTTTTCTCTCTTATACAGCTTTGGAGTTCCATCGGCATTAAGCATAGGCGTTATTGCCTCGCCGTTAGCCGTATGTGCTTCAAGATACATAACCATTGTATCTTCATCGTACCAAATGCTGATGCGACCATCATAAACCAATCTTACCATAGGATTTTTATATTCTTCAATATCAACGGTGGTTGCTCCCTGTGGATTACTGCATGCCACAAGCATTCCTACTGTAAGCACACAGCCTGCCAATATGTATTTTGACTTCATAATATCACCTCATTCATAAATATGAATTTTTGCATCAACGCTTCGAACGGTTGTGCATGAATCCATCTCTACAATCTTTCCTGTCATAATATTGATGCAGATGTAACGCATACCAAACTCGCACTTACTGCTTTTAATATAATATTGATTTTTATATGAGAACATATTACCTTCAGATATATCCATCAGTGTAATGTCATTCTTTGAGTTAATTGTTATCATCATTATTATTATCCTCCTATCAGTATCCATAAAGGAAATTTCTTCTTGGGTTTTATTTCTATAAAGTCCACGGTGTCTAAAGTTCGAATCAGTTCAGGCTTATTGCGCCTTATCTCGCTGACCGATGGATAAATGCCTAATTCTACAAGGATTTTAGGCAAATATCTTTCATCGGTATAATATGTTTTCTCAGACTCGCTACCGATCCAATCGTCGCTGTTTGCGGCAAATATTTCAGCAGGATCTACAATAGGCGTCCCGATGACAATATTTTCAACGTGTCTCATTATTATCCTCCTCGTCACTTGATGCAATTACACATGCTATGGCAGCAAGCGCACAGCTGCCTGCGAACATCCCGATTACAAACCCTATCCAGAACATTTAATCACCTCCCTCCGTATAATCTGCGACTATCTGAACCGCCCAATAATCCGCAGCATAGTGCTGAACATAATCAGGAATATCTTTAAGCAGGGTTGGCAAGAATGAGTGCTCAACTATATCAATAGCTTTTTCAATAGAACAGCCAAGCCGGTCGCTTACCTCTTCTGCAATATAATACAGCGTCTTATTCATTTTGTACCTCTAAAGTCTCTGGGCTTTTCAGTTCTGCCTGAAGCTTCTCAATAGCATTATCTATCTCATCGGCAAGTCTCCATCTGAAATGACACCAACCGTTGCTGCCATCGTTCGAATACATAGAACACTTACCGTCTCCGCCTTCGGGAAAATGAGCACAATAATAGCAGTCGAGATCGTGTTCGTTGAGGTCAGATGCCATATGATTAATAGTATCTTGGGTTTGCTTCAAGAGATTAATAAGATTGTTTTTATCATTTCTTGTCATAAGCTCCACCTCATATCAGAAACTCGTCCGCGGGTTCATACGGAAACTTTTCAATGTTCGTATAAAACATCGTATATTTACCGTTATCCCAGTCACCGTGATAATGCCCGAAATACCAATGCTTGAAATCAAGCTTGTCGGCAATCTTCTGGAGCCATACCTCCATAGAGCTATCAACAGTAGATTGGTCTATGCTTCGGAGAAACAAATGCACCGGGCGTTCATAATAAGGACAAGTGTGCGAGAGCACATAGTCTACACGCCAATCATTGTCTTCGAGGATTTGATTGATTTCAGCTTTTCGAGCATCTGTTGTCTGTTCCGAAGCAAACCACTGCCAACCCCTTTCGAGACGATAGAATTTGTCTACAGAATAAGCGCCGCCGAGAGCAAGACACTTAGCTCCGTTGAGTTCATAAATACTGCCGTCCTTTGCGAAGATAATATTAGGATATTCGGGTTCGTAATAAGCCGTATCTCCACAGAAATCAATCTGTTGATAAGTCGATATGTTTTCCGGCCTCTCTTCGTGATTACCGTGAATACAAAGTAACGTAATGGGAAGTTTAACTACCTGCTGCTTGAAGTCAGTATCTCGGCTATCGAGGTAATAGTTAAATCCAACATCGCCAAGGATTATCAGCAGATCGTTGCGTGTCGTGTGGTAAACACCGACGGTTTCAAGAATTCGATTGATACTGCCGTGGATATCGCCTGTGATGTAGATGTTGTCAAATGTCTTTATTCGAGCCATTTCTGAACCTCCTTTAATAGTATTTCTCTGTCGTTCGGAAGAGTATTATCTATTACAGACATCAGCAATGATTTGAGGACTTCCCCTAATTCCTTGCCCGGGACAAAACCCAAGACAATAAGATCATCTCCATTGATTGCGAGGTCTTTCATAGAAAAGCATTGTTGTTCTTCGAGAACTTGGTTTAAAACATCTGCAAGATCATCAATTTTCCTCATTTTCTCCCTATCATAAGGAATTTTCTGCCCCCTAATATCAGCCCTGCGAAGATCGATGAGACGCTTTAATTGAACTTCTCCCACTTTGTTTAGCCAACGCTTAACAGCTGATGGCTTTGCAACAAGTATGGAATCGTGGTATAAAACCAGCTGGACAACAGCATTTCGGGTGTTGCTGTCATATTTCAAGCGCCTCATGATTTTATCTGTCATATCCGCCCCGACAATATTGTGTCCCACAAAATGTCTGATACCGTCAGGTTCGTCTTGGTATGAATGAGGTTTCCCGATATCGTGGAATAATGCCGCCAATCGAAGGATAAGATCGTTCTGACAGGATACTGCTGTATAAAGTGTGTGAATAAGTACATCGTACATATGATGAGGATTATTCTGAGGAAACTTAAGCATATCCTTAAGCTCTGGAATAAATTGTGTGAATACGTGAAAATATAGGACTAACATTGTGACAAATCGATTGGATATAACGATTTTATTGAATTCGCTGGTAATTCTTTCAGTGGATATATTTGCTAAAGAATCCCTCTGTCTGTTTAGTTCAGAAGACGTGTTGTCTTCAATAACAAAACGCAGCTGTGCGGCAAATCGAATGGCTCTAAGTATTCTGAGAGCATCTTCGTTAAACCTATCTGCCGCATTCCCAACGCATCTGATTATGCCACGCTTTATATCACCCATTCCATCAAACGGATCGATAAGACCTTCTTCGTCATTATATGCCATTGCATTGATTGTAAAATCTCGACGTCTTAAGTCTTCTGTAAGATCATCAACGAACGTCACGCTGTCAGGTCTGCGATTGTCGGAATACACCCCGTCGATACGAAACGAAGTGCATTCATACTGCTCGCCATCAATGACTACTGTTACCGTGCCATGCTGCAACCCCGTCTCGATAACACGGTAATCTTTAAACACTTCAAGCGTTTGCTCCGGTCTCGCAGAAGTGCATATATCCCAGTCATGAGGAAATCTGTTCATTAGACTATCTCTGACACAGCCGCCAACGATATATGCTTTGTAACCTGCATCTTGAAGTGCATGAATGATTACATTTGCATTGGGCGGCATATCAATTTTATACTTCATTTTTTATCACTCTTTCATTGACGCTCTGAACGAAATCATTTATTGCCTTGTAGTTTGGCTTAGGTGGGAGTTCAGTGTGCTCTTTCGCATACTGATATTTCTTTTCATATTCGTCTATCATCTCATAGAACTCGGAAGTGGGCTGCTGATTTTCATCAAGGTACTTGCCGTTGCGGATGTCTATCAGCAGGTCACGATCCTTTTCACGGTATGTTATTACGCCTCGTCCCTCAAGAATGTCAGTACACATGAGATACAGACGAATCAAGTGCATCATATGCTTGCCAAGCCTTCCGTTTTCGATAGCCTTGCTATTGCGACAGCCGATGTTATTGTAAGACTTGATAATGCTCTTCATTTCATCCCACATTCCGGCGTAGTCTCTGATAGGGTAGTGAGTCAAGTTAGTGTCCATGAAAATCTCAGTTTCCATATCGGGATTTACAGCCTTGTCGATATACAGTCGAAGCTGACCAGCAGGAATACCATATTTTTCTTCAAAGTTTTCGGCAACTTGAGACAGTGTGTTATAGATATACTGTTCCAGCTGTTCCTGACCAACAAGGCGGTTGGCTTTATTTTCAAGGCGACGAAGCTGAGCGGTTGCATACCCACCGAAGCTGTATGCTGCTTTCTGGGAGAGAAACAGCTCAACGTTGTCAATAAGTTCCTGCCCAATAGGGGAGATATAGAAATAATGCTCTGGCTTGTTTCCCAGCATCTCGATGGTGTTGGGGTTACAATTAGTGAGCAGTGAGACCAACTTGTTGAACGAATATATCGTCGTGTCGGTCTCCTCATTTACAAACTGCTCGAAATTTTCGCTGGTAAGCAGCTCCCTTGGAGTATTCAGAGCACATCCTCGGATATCCAAGTCGCTGGTGGGCGTATCCGTTCCGTAAGCGTGGGAACCGCCGACTGTCAACAAGATGATATTAGAGCCAAGATGTGGATTATCCGACAGGAAGCTGTATTCAGAGCTGCGGAGCGCAAACTTGATTTCATTTATTGTCATAGTATCATTCCTCCATCATAAATTTCTCTCGGTTAAGAATTTCACAAGCCTTTTCGGCTGCTTCTCTGGTAAAACAAACAACAAAGAAATTACAAGAACACTGAAGAGTATAACTAAAACACTTATATGTATTATCATAATATATAGTCCATGTTTCTTTACCTGTATCCCAATCAGGAAAACAATCGGGACACAATAACTCGTGGAGCTGCATCAGCTTATTCTGGACACGCAAAACGTTGTCACGATACCATTCGAGATGTTTTTTACACCCAGCAACTGGCTTAAATTTAGCATTCATATCAATTATTTCTATGTCAAATATAGAAGATGGGTTATAAATTTGTGAAGCAATTCTGCCATTATTACAAATACACAGATATTTTTCACCCTTTTGGGGTATCCACACGGTTTCATTCTTTTCAGCAAGTTCAGCCTTGAGCTTTTCAATCTCTGCTGCCATTGCCTCATAGTTAGCTTCAAGCTTGGAAATTTTTTCTTCTGTCGTCATTATTATTTACCTCCATTTAACAGTTCTTTCAGAACATCATATTCTTCCTGCGTGAGACTATTAACTCTGTACTCGTACTTAGGACAGCATAGTCTAAGCTTACCACCATTGATATTAGGGTTTACAGCCTCAACATAGAAGTATCTTTCACCATCGGCTGCTGCTTTCGCTGCCCATTCAGACAGGTCTGGTCGTCTATAAAGTTGAACTCTTCTGTCACTGTCATACACGGGAAATCTATTCACGCAAACTTTATGTATCTTACTCTTGATTTGTGCTTTAATATCAGCATTCATCATTTATTACCTCCATTTGATGTTTCCATTATAGTCATAATACCCATCCTTTCATTTCAATAGGAGACTTTGATTTTTCTCCGTAAGCACAGTAGTAGTCTTTTTCTACTATTGCATAATCGTAACGCTTGCAACAAAGCCTTTTGTCAAGTGTCTGCCGAGCATATTCACACCTTCGGCAGCGTATGACCGGCTCGACGTCAGCGGCGGCAAACGTCTTGATGAAATTTTTTAAATCGTCAAGAGTAAGACGGCATGCGTCATACTCTTCAGGCGTCATCGAGGAAATGCAGTTATCAATGGTCAAGATCACCATACGACGGTCTATGTACTCGTGTTTGTTCACTGTTTTCATTTCTTTCACCTATCCATTTTTCAAAACTTTTGACACAATCACTGCAAACATCTAAAAGTTTTGTGTCGTAGCGTGCTGACTGATGGTATATCTTAACTTTTAGTCTAACTATTTCATCATAATCAAAAATAATCTTGCCGCAGATATCACATATATAAGCAGTATGTTCAGCCATTTTAATCGTCGCTCCAATCAAGTTTTTGACCGCATTTTGGACAACATTCGGATTTTATCTTTTTCCCCGCTTTATCAACATATTCAACCAGACCAAAACAATATTTACAAATAGGACAGCAGAAATATTTATCAAAAATAAGATACCCTTGAATAAAATTTTCTTCTTCCTGTATTATGGGTTCTGCCGGTACTTCTTTTTTCAGTGCTTTAATAGCCATCTCCATTGCCACAGCATAGTCAAGTGGATAGTTCCACTCGACCTCAGCTATAGCAATCTTGAGCGTATCTATTGCTTCTTGTGGGGTCATTGCCATCACCCCTTTTTCTGCTTGTTGGCTTCATACAGCTTCAACATATCATCCGTGTCGATGTCTTTCAAGTGGTACTTCCATACGTCTTCATCTGTATATTCAAAACCGATAGCTTCGGCAAGAGATTTAAGCAGATAGAAATATGCAGTTTCAACCTTGTTGTAAATATTACATTCATTTTCAGCAGCCGAACCAGACCAGCCATGATACCCTATATCACCCATTAACCAGCCGAGATCATAAAGATAATGACCGTCTTCGTTTCCAAGAACTTGGTGGGTGCCGTCTTTGAAGTATGTATTGCCAGTTTCTTTAGGACTCAGATCCCACCACATTATCTGCTTGAACATTTGGCGGTATATGTCATAAGCGCCGGACATATTTGATTTATTCATTATTTTTCCTCCAATATACTACTTATTTCAATATTGAGCGTTTCCCACTTCTTTGTGGTCAGACTCTTCAGATAAGACATCTGTTCAGACATTATTACCTTGTCTCTGTGGGCTTCAATATATGTTTTCAGGGTATCAATTATATATTCTTTCACGATCGTCTCCAATCCTATGCGCTGTAATACTTGATATATTTCATCCAAGGTTAAGCAATCATAAAAGCTTGTTCGCAGTTTTGCTTTTGATCTTAACGTACACCCATTTGAGAATGTAAAATTATATATATCTTTATTAAGACAGTTAATCCATGTAAGGTCACGGGAAATGTCTTTGTTGATCTTAAAAATATGTCTATTATAAATAAAAGAAATTTTCACCATAGGACACTTGAAATAAGGATAAATATAGAACTTATATTTGGCTTTTATGTTCATTATTCATCGTCTCCTTTAAAACGAAATATTTTCAGGATTATAAAATTGCTGAAGCTTATGAAAAACATCTTCGTTTTCTCTCAACGCTTTGTAATAATCGTTACAATAAACGCTCAAAGTTGCTTGGCAGCCATCATAAAAATCCACTATTCGCTTGCATATCCAAAGTTTTTTATCACGATCGTATTTTATTTTAAACCAATGACCGTTTTCACTCCAAGGACTATTAAGAGCTTTTGTTGCATATTCAATGTCCTCATTATCTGCGTCGTTCGTGTTGTTGCTTATTTTAATTATTTTTAATGCGTCATCTAATTCAAAATGCTCCCAATCATTATCAATGTAAAGATCAATCTCAATCATTCTTATCACTCCTTCTTAAAAAGCCCGCATCGTTCGTCTGATTTTTGAGGTCTGCGACCTCTTTACGCAGCTGCTTGATTTCATGTAAAATTGCGACTTTGTTGCTGTAGCAGTCTTTGTAGTAATCTTTATTGAATATCCAAGCATCAGCATCTGCACATAATGGGATGAATACCCAAAGTGTTATAAATGCACATATGATAATAATAACAATAATTGCACCAATCATTATCCATTTCTCCTTCATTCAAACATTATTCTGCTATTTACATAGCTTGTATCCTGTGAGAAAATAGGTATTTCTTTATCAATAACCCAACGAGAACGCAGTGTCACGCCATCTCCAGTTTCAATCTCATACTGTTTTTTAATACAGCAAGAACCACGCTTTAAATGAGTGGGAATATTATTCCAGTTGATACCTTTTTCCTGAAACAGCATTTCCTGAAGCTCTGAACAATTCTTGTTTTGCAGCTGTTTGTGTGAGAAATTTGCCTGAGCTACAGACTGAATAGAATTGCGGGTCGCATCCTGCTGTCTCCAGAGCAGACAATTATTGACTTCTTCTTTTGGAATATTAAATACTCGGCTATCGAAGAGTGCTCCGTGAAAATCTGCGTCGTCATAAGCGTTCCTTATCTTGAACCATTTTTCAAGCATATCTTCGTTTGAATGAGTATTCATAATCCATCGGTCTTTATTTTCACAAAATTTTCTGTTAAATTCCAATGTTGCCATACTTGCTGAAATACTGCACATCTTCTGAATGTTATTATCAAACCAAGCCTGAGATGTAAGCTTCTTATAGTCACAAAGCACAAGAGTTATTTCATCAGACTGAGTGTAGCCGAGAACACAGCCTTCGATGTTTTCACAAAGATATTTCATTGTGTCCTGCATAGTCTCAACGAGAATATCATCAAACGGCTTAACAAAGCCTCTTGTAAATGTGTGAAATGCTTTGCCGTCAATCCTGATGATAACAGGCGTTCTGCGAGTAAGATGTGTGCGGGTTACATTTTCGTATGTTTTCATTCTGTCGCCAAAATTATCATTTTTATTCATTATTTATCTCTCCTCATCCAATCCTCGACACGCTTGTCGTTATCGGGATCAATGTAATATTTGTAAGCCAATTGTCTTGGAAATCCGACTGAATCTGGCTGCCAGTACAGGTATTCCCACCAAGCAGGTTCGCCGTCATCATTGAGGCAGCTCCACGATGGATACTCAAACATGTTTCTGTAAATACCGCCGTGGTCGTCAAATACATAGTTTCTGCCTTCCCCGGTCAACTCAACCAGAACCTTGTCAATGCAAGCTCTTTTGGCCAGTCTGCAAAGCCACGTGTTAAACGTTCGGTCACGAAATGCTCCGTCAACTACGATGATATATTTGCTCTGTGTTTTGAGCCAACCGTATTTTTGGCTGTGAGTACCGTAAGAATTGATGAGCTGGTTTGAGCAGTTTTCAAATTCATCAACTGAACTACTGGAGTTATAACCCTTGGTCTGAATAAGATATGTCTCCATATCTCTTTCTGAGCCCGTGACCAATGGCAGGTGATTGAGAACTGTGCGGAGAATATACTCTTTCTCCGCCTGAGTTCTGCCGATTGCATTGACCGTGATAGTGCCATTGATATAAGTCCAGTAGCTCATTATGTAACATCCTCCTCCTTACAGCATTGCTCACTTAATTCTTCGTCTATCTTTTTTCTGAAAGCCTTGGCGCCTTCGTGTGGATACCATGCGTCTATGTAATTCATTACTCTGGGATAATCTCCTTTATGTGTACGAGTAATAGTGCTGCCGAGTCCACCGCCTTTCTTAGCTTCAACGTAAAGTCTGCCAATAAATCTTCTATAGTATCTCTTGTCATATGCTCCTAAAAGAGTAATTACTCTACGCTTAGCCGCTTCGGTGATATTCTTTGCCTGATCGGTAGTGATTTCTTCATTGTATTTAAGTTGGTCAATATCACCCTTCATGACATTCATATCACTTCTCATAGAATCAACTGTTGTTGATACAATGCCCATCTGCTGCGAAAGGCTGTTCATCATCAAAGCATTCTGACCTGTAAGATTTATAAGTGTCTGAATGTCGAAGTTTTCAGCAGAATTATTTGTATTTGCGATTTCATTCATAATTATTTCTCCTTTACTGGTTTATATTATCTGTAATACTGTCTTTTACGTTTTGCACCCAAGCTTCAACAATATTGACCGCTTTAAGGTAAGCTGTGCGCTCTGTCTGGGGAAGATCGTTTATCTTGTCGGCAAGATAAGCAAGACCGCCGACATCTTTAATAAAGCTATTTATCTTGGCGCAGAAGAATATCGAATCATCTATAAGCTTATCCGCTGACTGCTTCTGTATTGTTTTTGCCTCCATCATCCTTAGCTGCTCTTTAAGATTGAAAAGCTCTTTGCATCTCTCGCTATATTCTCTGCTGAGACGGGCGTTTTCCCTTTCCATGTCACTATTGTTTTTAACAAGCTTATCATAATCCGCAGGCTTGACCTCAACGGTCTCAACAGGGCGATTTGCCAACTCGTTTTCAAGTCCCTGTATCTTTGCCTTGAGCTCATCGACACGCTTCATCTTGGCTTCGTATCCTGCGATTTGGTTCTCTTTTTCGGCAAGCTGCTCCTTGATTTTCAGATACGCCTTATTTGTCGAGAGCTTGCCTTCGTCCCAGTCAGCGAAATCTTCGGGCGTGAGAGTGTCGGCGTTATCGACTATGTATTTTTCTTTGCGGTAAGTTTCACCAGACCCAATCCCAAGTTTTTCAGCGACAATATTTCTCGTCTTATTGGTATCAGCTTCGGCAAAATTTTGCACAAGCTGAGGATTAACACCACCTGTCGATGTTGCCATTCTTTCCCTTGCCTTAACGCTCTCGATTTTTTCAAGTCTGCGTGCATATTCAACTCGCTCTGCCTTTGAGAAATCTTTGCGGACTTCGTTTTCACTGATCTCGATGTTGAGCTTCTGCTCATCGGTGAGAGAACCCCACGTTCTGACCTCTACCTGACGATATCCTAATGACTTCATGGCTCGAAGTCTGCGCTCTCCTGCGAGAAGTGTGAATGTGCCGTCAGCTTCGGCAATTACAACAGGTGGGTTGATGAGACCATTCTGCTTGATGTCATCTGCAAGTTCCTGAATGTTTCCGAAATCCTTGCGGATCCTGTTTTCTGTTTTGACTTTTGTAATATCAATTAACACTGAAAGCCCTCCTTAATATGTAGTAAAATAAAAATTTTGATTGATAGTCGAGTAATTTCTTTATTCATTTGTTCCAGTGTGATTAAGCACGTTATTTCCAATGTGCTTTGAGGCCGCTTCGAGTTTACGTATAAGCTCCCGATATGGGAGAGTTTCATTTTCTTCGTGACAGTAGTAGGAAGTGGCTGCCATACAGCCATAGATGAGAGTTTCGATTTCTGCGGACGTGAGAGTGATGGTGATTTTGTTCATGGTTAATTGCTCCTTTATATATAGTATAGTTAGTGACGCTTCTGAAATGAAATGGCGGTAGGGAAATTAATTTCTTTGAAGCCAATAGGTTCAACATAATATGCCTTGCGATTACCGGCAATATCAAACACGATAACATCGCTTACCGAAAGAGAACGGGCGTGATAGTCTTTAGGCTGGCATATGTTGAGGGCTTCATAGAGTGCTTCAAGCATCTGGTCGTTGATGTCGCCCGAGATCTCTCCCTCGTAAACCGAAACATAATCAGCGGGCGAGAACTCGCTTTCATCATAAGGCATGAAGCAGTAGGGAATTGTTACTGGGCATTGAAATATAGTATATGTCATTGTTAATCCTTTCCAATATTGCATAGCAAGAGCCTTAACCCCGCCAATGCGGCATGTGGCGTTGCGTTTCGTGTTAATGGTACCCCGGGTCACTCAGCATCGAGCTTAAGGGCATCAAGCAGCTTTTCGAGCATCGCTTCGACACTTTCTGTTTGAGGGAGAGCTCTGGTTGCCGTGCCAGCAACAACGTTTCCCATGTCTTGGTACATGACGGACAGATGATCACGAGTGTGTCCGGAATAGTGGAGCGTTGTGAGCATTGAGTCGTGGTTGAGCATTTCCTGCAGTGAAGCCATTACGTGGGGATCATCATAATGCTGAACAATTATCCAATATGCGAACGTCTTGCGAAGTGAACGAACGTTGAGACTGAAGTTGCATGAGAGCTGAGGAGCAAGCGCTTCCTTTGCTCTGACCAGAAGACGACGAAGAGAGTTGGTTTCAAGAGGCTTGTTTTCGTCAGATGAGGCTCTGAAGAGGTAATCTTCGGGGTGGACTACGGGGAGACTGCTCAGATATTCAGCTAACGCTGCTTTGGCTTCGGCGTTGATGATTGGGTGGTTCATCTTGTGAGTTTTAGATTCGAAAGTTGATATCTCATCAGCAACGAATCCGTCGTTGGTTACTACATCACGAACTTGCAGGCGGAGTAAGTCTTTACCTCTTATACCGATTGAAATGCCAAGGACAAAGAGTGCATAGTTACGGAGGGAGTGCTCGTGAAAGTAGTTCTTGAAAAGCTGAATGTCTGAGAGCTCTCGGAATGGGTCTCCCGGTGTTGCTTTGCGCTTTCCTCGGGCCGTGTAATTAGAGGGGACAGGTTTCGGACGACGATCTATGTTGATAACATTGGCGAGAGAAACTACGGGCGAATTGGCTATTGCGTACATATTGGTCAACCCTTTCTAATGTGTTTTAATACTCTAATTATAGGCTTTTTTACTGGATTTGTCAAGCATTTTTGGATATTGCAAGGGATTTTTTGCGTTTTGTGCAATGTGACGAAGTTTTTTGAGTGTGAATTTTTTGTAGAATGTGACAAGGAATGTGGGGAGAGTTTGTGGATTGTAACGAAAGAGGTGTGAGCTGTTGGGCGTAAAAAGAGGGACAAAATGAGATTTGCGGATCGGAGCTGGTTGAGTGCGATTGGGTGGGATTTTTGAGTGGAGTCGGGGCTGTGCGGAACGGTTTGATGGGGCGGTTTGTGAGGGGTGATGAGCAAAAAGTGACTACGAGGAAAAGTGAATTTTTAACCGAAAATTTCTTGTAAAATACACCCTGTTGTCCCTCTTTTTCGAGTAGAGGGACAGCGTAGGCAAGCCAAAAACGGGGATTTTGCAGTTGTCTATTGACATATTGGATATTGTGCGATATATTATAGCTACAGTCAAGGGAACGGAAACGACAGAGACAGAAAACACCTTGAAATTTATTTTAAAAAGAGGTTGATAAAAAAGCCGTGTGTACACGGCTAAGCGTGAAATGTGGCAAACGGTTTCACCGTCCCACAAACCGCATAAAGAATATGCACACCCTATCCGTTCGGGCTGAACGGGCGGTTGGCTATAGCTCATTTGCTATTGTAAGTCAACGGGTAAACAAAATACCTAAAAAATAGGTGCTGTCTATGTAGCTCCGCTATAGGTGCATACGTTCCCGTGCTCACATCATCGTGAGAAGTTCGCCGTGTGCAGAGTAATAACAGAGAACATAAACACCGAAAAAGCTCTTTTGCGATATAGGTAAAAGCCGAATACAGCTCAATCTATCGCTGAAAAATACTATGCCGACGATAGAAGTATCGGGAGATATGCAAAAATAGGTGTAGTGTCAAGTAAGTGGGTAGGGTAAAAGCGGTTCGCTCCGTTACGGTTGTTCTATATGCTTTTGTGGGCTTAAAATAACAAAAGTTTGTCGGGAATGCTTGCATTTTGACCCTTTGTGACAGGGGCACATTATATCCATATGAGTTTACCGACTTAAAATAAAATTGTCATAGTTTATCAGCTGACGGTATGTCCATGCGGAGGCATAACCATAGCCGATAGGCAGCTATGCCAAAATTACATAAGTAGTTAAAATAGTGTCATATACACCATAGCAAGTAATAAAGGCACTTGCTACACGTGTTCACAAGCCTTTACATAAAAAAGAGTGCCCACACCCCACAAGTGCGGACACTCAAACTCTCCCAACAGAAGGGAGGTGTTTGTTGTGGACGAATACTCTTCGTATAGTTATGTCACTTCCGACAGTGACGTAACCGAATATGTTAGCGATGAGGAGGCGTGGGATTATCCCAACGACCCCGTATTCGCTGACTAAACCATGCAACACTCAGTATAGCACACTCTTTGACTTTTGTCAAGGGGTGTTGCTGTACATCTGTAAACTTTAGCATTGTTCGAGCGCATAAACCGCCAACATTTCCGCCGCTTTGCATAGGGATAACCGTGCGGACTTTGTGCGCTTTATAGAGTGCTAAACACTCAAAATATCACGGGTAAAAACGCCCTTAAGCATATCTGCGACAGCAGAGGAAGGAATTTTATGGATACTATAAAAGTATCAAGAATTGCTATTAATTGGCACAACGTTAAAGGGTATATCAACGATGACATCCCCACTTGTGATATGCCCACTGTACAGCAGAATTTCAATGACTTGTTAGTTGATTTAGGTCTTAATAAGGACGACTCATTTTATGCTTATCTTATAGGTTGTCAATGGGTGGCAACAAACGGGACTGAATGGCTCTCATTAAGAGAGTATTTATTACACATTGACCGTGACGGAAATGTATGGGACGCATCCGAATATAAAAAGATGTCCCATATAAAACACTAAAAAATAAACCGTGCCCTCTGGAGTATGGAGGCATTGTATCCGTACTATCGCCACTGCCCATTATGGGTATAATTCATAGTCCACGTGACTTTAAAAATGGAGGTCTTTATGACTATTAACTCTACATTCAGCGCTATCATCAATGCGCCCGTAACCTACAAGAAGAAGTCCAGTGACGGCAAGTATATTGTCATGACAACAACAGCTCTTGCTGACAGCTTTGCACACGCCCCCAAGCTGTCCGACATCGAGGACGAGTCCGCCAAGTCTGCTCTCGGCAACCTTGTCAAGGTCTTTGAGTATCTTGAAACCGCCGCCACATCACGGACTGACAACCAGAGAGATAAATCGGTCAACAAAGCTCACGACTTTGCCCGCTCATATCTTAAAGCGGTTGGTCTCGGTTGCGGTGTCGGCAATATAGCTATGCTCACGGCTATATTTGCCCCTAAGAGACAGACTAAGACCGATAAAGACACCAAGGAAAAAAGTGTCCTTGGCGGTTACACTACCAAGTCTACATTTATCAAATATGCTCTCTACCTTACTAATCATGTTCTCAACGACGGAACATGGTGTGACCCTAAGTCTTCCCGTAAGACAAGCAAGTCCGAAATGGACGATCTTGCAGAGCAGATGCGTAAGAACAAGGAGGCATACGAGGCTGAAAAGGCTAAGAATGAGCAGAACGAAACCATGGTTACGTTTATTATGAATCTGCTTACTCCCGAGCAGATTAAGGCAGTACAGGCGCAAAAGCTCAGTAAGTGAGGCAATCCCATGCCACGTCGCACTCAATCCCGGGCGCAGGTCGTCCTGTTGGGGTCAACGACCTAAAACAAATGGCTCCAACCCACTAACCCTCTGCGGAGACGAGCGCCGACAGGGGTAATTTTATCGCTCACAGACCTTGGCAACAGTCGGGGTTGACTTATCGACCAGCTCATGTCATTAAACCGAGCAGAAAGGAAACTACTATGCCCAATCTCACCCTTAACCTCTTCAACCTTGGCTGTCACTCACGGAGTGACATAACCCTTCGCAGAGATGCAATGGACTCGTCTCTTGCATTCATCAAGTTCGCAGGTCATACCTATTCAGCGGACTGGGACGAGTTTCGTATCCTCAACTTTGAGTGCCCTCTGACGCTCATCGTCTAAAGGTTATAACTGCCAAGCAATATTAGAAAGTAGGTGTTTCCAATGCGCTACTAAGGGTCCAAGTGCCAGCGACCGGAAATAGGCGGCACGAACCTGACATCCGACAGCTCTGCCGAAAGATGTACGATTCACACTTGGTAACTGTGAACCGATAATCCCACACGGCAAATCTGAACTGAGTTGGTCGATAGTCAGGGGCTTAAATTAAAAAGTAAAAGTCCGTGGTGGACTTTGGAGGTAGTTATGTCAGTAATTGTAGAAGCAGTTTCGGGAACTGCCTGAACAAAACCCGAAATCAACGAAAGGACGTGATACCAATGCTTTAGTCTGAGCAGCTTAGTGGGGTGCTGCTTTATCAATCACCCCACCCCAAGCAGGTAACTGCAAAATACATATTTGAAAGGAGTATTCAAATGAATACAAAAATCCATCTTTACACAACTGCCGAGGCTCTTGCCTCACTTATCAATCTTATGATCGACGGCGATAATATGATCGATTCAGTCGAGTCAATTGCAAAACTGTTTTCTGATATTACAGATGACGGTGATGTTATTGAGCTTCTCGAAAACCATGGTTTCAAGTTCGCCCTTTACCATACTACGGGTGTCCGTTACTGGTTCCGTCTTTGTGAGCTGTCCGACTCCATTGACGAGGAGGTGAACCGCAATGCGTAAACAAATGCGTAAACACCATTATGCCCCCGCAGAATGGCATATAATTTCCATTGCCGTTATTGCGGCAACAGCAATTCTTATTTCCATCATGTCCCCGTGGGAAAAAGACATGACAGGAATAGTAGTGTTCCCCGCACTGTTCTGCGGAATAATCATGAGGTGCGTATGCGACTGGGTTTTCGTTGTGAAGACAGTCATTTTCACAACTGTAAAATACGGTTGCGAACACATATTAAAAAGGACGGTGAAGTACATTGGCTGAATACTACAAGCAGGAATTGGCGATGCTAACAAAACAGCTCGCCGACCTTAGTGCTGACCTTATAACCGCAAATAGCAAATACGAAGCTGCTCTAATCAGAGACGCCATATCAACCGTCAAGGCGGAGATATCTCTTTGCAAGTGTGATCTTGCAAGAGAAACCGCATAAGCCAAAACATATTAGATATTTGAAAGGAAATGATATTATGAAAACAATCGCAGAAATCAAAGCAGCTCTCGAGGTAACAGCACAGACCGAATTTACCATTTCTCAGGTCGCACATATTATTGATGCACCACATTCTACAATTCGCCTTGCATTTCGCAATGCGAATCGTAGCAAGTGGACAAAAGAGGATATCCTTCGCTATGTCGAAGGTGTAGTCGGAAATTCCGATATGCTGACCAGTTCAGAAGCAGCTAAATATCTGGGAATTTCATATCCCACATTGAACTATTACATAAAGAGGGGACTCATAGTCCCCGACATTCATGGCAGGGGACAATTTCCTAATCGTTTTTCCAGAGAGACACTTGACGGTTTCAAGGAATATCTTAACGGCAAATCGGCAAAGTCGGAGCCCGAAACTTCTGCCGTCGTTGTCCCCGTAACCGCAAATCCCGAACCTGCTACCGAGTATGTCAGTCCAATAGATGTGCTCATACACATCGACAAAACAATCAACGAAGACCCAAACGTCAAGGCATACTATGATATGAAGAATCGGTTTGAACAGATGAACGAAGCCGCATTACAAAAGCTGTTCTCTCCCATGCTGGAACGGTTTAAATTTGCTTATATTTGCAAGTGCGTTCCTGAGATCCAGTCTCAGATGCTGACTTGCATAAACAAGGGCAAGCTCAGAGGCATGGAAAAGTACGGAATGGATTTTAACGCATTTCTTAAACTGGTCAAATTCGCCCACGATAATTACGTTCCCCTTGATGCGATCGACAATCAGGGCGAAGGCGTAAATGCGTAATTGCAAAATCAAATAGGAGGTAAACACATATGAAAACTGCAAAACTTATTATTGACGGTAAAGAGATCGAGGTTCAGATCTCAGATAAACAGGTGGAAGAGCTGACTGCGCCTAAGAAAGTCACGGGCTTTGAAAGAGCCGATAGTTATTTGTATATCGACTCCGAGGGCGACATAGGGTTGGGTTATGACGAAGATGATGTAAATTCCGATTGTCATTATGCGGTGGCAAACTACTACACCAATAGGCGACTTGCCGAATGGTGTAAACGCAGCGACACTCTTACCCGCCAAATGAGGCGTTGGGCAGCGGAGCATAATACCAAACCTGCTGATTGGGATTGTCATACACCCAAATGGTCTCCTGTTTGGAATAATGTAACTCAGAAAGTTGAAGCGTATGGTTATATCACTGGCATTGATTGTGGACAAGTATATTTTGTAACTAAAGAACTTGCCGAAGCCGCGATCGAGGAATTCGGTGACGAAATAAAATGGCTCACCGAAAACCGCCCCAAGTGGTTCTGATAATCATACACACATATTTAAAAGGAGAGATATTATTATGATGACCGTAAAAGAACTTATTGCAAAACTCGAAACCTGTGACCTTGATGCTTATGTTGGCATTCATAATTCTTGTTATGAATGTGATGCGTTAGCTTACAACGTGCTCACCGATGTTCATACAGAAGGTGAGTATGGACAGCTCAAAGAATACGGGTGCGACGATCCCAATATCGGATACTATATGCTTTGTCACAACAATGCCAAGTTTGTCGTCATCGAGGGATAATTACAACTTCAAACTATGAGCTCAAGCCCATCAGCCTGTCTGGTGGGCTTTTCTGATAGCTTGAACTATCAAATAAATTTTAACGCCGAAAGGCAGAAAGAGGTATTATCATGAGTACAAGATATGAAGTTGGTCAGAAGGTCGTAATTGCAAATGAAGAGACTTTAAGGCATGTATTATACACAGTGTCTGAAATGTACAAATATGCAGGCACAACAATGACAATTTACACAACGCATTCGGGAAGTGTCACCTGCCCTTATTATATGGTCGAAGATGAAAACGACAACAGTGGACGCCGTTGGCATTGGTCAGACGGTATGATCGACCACGAAGCAACAGCACGACTGATGGAAACTGCAGAACCGGAGCCCAAAGAGTTTAACGAGTTCTCTGTCGATTACTACACCAACAAGGTGTATGATATGTTCAACAGATTTGCTCGCAATGGCGCACTTATCGACCGTGCGAATAAGTTTACCAAAGATGGCATCCGTAAGAATGTCGAAGAGTGGCTCAACATGAAGGCTCCACTTTTCAGACTTCTTCGTAAACACCCTAACTGGAACGAAGAGGCAAAAGCAGTCGTCTATCATCAGACCGAGCACCGTATGCCATCATCGGCAGATTCAGAATCCGCATTTAGTCACCTTATAGAATTTTGTGGATACGACCACATTGAATCTGGTACAACTCCTTGGGACAATGTTTACACTTGCTTTTCTGAAATGTCTCAGATAGATTGGCAGACAATGATAAACAAATCGCATATTTGCAATTGGAGTTGGATATCAGATTCCTATGTTGACAGTAAAAGGCTTTTTGCCACCGTATTCTTAGCACTCTTTTCTCAAGAGCCGATGAATACAATGTCCAAAGAAGTTGCCGACTGCGTAAATCGAATCTATCCCGATATCAGAGCACACGTTGGTCAAAAGACAAGCCGAATTGCAAATAAGTTGTTCTGTAAATTCGGTTTTGATAAAACCCCAAACTATAACCGTGAGTTTGCAAAGCTTGCGGATAGCATGAATCCGTTTGACGTAGAACGTATTACAGTTCTTTCTGCAAACATCATCGACTTTTTGCTGATGTCAAACGGCAACTCGTGGCGTTCCTGCCATACTATCCTCTCAGGTGGTCCCGATAATTACGGTGGCTGCTATATGGGCGGAACACTTAGTTACGCCAATGATTCCGAATCAATGATATTCTATACTGTCGATAAGGATTATCACGGCACAGATTATTGCTTTGAACCTAAAATTAATCGCCAGATTTTCTTCTGGAGTTATCCTGTGCTCGTACAGGAACGCCTTTACCCGCAGTGTAACGATGACACGGAACAAGGAAAAGCCCTTGTTAAGCAGTACAGAACTGTTGTTGAGGATATCTTTGCAACCTGTCTTGAAACTCCGAATCTTTGGGTCAGGGAGAACCGCAACAGAGCAAGTGTATGTAACCGTGATGATACTTTTATGTACGATGATTGGAATAATTTCCCTAACTACATTGTACATCTGAAAAAGGAAATTTCCGTTTCCGAAAACGAGGTTGAAGAGGGCAGCGATACTGAAAACCGTGACTCTGATTACGTTATTCGTTCTGCAAAGTATATTGTCGTGGGCGGTACAAGCTATTGCATAAACTGCGGAGCTGAAAAATGTAAAGATGAATTTGAAGACAGTGAAAATTCTCATAACGGTCTTCTTTGTCACAAGTGTCACCCCGATGAGGAAACAGCTTATTGTGATGAATGCGGTTGTTACAACGATCGTGATGATATGCACTGCATAGACGGCGAGTGGTATTGTGATAACTGCTGTTTCTATTGTGAATATCATCAGGAATATGAAACAGGCAATTACACATACGTCGAAAATTATGGCAACGTTTGTGAAAACGGTCTTTATATTGGTGATTTCTGTTGCTGCGATCAGTGTGGGGAGTGGCATTACGACGAACCAACTACAACTGTCTATGACAGATACGATGATGAGATCGAAGTCTGTGATAATTGTCTTAAGGAATATTACATACAGTGTGATGACTGCGACGAATATTTCCACCGTGAAAATATATTTGAGCTTGGTAGCGATTGTTTTTGCGAAGCTTGCTATGACAAGCATATGGAAAATGAGGAAACAGAAGAACCCGAAAGCTCTGAGGAGGTAACTGCATAATGGTAAACAGCATAACAACAACCGCAGTCAATTATCTCAGAAGCCTCGGGATATCCTGCTCCGAGCTTGGTGTTGCCAAAAACATAAACGAGTGGAGCAAAAATAAAACTCCGCTTCTTGAGTTACTTCGCAAACACCCTATGTGGCGAGAGGACGAGCTCGCAATCGTTACTACAATAACCGAGAAGCGAGAACTTGACAGCAATTACTTTAGTTTCTGCGATGAGATGCGGGCACTGATTTTTGAAAACAGCGATGTTTCATATAACATAATTACAAAACTGAGAAAGCACATCTTCGATAATCACGGTGGAAACGTCCCCGATGAGTTCAGGATGTTCTTTTCAATGAATAACAATAACGACACTGCTCTCCGATTTGTAACTCAGCATTGTTTTTCGGAAACTGTTGATGGCGATATCGTGTCCACAATAAATCTGATAGCTCCCGAATTTAAATTCAAGAGCGGTCAAAAATCGACACGAATTCTGAACAAAGTCTATGAATACTTCGGTTTTACAAAACACCCGGAGTATAACCGCATCTTCGCAAAGATAAGCGACTGCATATCACCCCGAGCCTTCAAGCGAACTGCGGTTCTCTCAGTCAATCCTATGGATTACCTTACAATGAGCCATGGCAACTCATGGAGCAACTGTATGTGTTTAACTCCAAGCCGCAATTTCGATGGCTTTGAGTATAAAGGAAAGCACAAAGCAGGTTGTATGTCCTATCTGACTGACAGGGTTTCACTTCTGTTCTACACTCTTGATGATAAGAACTTCGAATCAAGAGAATTGTGGAAGATACCGAAGATAACCCGACAAGTGATATTCTATAAGTCGCCCCACATAGTTCACGAAAGAATATACCCCAAGTCAATAGACTATTGTGAGAGCGACAGCAATCCGTATTTCATATATCGAAACCGTGTCCAGAAAATTCTTTCGGAGTGCGAAGGTGTCCCCGGCTCGTGGACGCCAAATCACACAATAATCAAAAGCAACCCCGATACGTTTATGTACCCCGACTGGAAGTTTTATACGGTACTTAAATATGATAATCCCGATTTGCCGAAGCAGAGCAACACAATATCAGTCGGCGGTAGTACATATTGTATAGAATGCGGGGCACAGAAGTACCGCTCAACATCAGATGTTAATGATATAATGTGCAGTTCACTTTATTGTGATAACTGCGATTCGTCAATTGCAAATGATAATTGTGATGACGATGCCCCCGATGTCGATTCTTATGATGATTATGACCGCTTCTAATCAAATAATTTAATGGAGGAAAATGGCTATGCCTACAACAACTACTACAACTACTACTACCACTCCCGCAACCGCAAATATTTCCGCATTTAATACTTTATCACCCAAGGTAAAGAAATACGAACCGGAAAAACACGTAAGAAACCTCAATCCCAAAACACCCGATCTCGACAACGTAAATAAGATGATCGAAAAATATAATTCTATCATCGGCAGCACAAGAGATTTCAGACCTCTTTCATCTCTGTTTGAAAAGATAATCCGACTTGAGCAGTATGCTCTCAAAGATTTTCTTTACTCGATACTCGTCGGCTTCGGTTATGATGTTGTCTATGCGGACGGATACTTATTCGCAAAAGGCAATGTTCCCGTAATGATGTGTGCTCATATGGATACTGTTCATAAGGAACCCGTTCGAGACATTTATATGTCCGATAAGGGTTGCGTCTGGTCTCCGCAGGGTATCGGCGGCGATGACAGATGCGGTATCTATACTGCACTTATGAGTATCAGAGATGGCATTAAGCCTTACATTCTCTTTACCGAAGACGAAGAGATAGGCTGTGTGGGAGCTGATTACTTCGCAGACGATATCCGTAATAGCATTATCAATCTCGAAGACATAAACATCAACTTCATAATTGAAGTGGATCGCAAAGGCTCAAACGACAGCGTGTACTATGACTGCGATAATCCCGAATTTGAGAAGTTCATTGACACATACGGCTTTAAGACTGCATATGGTTCCTGCTCTGACATCTCATATGTAGCTCCCGCTCTCGGTGTTGCAGCTGTAAACTTCAGCAGCGGATATTACAATGCTCATACCACAAGCGAGTATATCGTTCTTGATGAGCTTTATAACGTTATCGAAAGAGTAAATACAATTATCAAGGACGTAGCCGAGGGTAAAACTGCAAAGTACGAATACATTGAAGCTACATACAGCTACCGAGGTTATGCCAGTAAAAGATACTACGGCTGGGACGGCGATGACGGATATGACGACTTCGATTACGGCAGATACTACGGCAAGGACAAGACCGGTAAAACTGTTATCAATTCTTTCCCAGATGATGAAACTGATTATGAAGAAGATGAGTCTCTCTGGGACAATATGATAAAGGCAACTCTGCTCTACAACTCTGAATATCTTATGCTTGCAGACGGTTCGATGATTGAAACAGACGGTACTGACGATTTCTATATCGGTAAAGATAATAAGATCTACAAGCTTATTGACTATAGTTCCAATGAAGATGAAGATTATGATAAGTTCAATATTATCGTAACTCCAATTGACGCAGTTGCCTTTACTAAGAACAATACCATCTGTAGGTATGATGAAACTGAAGCTGAGTACGTGTTCGTCGTCAATGATGAACTTGATTACTACAAAAAATAAAGGAGTGATGCCTACGAAAACAGGGTTTGATAACGGCATCTGCACTGAGTGTGCTTATAACACAAAAGGCAGATGTTCTATCTGTAAGTCGTCTGTCAAATATATAAAAAGCTGTCCCGAGAATTACAGTTATGAGCTTATGCGGGAGATAGCCGAAGATATCTGCAGGAGGAGGAAAAGAATGCCTCATGGAGATGTACTATCAAGGGAGTGGTAATTTGAGTTTTGTAATTGCAATTATTATGCTCATTGTAAACCTTATCGAAACCGAGTAAGGAGGAAATTATTATGGTAACAAAAGAACAGCAGCTTGCAGAAGCAATCGAAAGAATGAAAGCACTGAAGCTTCATAAAAACACAATCGCAGACTTAAAGCAGGGGAGAGTAAACGTCAGCAAGCAGAGGGGTGCTCTCTACTGGGCAAATGAAGAAGAGAAGGAGATAATTGCAAAGTTCGAAGCCGAGCACAATGCACTTGTATATCACGCCATTTATACCCCGACACATTTCGGGTGCTGCTTTTCTATGCTGTTTGTAAGTCAGTATGAAGAGGAATGGGAAATGGATAACAAGGATATCAAAGCAGGCTACCCTATTGCAATGGTTATAAACCTCGACGACGAATGGTGTTCCGATATGGGAAGCATTGGAGTGACACCGATGTTCGGCGGACTGATAAGAACTGCATAAAAGGAGGACTGCAAATGAAGTATCTTGAAATAACTCTGCACGATAATGATTTTGGTAGAGAGCTTAACGGTCTCGGACAGTATCTGATAGAACAGATAACAAATAACGATGGTGAATTTAATATCAATGACAATTATCCATTGTTTCGTGATGGAATTGTAAAATATCTTTCAGCTGCTTATCAACTTCGCAAAGCGATATGGTGGGGTAAAGCTGATGATGTTGGAGACGTAGCCGATTATTTTGACTTGCGTTTAAAAATTAGAGTTATCGAAGAAAATGAACTTAAATCTTGGGATAACGCAGAAATACTTTACGTACCCATCTGTACCCTTAATGATGTTTATCACGGTGTGACATGGGCTATTGTATAATTTGAAAGGAGAAAATACCTATGGGACTTGATATGTATTTATATGAAGTAAGTAAACCTGATATAGCAGAGGGTTTTAGTTTAACGGAAGATGAGATTTATACCCGAGAAGAAGATGGACTGGTCTTATTTAACGAAGAGGAATATATTGCATTTCCATATAAAGAGTATTTAGTAAAAGGTGAAATAAAGAAATGGTATATAGAGATCAAGCAGATACTTATAGATGTTATGGGTCTTACAAGCGATATGGTTATAACATCTAAATATGGTGGTGTAAAATATTGTGATAATCAAACAGTTAATATGCTATACATAACCATTAAGAAAGACTATAAAGTGAAAACAGGCAATTCAACTGTTGTACAGCAAGATGATGGCTTTGCAATAAAATGTAATGTGGAATTAAAGGAAGAGGATGTTGAAACTGCTACATACAAAGCAGAGGTAATTTTCGAAAATAGTTTCACAGAAAGTGGCGGACGAAAATATAACGGTAAATACATAGTGGAGCAGTATGAGGTGGTTTATGTTGTAAATCTTGAAGAGATTTGTTATCAGCGTAAGGGATTGACAGATGCGGGTTGGGATGCACTTCCGGAAAATTGTTCTTATTGTGGAGACGAGAGGGTAATAGAGACCTTATGTAAGACAGGTGGTTTAAGTGAAGAGTTTTTGGAAAAATGGGAAAATGGCAAGACAGTATTTTGTCCTTGGTGGTAATAGGAGGCATTCAATATGGTATGCAATAATGAAATTGTTATGGTAGGTACAAAAGGTAAAACACTCTTGTGATTTATAAAGATTACGACTGCGAATCACCGAGAGAATGGGACAGTCTCGGACATCTGATTCTCTTTGGAAGAGATACAAGAGCTTACGGAGACAAGCATAACTACAAATCATTTCAGGAGCTGACAACTGCACTTTCCGGTATCAAAAGAGTTCAGTATCCTGTGTATGCTTACGTACATAGCGGAGTAACATTTTCACTTTCGGATTTTGGCGACAGATGGGACAGCGGAATATGCGGTCTTATCTATGTCACCTATGATGAGATCGAAAAAGAATACGGAAAGGTTGACGATTCTACAATTGCAACTGCGAAAACAGTTTTGCAGGGCGAAATAGAGGCACTCAATCAGTATGCGAGCGGCGAGGTGTACGGGTACACCTTGTATGAATTCGATGGGCCATTATACAGCTGTGGCGGTTTTTACGGCAGCGACGGTATAGAAGATATCCTTGACGAAACCGGGTTCAGTAAGAGCGATATGAAAGAAGTCTATAATAACTATCGCTTCGGCCTCGATAACTATTTTGAGGAAACATTTATCAAAACAGTCAAGTGGTCATTAAGACCGTAACTGCAAAAGGAGAACGAGAATGAACATAGGTCAGTCATATGAAATAACCAAAAGAATAAAAGTCCATACGAAACCGCTGGTGACGTGCGACGTTATTCTAACCGGAAAATTTGAAAAGGAAACAAAGATGTTATTCGTTTTCGATAATTTCAAGGTTAGGAAAAATGTAATCATATCTATAAAGGAGAAGTGATAGGTGATGAATCAGATAGGTTATGCTGTAATTATTCGCAGTGCTTATGACGGCATACTTCTTGTTCAGCTCTGCGATGATTATGATACCGCAGTTGAAGAACTGCAGAGGGCATACTGCCTTGACTTATTGGAATATGACAACCTTCACATACACGTAGATGAAACGTGCGACGAAAGGGAGAATCTGAAAACAATAAGTCTGACCGACGGTAACATCGTTACATATACAGTAGAGGAGGCTTATAAATGAAGAAGTACAGTGTAACACTTTTAGTAACTGGATATACAACGCTTCACATCGAAGCTGAAAATAAAGATGCAGCGGTGAAAGCGGCAGAGAAATCATTTTATAATAACTGTAATCTCTATCTTGACGATGCAGAAACAGATACTTGGGAGGTGGAAGAAGAATAACTGTATATGATGACAAGGGGACAACATCATGCCGTCATGGAGATGACTGCGAATGTTATCTGTATGACGATGAACTGATAACTGTAATAAGAATAATCGGAAAGGAGAAGAGATAAATGAAACCGAATAAACTTGAACGGTTTGTGAACGACCGAGAGCTGCATGAAAGAGCGCTTTTGCACATCGACCGCAAGGGACTCGATATGTGCGTGCTGTCCACGTTTTCGCAAGATGCAGCGTGGGCTCTTGCAGGCGACCTTATCGCTAATTGCAAAATCGAGTTCAAAGCCCCTGTAGAGATGTACATTGACAAGCTTACAGACAACTGGTTGACATTCGCCGAAGCAGAGAAGCGAAACTTTGAAGAAGTCCGCAAGCTTGCAGTTCTCGAAACGTTTGACCGAGTTCTGTGCAATACATTCTATAAGATGTATTACGACGATTTTCACCACCTGATACATCCTAACTGCGTTTCTTACCGCAGGGGACTGTCAGCCGGCAAGACCGTAAAGGCTCTTGTCAGTGAGATGAACCGTAAGAAATGGTACAAAGGATACAAGCTTGACCTGAGCAAGTTCTTTGATACCGTAAATCGTGAAACGCTTGACAGAACACTCGATATCATAACTCCCGATAAGGATTGTATCGATAACATAGTAATTAAACATTATCACGACGATACTATAATCATAAACGGAAAACCCGAATACAGATATAAATCACTAAGTCAGGGCAATCCTATCGCCTGTCTGCTGGCTGACCTGTGCTTGAGAGATATAGATGAGACCATAAGTAATATGGATGTTATCTATTATCGCTATTCTGACGATATCATAATCCTCGGCAGGGAAGCTGACCACGCCCTCGAAGTTATAAAGCAGATGCTCGAACCAAAGGGTGTAACTCTTAATCCCAAAAAGGTCAAAGCGTTACAGGCAGATAAAGACTGGTTCGAGTTTCTGGGCTTTAAGATACGTGGCGACTTGATAACTGTGTCTGCAAAAACTCTCAGAGGTATCGAGCAGCATATAAAATCTGAAACGATACAGTGGAGCAGAGAACACAAAAGACCGGCTACCGAAGCGGAGACCAAGCGGATATGCAGGCGGCTCCAGAGGTATCTGTTCCTTGCATATGAAGAGAACAGCAACCAGTTCGGCATGTGTCAGTATCTGTTCGGAACCGTTAACTGCAAACATGATATCGACATGATAGACAGGTATTGTAAAGATTGTTTAAGAGCAGTGATAACAGGTCGCAATAAGGTTTGGGGTCTCGGTTCTACAGATAATAACCCCAATTACACGATCCAGTTCCAGAAAGGAATAAACGTTAAAGCCAACAGGAAAAGGACTGTGGCAGACGGAATAGATATGGTAAGGGCTGCCGGTTGGTACAGCCTTAATCATATGTACAAAGTCTATCATACCGACCACGAACTCTGGCTGAGCGAGATAAACAAAATAAAAGGAGGTGTTATACATGACGCTGTATGATGCGTTAATTGCAAAATCAGAATCGGGGCATAAGCTCAGGTTCGATCTGGTCAAAAAGAATATCAGAATAGATAAGCGTGTCGTAATGGAAAACGGCAAGCTTGTAGCTGATATGATAGGCGGCGAAGTTATCGACTCGTTGGGGTCTCCTGTGTCCGGCTATGACGATCTGGTAACTCTTTACGAGAACTTTATTCATTCGTCACCGAGCAGTGAGAACAGCCGCAAGACTTACCTGTTTAAACCTCTGTCTGCCGATGAGCTGAGCATGACCGACTTTTACCGTAACGATAACCGAGATGTAATGCACGCAAAGCTTTGTGCCGCTATTATAATCGGAAGTCTTAACGGTACCCTTAAATGGGAAACGCCCGGCTGGTTCCGTAAACTGACCGATAGTTTCATAATCTATCGCAGCTATATCCAGTAACCCGAAAACCATAAACCATACATATTAAAAGGAGAAATTTATTATGACTAACAACAACACGAACAACGTTAACCTTAACAACAGCAACCTCGATATGAATGAGTTCGCAAAACTGGTGGCAAAGTCAATGCTCGATATGGCTAATACTCCAATCCCTGCCGACAATGATAACTCAATTCCTGCGCACGGTAAGTATTTTGGCAAGACGATCTGCGGCGAAGTCTATAACCCCAGAACAACAAGACGTTGGATCTCCGCTCAGTTCATTAGACTTATGAGACAGGAGAGTGTCACCACAAGTATCAATCAGGTAATCGCAAATTTCTATACCTATAAGTACAGTATCCTCTATACCTGTAAGGAAGCTAAGCTGCTGGCTCACCTCAAAGATAACGACCCCGTTGCATTTGAAGAGCGCAAGCATTTCTTTGATGTGAATAGCATCGCCGATATATTTATGAACTTCGCTAAGGAGTTCCAGCCCAGTCTTCAGAGCCTTATAAATACCGCTTGGTCATACTCAGACTTCGCTGTAATTGCAGAGGCTATTGAACTGGTAATTGCAAAGAGAGCGTTTGATATCCCCGAAGGCACAGGCATGAAGGGCGGCAGATACTTCAAGAACCACGAGCTTGCTGATGCGTTTATTCGCAGCTTCAAGAAGGCTGGCGCTTATTATACTCTCAAAAACTATATCATGTTTGACGGAAGATTTATTCTTCACTGGTTCGATGAAGTTTACACCAGAGAGAATGCCCTCAGAAAACTCAGACTCGAGATTCAGTCACCCGACTACTATTTCTATAAGGCACTTAAGGTTTCTATGGCGGAAAACTACATCAGCCTCAGCGATCCTTTTGCGAATATGGAATAAAAAAATAACTGCAAACTCTCAGTCAGCAAAGTGCATATCATCCGGATTTATAAGCATCGACGACAGTTATCACTCCCGTACGATGCTCGTAAATCACGGACTCTTAATCTAAATGGTTTTAGTAAATCGCTGCGGCTGAGAGTTATACTATTATAATTGTAACGGAGGAATACATATGGTAACACGAAACAGTAATGGCGAATACGTTGTCAACGGCACAGTGCTTAGTTCTTACGATGCTTTCGATGTTTATAAATTCGTCAAGAGTGAATACAACGCAGAAGATATGGCGATGACTATCGAAGAAGAGTATGGCGCTCAGACGCAGGAAAAGGTAACTGCAAATCAGGAACTTTGGCGTGACATATTAGACATGTATGAGGACTGCAGAAACAACGATGAGCAGTGGCATTACGACGCCGAATATGTTGTGTCCGAATTCCAATCTGAGCTGGACGCTATAGCGGCAAATCACTAACTGCAAAACGACTTGCGGAAACAACATTCAAGTCCGCAGCAACACGATCTTCTCATCCTGGAGACCTCCAGAGTTCGAGATCGTTTATGCTGCCTCTTATCTAAATATCTTTAGTAAGCATATGTTTCCACAAGCCGAATAATTCCTAATTCATAACACAAAATGCAATCAATAATCCCTCCCTCGGCGCTCGTGATGCGTCACCCATCGCTTCACGCCGCTGTCGTGATTCTTTATATCTAAATTACTTTAGCGACAATTCGGTGTTATGATTTCTTAATTCCCGGCGGCAAAATGCAAATACGCATCTGGTCCGAAGAAATGTACTGGGACACTCCCAGTACTCTTTCCTCAGACAAGATGGTATTATCTAAATCAATTTAGCGAACAACTGCTGCCGGAAATTGCTGATCTGATTTCTGTCCGTCCTAATGCAAACATGTAATCCCTCAGATGAGAGCCATCCAGCACACTGCTGGATGTTTCTCATCTCCGTGATACATGTTATCTAAATGCTTTTAGCGAAAATTCGGCGGTCAGGAAATATATATAAATAATTGCAGCACCTTAAATGCAATAATGTCATTGAGAATCATCACAAAGCCGCTCGCAAACGTGCGAGCTTCAAGATGCACCCACGACATTGTATCTAAAAATCTTTCAGCAATACAATAAGCACTTCAATTAAATTCAGTAACCGTGATATCCAATATGCACTGCACCTTCGAAAGATGAGTCGATGACCCTCAATCAACTTCGTTGATTGAAGCGTCGATGACTCTTCTTTCAGAAGGTTCATATCTAAATTCCTTTAGCGATACCATGGATATTCCGGCTGCATAACCGAGTTTGGCAAACTGCATTTCGGGATCTTACACCGACGGGCACTATTCATACCTGACAAGTGCCCGACGTTTCAGATCCCTCATATCTAAACTGTTTTAGTAAATTGCCGCCAGGCTCGGTTTTGATAACTGCAATCAGCATAATAGCTTTGTACTATAGGAGGCGATCAGTCCAGTTACACCCCGCTTGTCAGCGGGTGTCACGGACACTCTCCTCCAATACATCTAAACCTTTGTAGAAAACATCTTGTTATGCTAATTGCAAAACAAAATAATTGTTTAATGGAGGTTATAAATAATGAAAAAGATAGTAAAATTCACATTTGATAGGAGGATTTTTTGATGAGAATAACATTAATTTATATTGGAAACGACAGTTACAACAGACCCGTTTATAAAAACGAAAACGGAAAGTTATTTGTTGATGTTGATCCTCGCAAAGATCATGAGCCAAAAATATGCACAAAATATCAAAATTTCGATGGCGAACCTGATACACCGATAGACTGTATAACTGCATATAGCAATGCAGAAATTGAATTTATACCCAAACGCATTACATGGTAATTCAACCACTGATAAAAGTTTTTATGATTATCTGCTTATGGAATTTGGAGGTAACTATTATGGCTAACATTTGCTCTACACAGATAAGATTTTTTGGAAATGATGATGCACTTACAGATTTTTTCAACAGGATCGGGCACGCTGTTTCAGATGAAGCACACCCTGATATGAGCTACTGCGAAAGACGCAGCTTCCGCAACATCGCCAATGAATTCGGAATCGATCCTGATAAGGTCTCATTAAGAGGAGATATCGAATATGACAGGGATTGCGCAACAATATATACTGAAACCGCATGGACGCCTCGCCTTGGCATATGGAGTGCGATAATTGCAAAATGCTATACCAAAGATGACGAGCAGCTCATTTCATTCAGCTGGTGCGCAGAGGAGTTCGGCTGCGATATCTACTGCACAAACGACATGAATGAATTTGGCGACATGACATACTGCATTGACTACGATATAGGCAGCGATGCAGATTACCTCTACGGCGCCACAGAAGAAGAGGTGCTCAAAGAGGTTAACAGAGTTTTTGAAAAAGCAGGACTTGAGCCTGTCAAGTCTCTTGCGGAAGCGGAAGTGGCAGTTGAAGTCAATGAAGACTGGTTTATGTCAGTTCACAAGCTTGAACTGTTTGATACCTGCGATTTTGATTAAAGAGGAGTTTGTAATGGGTAATTGGAAATACATTCTCAGAAGCGGCGGTAAGCTCAGAGTAAAGATAAACAGCGACGATAAGTTTGGTAAATTGTAATTTGAAAAGGAGATTTTATTATGGATAACGCAAAGCTTAATGGTATGATAAAAGAATTCTATGACTGCTTTAACAGAGCGCAGGAGTTGAGACGTGCAGTCTTGGAATATATAGAAGAGACGCTCGATATTGATACTAACGAAAACTACGAGTTCTTTGAGGACGACAGCGATTTCTGCTTCGGCCTTGACTTAGAGACGATCGACGCTCTGGAAAACGGAGATGAGGATCTGATCAACGAACTTCGCAACTGAAAAAGGAGATGTAGATATGAAAGCAGTAAATATTATGTGGGACACTGACGGAGACAAAAAGCTTTTTGAAGAGTTGCCCTCAGAAGTTGAAATTCCCGATGACGTTGACGAAGAAGATATTGGGGATTATATCTCAGACCTAATTGGATTTTGCCATTTTGGGTACGACCTCGAAGATTGAAAGGAGAAAACATTATGCCTAATTGGTGTTCTACTAAAATAGAATTTACAGGAAACTTCGCAGACCTTACGGATCTGCACAATAAGATAGTACAGTACACATCGTCAAATGCAGAAACTTCAGGCTTTAGTAAGCCTTGGCTTGGTAATGTGCTCATCGGGTTCGGCTTCGGCGACAGAATCTATAATCCCAAAAACATTATCCGCTGCCGTGGATGGATCGATGACATCGGAAATGTAACCGACAGACAGGATAAGTCGAGTTTTGATATCTTTGCCGAAACAGCATGGATACCAATGATCAAAATGTGGCGTGAGATAATCGCAAGGCATTATGATAATCGTATTTCCATACATTGGATAGCCGAGGAGAAGGACGGCGGGCTGTATATGACCGATGATATAGGTTGGTTCGGCACTGATTATTACCATGTTGAATGGAGTATTGGGGAAGACGAAGATTACGAAGGCGATTATTTTGACGGCTCAGATGAAGTAGCCGAGCATATCAATGGCTTAATTGCAAAATACGATTTAGGCATTGATCTTATTACCGAAAAGGATATCAATACTGCGGACGATGAAGGCAAAAATATTTATTTAAGAGGAAATCACTGGTATATCGGTGTCATTATTCTCAAAGAAGCAAACGATAATGATATTAAATAAGGGGTGAGGCATATGAACACATGTAAACTTTGCAATGGAAATTTCGATTTCCGAAAAATGCAGATCGCTGAGTTTTTAGGCAGAACAGAGATTTGCTTCGGCGGAAACCTGAATAATTCTAACAGTAAAGACAGATTTAAATATTGTCCCGAGTGCGGCAGAAAACTGACTGACAATGATTTTAAGAGGAGTGATTATAATGACGATACCTGAAATGGAAATTAAGCTCGCTCAATATCTGGATACGAGATGGAGAGCAGTTTTTTATGCTGATAATCCATTAGACGAAATAAAATTTTACATAGCTGCGTGTAATACTATTGCCCAGATCGGCGACTGGGAACTCAGAGATGATGGTACGCATTGTGTAAAGCTGGACTGATAATCTGCACAGCCCACCATGGACTGTGGATAACGGCTCGGAACGAGGAGCTTTCTCGATCCTACAACTGTAAAATCGTGAACGAAGCATATTAAAAAAAAAATATGTTTAAATAAGGAGATGTTTTCTATGGATATGAAACTGTGCAGCGAGTGCATGAATCGTTCCATCATTATGATGGAATCCAAAACAGGCAAGGAGTATCGAGAATACTTTTGCTCCGTTTCGGGTACCCGGTTGAAATTCACTAAAGAGTGCCCGATGAGTTATGATTTGCAGGAATACGAAAATCTGATTGCAAAAGGCGAGGCTTATGATCAGCTGAGATACAGAAAAGAAATGGAGGCAGCAACATGAATAATAAGTTCATAAAGGAAATCGCAAATTACATGATAAAAACAGGAACTGTAAAATCCACATCCGGCAATTACATATTTTACTTCGATGAACTTGCCAAAATGTTCCGAACAAGTGAGACAGTCATATCGACAAATGCCGAGGCTATTCTTGACGAACTGCTCCAGCATGAGGAATTCTGTTTTGATGGTCAGGAATTAGAGCCGGACTGTTTTAGCCTGATGTTCTATCTTAACTATTGTCCTAATTGTGATGAATACTAATATGGGAGGAAGAGTAATGATGAATGAATATATAATCGTATTTGATAGCGGAGCCCCCTCGTTTAAGTGCGGAATCAAAGAAACCATAACTGCAATTTCTCCTGCCGATGCTGTTGTTAAACTCATGCAGTCCGTTAAGGTAGATTGTATAACCTCAATTCAGAAACTTGATAACACAAAAGAGGAGTGTCGTATATGAAAAAGATATCTTATGCTGAACTTGTTAAAATGAAAATCTTATTCTCTGCAATAACATCACGAATCTTGAACTTGAGCTTTATTGCGGTAATGATTACGACGAAGAAAATGATTATCCTTACGATATCTATCAGTATTATCTTATCGACCAGAGTTTTGCCGAATATCTGGCAAGAGCAACCGATGAAATTGTATACTATTGCGACGAACTTGATCTTTATGTATGGGGAGTGGCTCATTTTGGCACTCCTTGGAACGGCGTTTATCTTAACGTCAAAACCTTTGATGAAATGTGCGCCGACGGTACATACGATTAACTGCGGTCATGCTTGTATTCCCAAATGAAATCTGCAAATTGTCCATAGACCCGGCGCTCTAAAGATGACTTAAGAAAAGTATTACGCTGATACAGCACTGCCATTCTCTTTGCCCTTATTTCAGCTGCCGTTTTGGATATATTGCAAATCTCAGATATTTCATCTGCCGAATGAATATCACAGCCCCAAAGCACACATGCAGGAGCGAGAATGCCAATCGCAAATCGTTCTGCTTCATACTCATCATCAGTGGGGATGATAATATGACCCAGCTCGTGAGCAATAGTGTACCGTCGTGCTTGATATGTTTCGGTATCTCTTACAATGATATAATATCTGTTGTTTTCAATAACTGTTTTTCCTCTTTGTTCGGCGGCTAAAGCATAAGGGCTGTCAGTCGGCAAAACAGAATTTTCTATTACTTCGGAATTGTAATGACTGCAAATCTGAGACAGTTTAACGGGAAGCGTTTTAATATTGCAGTTGACCAAACATTGCCACGCTGCATTTCTGGCCCGTCTGTATTTTTCATACAAAAAAATCACCTCAGCAGTTATTGTTTGTAACTGCCAGGGTGATTATTAAGGAGGGGCGTTAGTAATTGTTAGTAGATTTGGAAATGTTGCGTAAACTGTAACTGCGAGCAGCGAGCATCTGAGGTTCTTCGTTCATATAGTACCCGATGACTTTGCCAAAAATTTCGATCTTGTGGTCTGTAGTTATAACCGAATATTTGGAATTATAAGAATGAAGACCATCTTCCTGATAGACTTTAAACAGGGGACAGCCATCAACTATGGCAATAACTTCATCTCCGTATCGGATCTCACAGCTGCGATTTACCCAAACAATGCAGCCATTGGGATATTCAGGTTCCATGCTGTCTCCGTCGATTGGAATTCCACAATCCGCACCGACAGGAATCTCATCAATGGGGAAAGACTCTTTTTCAAAAGCATCATCTTCCGTAAATGGGAAAGAAACACCTGCACCTGCTGCGATAACTGCAACATCCATTTTGCGCATAGAGATTTTTCGCCTCTTGTTCTGAGCTTCTCCGAGCCTGTCGGATATTTCAGAACAGCGACCAATAAAGCGCTGCTGTTCATTATCAGGCAGCGAGTGGAAGACATTTAATAATGCTTTGTCGTTCTCAGATAATGATATTTTATCAAACAATAGGTTGTCAACGGTAACGTTAAGGTATCTTGCGATTTTAACTACAATATCAAGAGTTATTTTAGAAGTCGGTTTCTTTTCCCACTGGCTGAATAAGCTCTTGTTACAGCCAATAGCAGCTGCAACGGAAGCCTTAGTCTTTCCGCTGTTTACTATTTTCTGTATTATGGTTTCACTGTATTCCATATTTCAATGTTTACCTCGTAAATTGTTGTATAGTTTCTTAATTGTATCTTTGTCGATAATAAACAAAGATGAATATAATTTGAAAAAAACACTTGACTTTACGTTCAAAAGCGTATATAATCATATTATAAGTTGAATATTCTCAACTTTAGTATTATTATACCACATTTCGTGATAAAAGTCAAGTAAACTAATTATTTCTTGGCATACACATTTGCTGTCCGATTTTCCGACCAGATCGTGTGCTATAATTAGTATGGCAAAATATATAAGGAGGTCTAAAGATGCTTATAAAAGAATATTCTGTGCGAGAAGTGCAGGATATATTATCACGGAATGGGTTTACATATCTTAGAACTCACGGCAGTCATCGTATTTATTCAAACGGTAATTGCAGCGTTTCAATTCCGTCTCAGAAAAAGACAGTTAATAAAATGCTGTTTCTGAGACTTGTCAAGGAAAACAATATCATCATAAATTAAAAAGAGGAGAAATATGATAACTTTTTTTGGCGGTTTGGCTATCATTGTTTTTACGTTGATAGCCCTGAGAATTATAGTTGACCATCCACTCTTTATGATTTTTTTTACATATCTGGGCGGCGCATTTATAGGGTATCTTTTATCAGGCATTGGGGGCGCAGTTCTCGGAGATGCAATCATGGGGTTACTCTGGCTTATTTTTATAAAATGCTCAAAATAATATGTAATTGGAGGATATTAAAATGAAAAATATAGAAAGACTTATAGCACTTTCTCAAATGGACGACACAATCGATTTTTCAAGTGTGGTAAGGATCGCTGCCGATGAAGCCCAGGAAAAATTTGATAATTGGTCTGAAAGAACTCAAGAAAGCGAGAAGGGTGAAACGATGCAGGAATATATCGATCACCTTAATTCTGCCGCCGATGCTTTTGATGAAGCATTTTCCGAGCTTAATGAAGCTTTAGAAATGGACGTGTGATGTATGAGTATCGGAGGTCTTATATTTGTTATCGTTCTTGCGCTTGTAAGTACAGCAATAACTATATTTATTATAGGCAAACAAAATTCAAAAAGAAAAATGAAAGAACAAAAACAAGCAGAAGAAGAAAAGACTGAGAAGGAGATCCTTCTTGAAAAGCTTGAAGAAGCCAAAAAACGTAACGCAGAACTGCGAAACAAGAAAGGAGAACAGTAATGTTAGGACTTGTAGCTACTATATTTGCGTGGATCGGAATTGGCGGCGCTCTTGTACACGAAAAAACTCAAGAGGCTATTGTCGAAACCAAAATCAAGGAAGCGAAGAAGTGGGATGAAGAAAGAAAAAAGGAGAACGCAAAGCGCAGAGAGCTTGAAGAACTTAAGAGAGCTATTCAAACAGTCGATAACGCAACGTCACTTGGACTTATTTATGATATGAATTTTCAGTATAAGATAACCCATATAATGTTAACGTCTGAATCCGAGCTCGATGCCAAATGTTTCCCTGATAAATCTATCTTCAGAGGAACAGAATACGAAAGTATCATTGCAAATTATATTGACACCAAGGATTTTAACTATATGTTGTTAGCTGCATTTTATCATTACGATTCCAATTATATTAGGAGCTTAATTTGCTGTGTTCTTAATATTCTGGGCTATTGTTATGATGACGATGAGTTGAATTATTATATACTCAGAAACGTGTATTTTCCTATGCGTGATACATTGCCTTATGGTTTAAGTGATGATTTGCCTAATTCAAGAAACGATGACTATTGGCGAGATAAGGAAAAAGATTATAGTTTCCCATGGTATATGTCCGGATTTGATAAATATAACATTAAAAATAATATAAATCTTTCTCAATCTACGAGAATAGAGCTTATCAGAGAGGCAGTGAAAAATTATGAAGCTAACCGATAATTATAATCTTGAATTTAACGCATCTGTTATTACTTCAACCAATATGCGGGATGAATTTGCCGAAATAAAGCTGGACTGGGTCCAGCTTCCGCTTGCAGCCCGGGAAAGATTGATAATTGATACTTTAAAAAAGGAACTCGACTATGATGATCAGTGGTATTACTTTAGCATATTTGTTCCGCTGCTTAATGGAATACCAAACTTTGGAGATACATACTATTATATAGATGAATACGCTCCCAATGAACAAATGTATGAGGAGTTTATAAAAACAAATTTTGATTTTCCGGGCTTCGTTAAAGCTTCTGTTGAAATAATAGATGTTGTTAATCTTGCTTCGGCTTTGTTGCCAAGCAAAAATATGAAAAAGCCCGCTTGATTCTATGAAAGGAGAACTTGTCAATGAACGTTAAAACAGGAGATGTAGTCAGAATAACACTGCCAAATGCCATCGGGCATCAGCAGGGCGGAGAAAGATATGCTGTCGTTGTTTCAAACAACATTGGAAATAAAGTTTCTCCTACAGTAGAGGTTCTTCCGGGAACCACAAAAAGAGACGATAGCACACTCCCAACCCACGCCCATTTTAAAGCCGGAGAAATTCAAGGACTACCAAGAAATACGACTTTTGAAGCCGAAAGTCAATGGGTTATTAACAAGTTTCAGATAATTGAAGTTGTTGGACATCTGAGTGATAAACAGCTTGAAAGAATTGCGACAGCTATGATAATGGCGACTCCTCTTGTCTTAAAAGCTTTCGAGAGCAATGTGCATAAGACACAGCGCTTTCAGAAAATCCTGAATTTCTCTTGACATATTTGAAAACATATGTTATAATAAAGCAAATACAAGCATACACTACTTTATCATAATATATGGAGTGTGATAATATGAATGCGTCAAAAAGAAATGAAGCCATAGCAATATTAAAAAGACTATTTTCGACAAAGCTTAACGTGTGCCAAGATATTTATTCCGCTGAGCTTATAGATACCGGCAAAATGACATGGGGAGAACTTGGCCCTCTTATGTCTAATCTCGACTTAGAAAACGTATCAGATATTGTACTGTGCTGGTTGTATGAAGCTGTGTCAAAACACAGCGCTGCACTGAAAATTCCTGATGTTTCACATTTTTTTACCGCCTCGGAAATCACCGAGGCTAATTCCGCTTATATCAAAAGAAGCTATTCCAAATTGCCAATAGCATTTCCGATACTGGCAAGACTTACGGACAATGATAATTATCTGACAGCATTATCCATACAGGATATTGCGAATCTGAAATCTGTTGGCATTATACAGTGGAAAGAAGGAATGCAAAGAGAAACTGTCATTACCAAGCTTTCCGATAATGACTTTATAAGCCATATCAAATATGATGACAACCGTGCCAGAGCAATCGGAAAGTCTATGAGCGACGGAACATTCTTTCCCAATTCTCTTCGTTGGCATATCGTGGCGGACGAATCTGACTATGAGGTAAAAGATGATAGAGTTATATTGAAATCAGGTTATATTGCCGAGATTGATGGTCAGCATCGAGATAAAGGCAGCGAGTATGCTCTTATGAATAATCCAAATATCATAATGACTATGCCCATCGTTCTGACAATAGGCTCTCGTGCGACTGCTCAGAGAATCATCAATCAAGACGAAGAACGTGCCCCCATCAATAAGAGTGTAGTGGCTCAATACAAATATACTATGGGAAACAATGTTCTGAAAAAGATTATTGGCAGCGGTGAGCTTGATGGTATTTACAAATTCTGTGATACTCAGCAAGGAATTCAGGTCGGTCAGGGCTTTATTCTTAAATCGGATTTTGCGGCTGCTATTGATAAGCATTATTCTGCAAGAACGGCCAAGGAACAGAGCAAAGTTGCAGAATGGCTTATTGAATTTTTTAATGAACTTGCAAATATCAATTATGATGCGTTTGTAGGTTATAAAAAGAGTGTCTCTGCCAAAAATTCTGTATTCCCGATCTATGTTTATTTAAGCAGTAAACTTCAGAATCGCTTAGATTGGGAAGATGAACTTGCTGCTGTTTTCCCTAAATTGGATTTTTTAAATTTAAAAAAGAGTATAGAAATAATCAATGAAGAAATGGGGGAGAAGAATGTATAACGAGGAAAAAAAGTTAGAATTTTTGGCAAGCATGAAAGAAGGAAACTATACGGACATGTCTTGCAATACCTATATGTATAAGTTTGAAAAGTTTTCCGATACCGAAGAACTTTTAAAAAAGGACTTGTATAATTTCAATTATAACGATTTTAAACTTTTGTTTGAGAGAAATAAAATCATTAACATTAATACCATACTTAACTGCAAAAGTATTATAAATAAGTATATAGAATGGGCAACCAAGATGGGATATTGTTCAAACGATACCGTAAATGAGCTAAAAAGAGTTATAAGCGAAGATATAAATCCACGATGGAAAATTATGACTGAAATGTTTGCGGACGAAAATGACTTGTTGGATTGTATCAGAAGCGTTATGATGGAGCAAGATTCCTCCATGATAATTTGGTATCAGACTTTTTATGGTTTGTACTGGAATGGATTATGCAATACCGAAATTTATAATCTGAAAAAATCAGATGTGCGGGGCAATCGTATAAAAGTCGGAGACGATATTATTATAGTGTCAGATCGTTTTGCTGAAATAATTGATGAGTATAAGGATATGGATAGTGTCGTAATAAACGATAGCGTTATGCCATTTACCCAGTCCGTTTATTTGATAAGAGCTAAAAATAAGAAGAATTCTCTCGGTAAAATCAACGATAATTTTCATTCTCAGCGCAGAAGAGCATGGGATAGAATGGAGGTTGATATTGATAATAAGTATTATGGTAAAGTTCTCGTCCCCACTTGGATAATGAGATCCGGTAATTTTTATCGTGCGTATCTCGACGAGCAGAAAGGAAAGGAGATCACATCAAACAATATATCGGATTATTTTAGAGTGTTTGCTATTTCAAATCAAAAGAAGATTGGTTATAGCACCTATCGTGATTATCAGAATTGGAAAAACGTTTTCTATAAATGATCCGCTGCCTGTATAGGCAGTACATAAATATTTTTTGCAACATCCACAATCGCTTGACAAGTTTAAACTCATCTGATATAATATAAATACAGTCAAGGGAGAACGGTTCAGAAATGAGCCGTTATTCCAAGAAGTCCAAAACATATTGGATATAATGAACAATCTTTCTTCAACTCTTGATGGGGCTGCTGGGTGGAATATTGATGGCGTTCTTTAATATGTAATTGCAAGTTACAAAAATGTTCATAATTATATTTCTGCCAGGTATAAATTGTAAAATCAAAATCTGAAAAATATGAGTCATTAGCTCAGTTGGTAGAGCAGTGGTCTTTTAAACCATTGGTCTGGGGTTCAAATCCCCAATGGCTCACCAAATATATATTTTCGCTATTATTTATCAATGCGAAAACATATTGGATATTTTAGACTTAAAAATTAAGGAGGAGTCATCATGACCAACGAAAAAATGACCATCACAAAGGCACTTTCCGAGCTGAAGGTGCTCGGCAACAGAATCACAACAGAAATTCGCAGTGCGACATTCTGTAACGTAAGCAAGCATACTATGCGAACCCTGAATGGTAAGAACATCTCTGACGTAAGAGCAGAAATGCAGGGTAACTACGATAAAATAGTTGCTCTTATCAACAGGAATAATGCCATTAAGAAGGCGGTAAATAAGGCAAACGCCTCCACAATCGTATCTATCGGTGGCGAACAGATGACTGTCGCCGAAGCTATTTATATGAAGCAGACGGGTATTGATTATATGAAGGCTTTGCTCAATACCATGACAACTCAATATACAAATACACAGAGCCTGCTCCAGAATAATAATGGAGAAAAGCTAACAAGGGCTTGTGAGGCCTATATCGTTAGCCTTTATGGAACAAACAGCAGCAATAACACTATTTCCAGCGAAATGGTGGAGACCATAAATGCGGCAAGAGCGAAATATATTGATGAGAATACTTTTGATCTCATCGAAGGTATTGATACAAAAAAAGCAATCGAAGATCTGAAGAATAAGATCGACGCTTTCGAAGCTGAGGTGGATGCAGCCATTACAGTGGCAAATGCAACCACCGAAATTGAAATCAGTTACTGATTAAGTTGATTATCCATCGTCAACCGAAAACACTTAACTGGTTTCAGCTGAACATCAACAGTCTAAAATGATGAACAAAACAATTTGAAACTGCAAAAGCTTTCAAATGCTAAAGATATTATTCAGATAAGAATATCGAGTATTTATGATGTTTTCGGGCAGAGTTTAAAGTTCGAATAATAGCTGAAAGTTTAAAATTCAAAGCTTAATTGTTTTAAACATTAAAGTTCAGAATTTATGGTAGCAGACGTGCGTACTTGATGGCAGACTTGCTGCACTTCAAAGTTCAAATTGTAAATTGTAAATCATAAAGTTCATAGAAATCCCCGATATAGGTTAAAGCGGCGAATCCATCGGCTGTGTGTGATCCTCGGGGCTGGTTGATGGTGGATAAACATTTATATACCCCCTACGATGGCAAGCTCCTCTTAGCGTTGAAGATCTCATGTGCAGTACGTCAAGCTGCACGAATGCAACAATAAGCCTAATTTGGTAAGGCAGGAGGTTGCTAACCTCTGAGTAATCATCGTATGATGGTGTTCGAGTTCGAGTCTCGGTTGTTGCGCCAACGGAATTAGTGTAATTAAAAAAAATAAATAATTGGTAAAATGAAATCTGAAGCGAACCACTGTGCAAGTACCTTTATTCATGAGATTGGGGAAAAGTAGTAGCAAAGAGCCAATTACATAACGCCGGTCTTCCACCCCGGAATTGTTGGTTATACTCCAATCACTAAATCCTTTTTTATTTATTATTTGATGGGATATCGCCAAGAGGGAAGGCAGTAGATTTTGACTCTACCATTCCGTGTGTTCGAATCACACTATCCCAACCAATATCCATACCCTCTTAGTCAAGGAGTTAAGACGTCGTTAAAACGAAGGCATTGGGTGCAAATCCCGTAGATGGATATGGATACAACAATAAAGCACCCTACACCTTAACATAATCTCGGAGCAGTACGCATAATCGAAGGTCGGTCAGGGTGCATATATGAGCCGTTGCTTGGGGTAAGTACCCGAGCGGCTCACCAATGATACCGATAAGCAGATGCAGACTGAAGCTTGTAGGTGAAAACTCAGTGGCCAAGGTCATCTGTGCTGCATAACAGATGATAGCAAGGGGTAAAACGTGGCGGAGATTATCTTAGTGTCACCCTTGTAACTGTAAAATCCACATCAGCTTGCGGTATGGCGATATAGCTGTCTGAGTGGTTGAGGTTCGGACATTACCGATTCCGATATAAGACCGCACGGGTGCTCCGCTGCCCATTATGATTTAAACGCGGCCTTTAGTTCCTGATAAGATCGACTCCCTGACGAGGGATAGGTCTGGCAAGTTTAAATACAGCTTCGGCTTATTGGAGACGCCTACGGGTGCAGAAGCCAGAACTCACAAGATAACGTTAAAACAGAAATGTGAAAAACAGGTTTTGCAGGGGTTCCTTAATACCGCTGTATAGAGGGTGTGATGAGCAAGGATCCAGCTCGTTGCGCAACATAAGAAATGTTGTCACGCCGTAAGACCCGAATCGGCAGATGTCGAAGCTGGACATCGTGGCAGCCCGGAAAGACGGGCACATAACTCCCAGTAGTCCAGAGGCAGGAGACAAGGGACTTAAAATCCCTACAGGATGGGTTCGAATCCCATCTGGGAGACCAACATGCGGGTGTGGTGAAACTGGCAGACACGATAGACTTAGGATCTATTGCGCAAGCGTGCAGGTTCAAGTCCTGTCACCCGCACCAGATGTTAATAATAGCTAACGTCAGTTGCTATATTATTAACGAAATATGCGAGAGTGCTGGAATAGGCAGACAGAGCAGTCTCAAAAACTGCTGCAGGAATGCGTGTGGGTTCGAAGCCCATCTCTCGTACCAAAATAGCGTAGAAATATTGGATATGGAGGTTATTGCAATGTTAAAACTTGAAATAAAATAAACCTGCCGCAATCCCATTGGCTTTAGACGATGGGTTAAGCTCGCTGTGATATAACAGTGATGTAGAAAGGCGGTAACAAACCAATGTTTAAATCATTCAAATATAGGCTTTATCCAAATAAAACACAAGAAATACAAATTCAGAAAACATTCGGTTGTTGTAGATTTGTTTATAATCAGACGCTTGCTTATAGGAAAAATCTTTATGAAGCAGAAAAGAAATCTATAAACAAGATAGGTTGTAACAACTATGTTAATCAAGTTCTTAAAAAAGAATATGAATGGCTTAAAGAGGTAGACAAATTTGCTCTTACTAATTCTGTTTATAATATGGATAGCGCATATCAGAAATTTTTCAAAGAACATTCTGGTTATCCTAAATTCAAAAGTAAGAAGAATAATCATAAATCTTATTCTACTAACAGTACAAACAACAACATAGAGGTTGATTTCGAGAAGAACAGAATTAAGCTTCCAAAACTTAAATGGGTAAAAGCAAAAGTTCATAGAGTATTTGTTGGTATAATTAAATCTGCAACTTTATCTCAAACGCCAAGTGGCAAGTATTTTATTTCTATTCTTGTAAATTGTGAGAATTTTCAGATGAAGTCTACTGGTGCTATGGTTGGTATTGATTTAGGTATCAAGGATTTAGTCATCACATCTGATGGTGAAAAGTTTGAAAACTCCAAAACTCTTTACAAGTATGAAAAGAAACTTGCAAAGGAGCAAAGAAAACTTGCTAAAAAGACAAAGGGTAGCAATAATAGGAACAAACAGCGTATTAAAGTCGCAAGACTGTATGAGAAGATAACAAATATCCGTGTTGATAATTTGCATAAAATTTCTCACAAACTAATTCAGGAAAACCAACTGATAGTGAGTGAGGACTTAAAAATTAGCAATATGGTTAAAAATCATAATCTTGCAAAGAGTATTTCTGATTGTAGTTGGTATGAACTTACAAGGCAGTTACAGTACAAGGTTCACTGGAATGGTAGACAGTATATCAAGATTGATACTTACTTTCCAAGTAGTCAGACTTGTAGTGTATGTGGGTATATTAATAAGGAAACTAAGGATTTATCTGTAAGAGAGTGGACTTGTCCTTGTTGTAATACACGTCACGACAGAGATATAAACGCTGCTATAAATATTTTGTATGAAGGATTAAGGCTGATTAAATCAGCCTAAATAATAATGTAGTACGGTAGGAACTATCGGAATTTACGCTTGTGAAGTTAGTAGGTTACGAGGACGATGAAGCAAGAAGCCGACTGGCTTTAGACGGTCGGTAGTTCACAAGCAGTATTCAATTCTGTTTGATTGGGTTGGAGATTGTGATGAAGTCAACTGTGCCCAGAGTTCATCGTTCACCCATAGTGGCGATTTACATATACAAATCAAATCATAAGGAGAGATGGTTGTGAAATCCATCAAGGTAATCTTTTACAGTATTTGCCGTACAGCTGCTTAATTCTTTTGGCTGTGCGGCTAAAATTGACCCCAAAACATATTAGAAAGGATAACTGCAAATGACAAATAATTATAATGCTTCGAATTATGCCAAAGGCTCCGATGGTGCAAAGCTGAATGACGAAAATCTTAAGGAAATGAATGCTTCCGGTAAGTGTAATACTTGTAAATATTTTCAGTTCAGAGGTTACAAATGTACGAAGAAGACTGAGGAAGGCAATTTTGTTCGTTCTGCCATGATGCCAATTACATATACCGAAACAACTTCAAAGGGCAATTTTATCAACGTGTTAAAGCCCTCTTCTTGCAAGGATTATGAGAGTAAGGGTAAGCGCAAGATTGAAAAGACAGAGGAGGCGGCCGAATGAAACTTCTCGTAGTGGTTGATATGCAGAATGACTTTATCGATGGGTCTCTCGGTTCTGATGCAGCACAGGCAATCGTTCCTAATGTAGTTGAAAAAATCAAATCTGCTGATAAAAACACGGCAATTTTATTCACAAAAGATACTCATTATAACGATTATGCTGAAACTCTTGAGGGGAGAAAACTTCCTGTTCAGCACTGTCTCGCTCGTTCTTTCGGCTGGATGATAAATGATGATGTCGCTGACGCATGGTATCACTCCAATACATATGCAATATTGGAGCCCGAAGTCAGAGAAGGGAACATCGTTCTTAAGAACACATTTGGCAGTACCCAGCTTATGAGTTTACTTATTCGTGAAGGTAAAATGTTCGACGAAATTGAATTTATCGGGCTGGACACCGATATCTGTGTTGTATCCAATGCCCTCATGGTGAGAGCTGCACTTCCTGATATGCCAATCGTTGTTGACGCCTCCTGTTGTGCCGGATCAACACCTGAAAAGCATAAGGCGGCACTCGAAGTTATGAAGAGCTGTCAGATTGATATCATAAACGAGAGCGAGGTATAACTATGATTTACATAAATAATGCACCTTTTGGAGATAAAAGTTTTCCTAATGGTGAAACCATTTTTGATATGGGAACTTATTATGTCAAGGATGCAGTAAATGAAATCAAGCTTGTATATGAATCGGACGCTGATATCTTTAAGCTCATTGTGGCCAAGAAGTGTCTTGATAAACAGTCAAAGGAAAACAGAGTTGATTACGGTTGGGATGAAGCAATCATAACTCTGACCATTGCATATATGCCATATTCAAGAATGGATAGGCAGATGTCTTCAATGGCGTTCAGCCTCAGATATGTTGCCGATATCATCAATTCTCTTAATTTTGATTCGGTAACAATACTTACACCTCACTCCAATGTAACTCCGGCACTTATTAACAATGTCAGAACCATATACGATATCGGCGTTAATGAGGCATATAAATACAGTTCCCCCGATTACGTATTCTATCCCGACAACGGAGCCTGCAAGTCGTTTGGAGAACATCTCAAATACACTAATTACTTTTATGGTAACAAGAAGCGTGAGCTTTCAACCGGAAAGATTGAAAAGTATGAGCTGGTTAATGCTCCCGATATTAAGGGCAAGAACATTCTGATAATCGATGATCTCTGTGTTAAGGGCGGCACATTTATTCTTGCAGCTCAGGCTCTTAAAGCGGCAGGTGCAGCTAAGGTAGATTTGTTTGTAACTCATCTTGAAAAGGCTGTGTATGAAGGAATACTGCTCACGACAGACTGGATTGATCATATCTATACAGTCAATACACTGGAAATCCCCATTGAAAACGACAAAATAACAGAAATAAGAGGTAATTTCATATGAATGAAATAATGCCAATGCTTCTTTGTGATTTTTACAAAGAGTGTATGATGGTTCAGCAGAGCCCTAAGCTCACTAAACTCGTATCCTATATGACACCAAGAATGTCCAGAGTACACGATGACAAACTCGTCTTCTTCGGACTTCAGGCGTTTATCGAGAAGTATCTTGTGGAATATTTCAATAACGAATTTTTCAATAAGCCTGTCGATGAGGTCTGCGCCGAGTATGAAAGAGTTCTCGGCAGCACTCTCGGCAAGGGTACATATGATACCGCAAAAATCAGAGCTCTTCACGAGCTGGGCTATTTGCCCGTTAAGATATCGGCACTTCCCGAGGGAACCCGTGTCCCCATGCACGTTCCTATGCTGGAAATAAGCAGCACACACCCTGACTTTGTATGGGTCGGACAGTTCCTTGAAAGTCTTATGAGTGCTTCACTCTGGCATCCAATGGTGTCTGCAAATGTGGGTTATTGGTATCGTCAGATCGTTGATAAGTTCTACGACATCAGCGTTGAAGATGACGTGCCCAGAGCCAAGGCTCTCGGAGACTTTTCATTCAGAGGTCAGCATAGTCTTGAAAGCGCAACCGCTTCTTCTGCCGGTTGGTGTACCTCTTTCCTGAATACGGCAACTGTACCCGCAATTCCTTGGCTGGAAAAATATTATCACTGCGATTGCACCAAGGAGCCCGTAGCTTACGGGGCGGTATCAACCGAACATTCGGTGATGACCAGTAACTTCTCTATCGACGGTGATGAGATTACATTTCTCCGTAAGCTGCTGACCGAGCTTTATCCTAATAACAGTTTCAGCGTAGTGTGTGATTCTTATGATTACTGGAACGTAGTCAAGAATATTTTGCCTCAGCTCAAGCCTGAAATTATGGCTCATAACGGCTGTATGCTGATAAGAGGGGACAGCGGAGACCCTGTTGAAATAGTGACCGAGACTGTATTTGCGCTCTGGGAAGAGTTCGGCGGTACAATTAATAGTAAGGGTTATAAGGTACTCGACCCTCACGTTAAGGCGATTTACGGGGACAGTATCACTGTTCAGCGCTGTCAGCAGATATACCAGAGGCTCATTGATAACGGTTTTGCCTGCAATAATGTTGTTCTCGGAGTCGGCAGCTTCTCAATGATGTGTGTCGAAGAGGACAATATGCTTAAGCCTTTTACCCGTGATACTTATTCGATCGCTATCAAGGCAACCTACGGCGAGGTCGATGGCAAGCCCATAATGATTTTTAAGAATCCCAAGACAGACACGGGATTTAAGAAATCTCAGAAGGGCATGTGCTTCGTCTATAAGGAGCACGGCGAGATAAAGTATCAGGATGGTTTTACAGCGGAGACAGTTCCTGTAAATGGTCTGTTCCGTACAGTGTTCGAGGACGGTAAGTGCTATAACACTCAGACGCTTGCCGACGTTCGTAATACGCTTTACGAAGGAGGATTCTGATGACACCAACAGTAAAAGAAGACGATGCTTTCGTAGATGGTTTTCTGTATAAGCGTCTCAGAGATGCCTACGTGGAGCATGACCGCTTGATAATTGCATATGACCTTGACGATACAGTGAGGCCATATAAAAGCGAATGCTGTGATCACACGAAGAACTTGATACGCAAAGCAAAAGCGGTTTTGAACCCCTATTTCATCGTGTTTACAGCCAATCCCCATAACGAAAAAAATATTCAGTTTCTTCATGATGAGAATCTTCCATTCGATACTATTAACGAGAATATCCCGGCAATCGGCAGATATGGAGACGGCTTGAAAATATATTATAACTTATTTCTTGACGACAAGGCCGGACTTTTCGAGGCTTGTAATGCCCTGGCAACACTTTGTTGGCAAGTGGAAATGGGATATGTAAATAAGGAGTGATATTATGGCACAAATTGGAATCAGAAACAGTTGTAAAACAGTCAAATTAAAAAATATACCAGTCGGAAATTTATTTATGAAGAATGGTTCTTACTATATCAATACTGATATGAGCTTAGCAATGAGAAAGCGTATTCTTGAACTTACTGGTGTTGATATAATGATTGACGGGGAGACATTTAAGTCAACATACCAGATAATGCTCGAGATAGCTGACAAGTGGTCTGAACTTTCTGACGTCGACAGGACTGCATTGCTTGAAATGAATGGCATTACTAAGCGTTCTTGTGTTGTCAATCTTCAATCTGGGATAGCTTCCTATATGAGTGATGACGAAATCGTAATAAAAATTAATAATTCTATAACTTTGGACGAATGAGAGGAAATTAAGATGAATGATTTTAATGCAAAGAAGATAACTTCCAAGATTATTGACTGGATCCGCTGGTACTTTGACAAGAACGGCGATGAGAATACAACTGCCGTCGTCGGTGTTTCGGGCGGCAAGGATAGTTCTGTGGTACTTAAGCTGTGCGCAGAGGCTCTTGGTTCCGAGAGAGTAATTGCAGTGCTGCTCCCCAGAGGTAAGCAGGGTGATATCAGATATTCTTACACGGCTTGCACTGTATGCGGAATTCCCGATAAGAACGTGTATGAAATTAACATCGAGGATGTTTGCAAAGTGGTTGATGAAACTGTGCAGATACACACCATTGGATGCCCTGAGAATAAGATCAGGTGTATGAATACGAATTACCCTGCCAGAACTCGTATGACAATCCTTTATTGCGTTTCTGCTCTTAGGGGCGGCAGAGTAGCCAATACCTGCAATCTCAGTGAAGATTGGGTCGGCTACGCAACCAAGTTCGGTGATGGTGCAGGTGATTTCAGCCCTCTCCACGATTTTACCGTTCAGGAAGTTAAGGCAATCGGCAGAGAACTTGGGCTTCCCAGCTGTCTGATCGATAAGGTGCCTACTGACGGTCTCTGCGGTAAGACTGATGAGGAGAATCTCGGATTTACATATGAGACACTCGATAAGTACATCCGTACAGGCGAATGTGACGAAGACACAAAGAAGATTATAGACGGAAAGCATTATGCAAATCTTCATAAGCTGAAGCCTATGCCTAAGTTCAGATACAGACCCGATCTTGACGGAAAGGCGGAGAAGAACAATGAAGTCACATCAGATTGAAACAGTTGATAACAATATCGCAAAGCTTCAGGCAGTTTATAAGACACAACTGCAGAAGCAGTTTAATATTGGCTTTTCTTATGGCAGCCAGGCTTTTTGTCAGGTCATTAAGGATAAAATCAACGGATTTACAGGTGATGATAGATCAGCATTGATTGCAGATATATCGAACTTTGTAGATATAACGCTCAAGAATTCACCACAGGAAATTCAGAAGGCGATAGAAGAAACACAGAAAAGAGCAAACTGTTTGCTCGGAAAGGACAATGCGAATGAATAATAGATTTAACTTTGTAGGAAACATATCGATTCCCAAGGAAACTTCAAAGAAGCCTTTGCTGTCAACAAAGACAATTGAGTGTGTGAGAAATGGCAAGAAAAACTCTATGGAGCTGACTTCGCTGAACTTTGGCATCAAGGAAAGCGACACCAATATGGCATTTATGGAGGTGTCGGATAGCCCCAGAAGCATTATCAAGTCAAAAGACACTGATAATAACGATATTGAAATTGATTGGGACGATCGCAAGGATCCCGATATTGTTGCAACAGTTGCAAATTACAGAAAGTACATTGTTAATCTGGGCGAAGAGTTTGATGGCCGTCAGGAATTTCTCACGCAGTTTGATATGATTGAATTTCTTGCAGAGAAGCTTCCTGAATACAAGGGCAAGATTCTTGCTGTGGGCGATTACCAGAAGACATATTCGAAGGGTAAATGGTATGAAAAGTTCAGACTTCAGAACCTGTACGCTGTCGAAGAGGATAGAAAGAGCAGACTCGGACTGACGTTTGATTTCTACTATAATAAGGACAGTATTGATAAGACTGATTTCAAGGATGAAAAGAAGATTTATCTTGATGGATATATTAAACAGTACATAAACAAAGATGAGGGCAGTAAGTATATTCCTATGCAGCTTGTATTCAACGCAAGCAAGTATGATATGGAAAACGAAAAGCATAAGCAGTTGTTTGATTATAAGATGTCATATATGGACATTAAGAATAAGAATATGTGTCATCTTGCTTGGGAAGTGGTTCTTCTCAGGGGCGCTGAAGCTGTTGATTTTACATATGATATGCTTACTCCCGCTCAGAAAATGCAGGTTGACCTTGGTGTCAGGGAGCTTGACGATTTTAAGCCCAAGAATGGTGTACTTGGAGATAAAGTAAACGAGTACAGAGTTTTTGAGCCTGTATTGAAAGACTTCGGCAAGGGCGATGATTTCTCTGATGGACTGGTCGAACTTGATATGAAGATGTCTGAGTTCGAAGACGAGATTTATGTGCCTAATGCCGTTGAAGAAAAACTTGACGAAACCGAGGATGAGCCCAAGAAGTCAGCGAAGAAAGTCGATGATGATGTTCCCAAGGCTGAGGGACAAGACGACGAGGCTTTTGACTTATTCTAATGGGCAAGTTTAAGGACTTGACCGGTCAGAAATTTGGTCGTTTGACCGTAATTGAAAGAGCTGGCTACAAATATGGAAGAACGGCTTGGCTGTGCCGGTGTAGCTGCGGAAATCTCCAACCGGTAATTGTTACTGGACACGATTTAAATATGGGAAGAGTAAAGTCGTGTGGATGTATTTTAGGAAGTAATAATTTTGACATTTCCGGCAGTTATGGTATTGGATATACAAATAAAAACGAGAAATATATATTTGATCGTGACGATTTTGAACTGATAAATAATGGATGTTGGTATGTAAATGCAAACGGATATTTAACATCGAAAAGAAATAATCAAGCCGTTCTATTTCATCGTATTGTGACAAATTGTCCAGACAATATGAAGGTTGATCATATCAACCATAATAAATTAGATAATAGAAAAAGTAATTTGAGAATTTGTACAGATTTGGAAAACAGCAAAAACAAAGGATTGCGCAAGGATAACAAATCCGGTGTAACTGGAGTTAGATGGGATAAACAAAAAAATAAATGGACAGCATCAATCCGATATAATAATAACAAAATTTACCTCGGTGGTTATGATGACTTTGCTGAAGCTGTAAAAATTCGAAAAGAAGCAGAAGAAAAATATTTCGGCGAATGGTCTTACGATAATTCGCAAAAAATATCAAAGGAGAACGATTATGCCAATCGAATATAAGAAAAATAAAGTAAAATGTGACATTGGAAGCTATATACACCTTATCAGAGGTGTGCGTAAAAGCGGAAAAACAACTCTATTCAGAGATTTACTTCTTGAGGAATATGGGTCAACCGATTATGGTTGCCAGATTGCGATAGGTAACGAAACCGGAGCTGATGCACTGGATGAGCTCATTTCTGTCCCCGCAGAAGATTGGGCTACTTTAATGGAGATTAAAGAGGATCTTATTGAGAACCGATCAGAACGTGAGTTTAAGCTTATTTGCCTTGATACTGTGGATGAATTGGTTAAAATTGCTATTGCCGAGATAATGAGACAGCACAAAAAGATTAAGGGAACAGCTGCCGAATCTCTGAACGCTGCCTTTGGTGGTTATGGTGCTGGCAGAAAAAAAGTTGAAGATCTCATTGATGGTCTTCTTGCAGATTTAAGACATGCAGGATATGGTATTTTCCTTATTGGACATACCAAGCTTAAAGATGTTAAGGAGAAAAACGGCGATGAATACCAGCAGCTTACATCAAATCTTAATTCTGATTATGATGGCATATTTGCAAATAAAGCCGATGTTATTATGACAATTTCTATTGATAAAACAATAGAAAATGGAGTAATAACAGGTACTAAGCGTTATATGCACTTCCGTGATGATGGATTTGTGGACTGTGGCTCTCGTTTCAAGGGTATGGTTGATAAGTGCGAATATGGTGCGAAAAACTACATAGAAGCCTTTGAAAATGGTGTTAAATCCTCTATGGTTAAGCCTCTTTCTGACAAGGAAATCAAGAAGCAGAAGGAAGCAGAGGAAACAGCAAGAAATAAGGCGGGTCTTGAATTTGCAAAGAATACAACCACTAACAAAATCGACTTTGACCGCAACGAAGAAATTATTGCTGAAATCAAGTCTCGTTTCACCGATGCAACAGAGGAAATTCAGTCTGCCGTCAAGTCTAAGATGACTGAAGTCGGTCTTAAGAACTTCAAGGACACCGAAGTCCCCACTGCAACACTTGAAGCAGTGCTTGCAGTGCTTGGTTAATGTCCTATGGGTAGACCTTGTAAATGTCATATAACAGGCGTTGAAGGGAATACTGACACATTCGTAAAAATCGGAAGATTTTATTATCAGTCTCAGGCGGTATATGATCAATACCGCCACGAGATTGATACCCGCAACGCCATTGTATCAAAGATAGCATATGATTTTCTTGGGTATCAAACAGGGCAAAAGTTCCCATCATATATTCAGAAGAAGTTAAATGAACTGAGCTTTTATAGTTACGACGTAATCCTCAAGACTATTGAAAAGATGCAAGATAATATCCTGCACTACACAAACAACAAAGAATTTAAAAACGAATCAGGTAAGATATCGTACATATTCGCAATTATTAGTAACAATATCAACGATGTAAACAAGTCGTATCAATGGAATAAGAAGTGTGAGCAGCAAAAACATAATACCGAAATCATAGACATTCCTGAATCAGTTCCTGCATCATCAAATGTCAGAGACATAACGTCATGGTTGGACGGTGATGATATTTGAGCAAAGAACTAAGTGAGTATCCAAAAGAATTAACCGATGGTCGCAATGCAGTCGAGGCAAGTTTTATCTTCTGCCTTTGGAAACAGCCAGACTTATATAGTGATTACGGTGCTTTAAACGACAATAATGACGAAACGATCAAGACAGAAGACGGAACTTTCTATTATTCTCTTGGCAAACAGCTTTATAAACAGGGTTTCAAGGCTTTTGATAATGTTTCGATTTATACTTTTCTTGAAGATAAGCCAACAGTAAAAAAACATTTTGAAAAGCTTGGCGGCTATAAGACAGTTGAAGAACTTCGCAGTCTTGTAGACGTGGAAAACACCGATGCTTATTTTGACCAGATTGCCAAAATGAATACGCTGATGATGCTCCACGATAAAGGCTTTAATGTGCTTGATAATGTCAAAAAGCTTATGAAGATGACTAATCAGGAAGTCTATGACTACTATGACTATCTGCTAAATTCTATCAGCTTAAATACGGGACATGACTCAGTAATTGAAGATCTTGTTATTGATCAGGCTTATATAGACAAGTGCGATGCAGGCGAGGAAATGGGTTTGAACTATGGTAAGGTTTGTCATATCCTGAATTATCTTACTATGGGGCTGCCGCTCGGTGAAATGACAATGATTGGCGGCCATTCAGGCGCCGGAAAATCAAGTTTTATATTTGAATGTATTGTTCTTCCTCTTGTTGAGCAGGGGATTAAAGTAGCAATAATCAGCAACGAACAGAAAATTCACTCGTTTCAACAGCTTTTACTTGTACATATTCTTACTCAAGATCTTGACTATTGGGAACTGACAAGAAAGAAAATAAAAATGGGACATTTTACAGATTCGCAAAAAGAAATGCTTGAACTTGCTCGTCAAATATCAGCTGAGAAATATCCCAATATTAAGTTTGTCAAGCTTTTTGATACCGATATGGCAAAAACCAAAAAGATAATTCGTAAGCTTTCCAAGCTTGGCTATCAGGCGGCGATTTATGATACCCTAAAGGTTGAAGATACTTTTGATCGCTCAACATGGGAGCAGCTTCTCATTCAATCCCGTCAGCTTTTTCAGCTTGGAAGTAAGGAAAACATAGCTGTTGTTACTACGTTTCAGCTTGCACTAAGCACCTTGAATAAGCGCTGGCTCGATGCGGGATGCCTTTCCAATGGCAAGCAGGTCAAAGAGGTATATTCCGAAATGATATATCTCCGTCAGCTTTGGGACGATGAGTACACGGGAGAAAAACACGATTGTAAAGCGTATAGATTAAAGCGTGATGCTAATGGAAAGCTTACCAAAGTCAAAGAGATGATAACGCTTGATAAGGATAAGAAGTATCTTGTAGCCTTTCTTGATAAAACTCGTAATGACGAAGATAAACAGACTGTTCTGTATGAATGGAATGGCAGATTTAATAAATGGACCGAATTAGGATATTGTACGATATATAACGATCACGCCGCATAGGAGAAGCTATGAACGTAATTACTATAACAGAGTTTTTATCCGGTCATCCCGATTCTGTCAGCGAAATTCTCGAAGATATAGGCTTCTCGAATATCAAGTTTGATACCGTCAAAAAACAATTCCGTTTCGCAAGGGGAGAGGGCAATAATCCTACGTCTATCCTTATGAATTTGGACACGCTGAAATACTTCTGCTTCAGCACCAACAGTAAGGGTAATCTCTATACTCTTGTAATGGAACGAGAGGGAATGTCGTTTCCCGAATGTCTCAGATACATAGCAAAGAAAGTTGGTATTCAAGCAACGAGTGTTGTCAGCAATATTAAACTTCCGTTTGGAGGTTTCTTTAAAAGTCTCCATAAAGAAGTCGCCGAGCCGGAGAGTGTGGTGCAGACATACTCTCCCTCGGTATTAAATGATTTTGTCAATATTCCTAATATGCTTTTCTTCAACGATGGTATCAATTTTGAAGTGCAGTCGGAGTTTAATATCGGTTATGACATTGAGACGAATCGGATAACAGTTCCAATCTGGACATTCAAGGGCGAATTATGTGGAATAATGGGAAGACTTAACGATAAGAACTGCGCTCATGAGGATAGATGGCTACCAATTATTCCGTGTTCGAGAAGTCTGACGCTCTTTGGATTTCATTGGAATTATCAAACGATACAAAAAAAGAATTTATGTATTATATGCGAGTCAGAAAAGGCTCCCATGCAAGCGGCCTCATTTGGATGTAATTGTGTTCTTGGTTCTTCAGGCTGTCATATCAGTCAAACGCAATCAAAATATATAAAGTCATTGATGACAGATAAAGTGATCGTCGCCTTTGATGAGGGGCTGGATGAAGAATTTGTGAGAGATGAAGCCAGTAAGCTTGTCTGTGATAATTCCATTTTAAAGAATAAGGTCGGATATATCTGGGATGATGATAACGAAATTCTGGAGAAAGACAAAAAGCAATCAATAACAGATTTAGGCAAAGAGAAGTTTGCTTATGCAATAAATAAGAAAGTGAAGTGGTTGTAAATGGGGCAGAGAGAATTAGACCCTCGATTAAAAGCATTGTTCGATGCCAAGAAAAAAGTGTATTCTATTTCAAAGCTTAATACAATCGATCAGTGTGAATATCAGGCGTATTTATCATATGTCAAGCATGCAAAACAGAGCAGCAGCTGTTATAGTATCCTTGGTACGAGAATCCACGATTGCCTTGAGGCAATTATGAACGGCGAGAGCACTGAAGCAGCTCTACTTCCTGCTCTTAATAAGGAGCTTGAAGATATGGATATGCTTGGAATTGATTTTCCCAACGATAGAAACGGCGGTACGAGCATTCGTGACAACTGGATAGCTGATATGAAAGATTTTTGTACAGGCTTCGTAAAGCCAAAAGGAAAGTTTGAAACAGAACAGTTGTTTATATACGATTGCGGCGATCAAACCCATTATCTTCAAGGCTATATCGACCTCATTAGGTATAACAATGATGGCACATTGAGTATCTTTGACTGGAAAACGTCATCACAGTTTACGGCAAAGGATTTGATACACCATGGCAGACAGCTTGTACTTTATGCAATGGGCAAAGAACAGGAAGGCTATACTGTTAAAAATGTTGCTTGGATAATGCTCAAATATGCCGAAGTCAGTTGGAACGGTAAGGCTCGTAAAAATGCTAAAACAGAAACTCGCATTAAGAAGATATTCAATAGAAGCAAAATACTTAAAGAGCTGAAGCCGTATCTCGAATCGGATCTTGAAAATCTTGGCTTTACGGAAATTGATATTGAGATGATACTTGACGATGCTGTAAAAAGTAATTCTTGGGACAAGCTTCCCGAAGAGGTTCGTAAAAAGTACACGATTAAGCCTTATGTCAGATGGTATGAGATAACTGATGAACTTAAGCAGGAGACGTTGGATTATATAAAAACCCGTATTGAGCAATTTGAAAGTAAGAGCAATAATGAAGTTGACTGGGAACCTGTTGAAATTGATAAATCGTCAGAGTTTTTTTGCAGCGTTTTATGTGGATACAAACATATTTGCAAGTATATTGCTGATTATAAGTGCATTAAGGAAGAACTTAAGCAGAACGATGATGACGATTTGTTTTAAGGAGTGGTTTGATGACAGGTGGTGAAAAATCAATGAAGGAATCAACAAATCAAGAATTAAAGTGTTACATTTGTGGTAAATTAGCATCAGAAGATTCGCATTTTTATAAAACAAAATTACTTTGCAACAAACATTATACTCAACTACATAGATACGGCAAAATAATAGATGATAAACCAAATTATCCAAGACCGCTGAGTCGTAAATGCGATATATGTGGAGATATAAACTCTTGTAATTATACAATTTGGCATTCCAAAGATGAATACAATGGGTTAGAATTGTGTAGCAAACATTATATGCAAATGAGAAATCATGGAAATCTTCTTGACGAAATGCCATCTGGCAAGAAAATAGAAAGAGTGTGTTGTATCTGTGGTAGTGACCATCATGTGATATATTCTCGAATATATAATGGCATGTATTGTTTAAAGCATTATAGCCAATTATATAAACTCGGAGAAGTGAAAGAAATTACGGTGTTTGATAAAAATCAATATTATATTAAAGACGATGTTGCATTTATTATATTGAGAGATTCCAAACATAACATTGTTGCAGAGGCAAAAATTGATATAGACGACTTGGAAAAAGTTATTCAATACAAATGGGGATTAAACACTTGGGGATATGCAGAAAACACATCAAAAGGGTTAATGCAAAGGTTTCTGTTAAACGAATATGATAAAAACAAGATACCGGATCATATCAATAGGGATAGGCTTGATAATCGAAAAGAAAATTTACGTATTGTAAATAAATCTCAGAACTCAATTAATTCTGGATTACGCAGAAATAATACGTCTGGCGTTACTGGAGTAAGCTGGCTCAAAGCTACGTCAACATGGAGAGCATATATTAATTATCAAGGTCGCAGAATTGAATTAGGACATTATAAGAATATTGACGATGCGATTACTGCAAGATTAAATGCCGAAAATTGTTATTATCCGGGAATGCAACCTCAAAAGGAAATCTTTAAAAAGTACGGGGTGGAATTATATGGGAAATAATTATACGGTGTATCATCTCCACTCAGAATTGAGTCTGTTAGACAGTTGTACTAATTATAAATTATATATTGACAAGGCAAAAGAACTTGGTCAAAAAGCAATTTGTTTTACAGAACACGGCAATATTTATAACTGGATTGAAAAGAAAATGTATTGTGAAGAGAAAGAAATTAAATATCTTCACGGCGTAGAAATGTATCTTACAAAGGCGTTGTTACAAAAAGATGACGAGAATTCGGAGCCTCATAAAGTTCGTGATAATTACCATACCATTCTGATTGCTAAAAATGAAGCAGGGGTCAGAGAGATAAACACGCTTATTGATATTGCTTCACAAGAAGACCATACATATTATAAACATCGAATAAGCTTTGATGAGTTCTTTAATATATCAGATAATGTAATTAAAATAAGTGCTTGCCTCGCATCACCCCTTAACAAGATTGACATGGTAGACAATGCTGTATTACTTGATAGGCTTCTTAGAACATATGACTATTACGAAATTCAACCTCACGTTAACAGTTCTGAACAAAAAGAATATAACGATTGGCTTGTAAAGATGTCAAAGAAATATAAAAAGCCTCTTATTGCGGGAACCGATACTCATAGTATCAATAACTATAAAGCTGAATGCCGTTCTATTCTTATGAAAGCGAAAAAGATTGGCTTTTCCAACGAAGATCAATTTGACTTGACTTATAAATCATATGACGAACTTGTCGAAATGTTTAGACAGCAGGGCGTTGTAGATGAGGAAGTGTATTTACAGGCAATCGAAAACACCAATGTTATGGCTGATTCCGTTGAAACGTTTGAGTTGGATACAAGTTTTAAGTATCCCAAGCTTTATGGAGAAAAAGATATTGAAGTAATGAAACAACGTATCAATACAATGTATAAGGATAAAAGAAAGCGTCGTATAATATCCGACAGTTCTGAATATAGAGATAGGATATATGAAGAAATGCGTGTATTTGAAAAAGTTGGTATGGTTGGATTTATGCTGTTTATGTCTGAACTCGTATGTTGGTGCTGGGATAATGGTATTCCGATTGGACCATGCAGAGGTAGCGTTGGTGGTTCAGAAGTAGCATATATTACAGGTATTATTGACGTTGACCCAGTAGTATGGCACACAGTTTTCTCTCGTTTTTGTAACGAGGATAGAAAAGAGATTGGAGATATTGACATCGACGTATCTCCGAGCCAAAGACATCTTGTTTATGATTATATTATCGATCGCTTTGGACAAGATAAGACAGCCTATATTCTTGCTATTGGTACTATTTCAGATAAAGGTACAATCGATGAAATCGGCAGAGCTCTTGAGATCCCGCTTGGTGAGGTTGAAAAAATAAAAAAGGAATATGAAGTCGATCCTGAAACGACAAAACAAAAGTATCCGGATGTATTTTATTATTTCGACGGATTGCTCAATACAGCAATTTCACAATCAATGCACCCGGCGGGAATTATTGCAAGTCCCGTAACTCTTCCAGATAATTACGGTACATTTTGGTCTGAGGGAAAGCGTATTTTGCAGGTGAATATGGAAGAAGTACACGAAGTATCTCTTGTAAAATATGATATTCTTGGTTTGAAGAACATCGAAATATGCAAAGACACCTGTAAGTTTGCAGAAATAAAATATCCTCGTGCTCACGAATTAAACTGGAACGACTCTAAAGTATGGGATGATATAATCACAAGTCCCGTAGGAATATTTCAGTTTGAAGGAGATTATGCCTTCGATTTACTTCAGAAATATAAGCCTACTATGATAAACCATTTATCTTTGGTGAACGCATCTTTGAGACCGTCGGGAGCAAGTTATCGTGACAGACTTATTGCAAAAGAAGTTAATCATAACCCCTCAGAAATTATAGACGAGCTTCTTAAAGATAATAATGGTTTCCTCGTATTTCAAGAAGATACCATTAAATTCTTACAGGAGATATGTGGATTATCTGGTAGTGATGCGGATAATATTCGTCGTGCAATCGGTCGTAAACAAGCGGATAGGCTGCAAGCAGCTCTCCCACAAATTCTTGAAGGTTACTGTAATAAGTCTCCAAAACCAAGAGAGGTAGCTGAACAGGAAGCAAAAGAATTTTTACAGATTATTGAAGATAGCTCAAATTATCAGTTTGGATACAACCATTCAACCGGATATTCAATGATAGGTTATATGTGTGCCTATCTTCGTTATTATTATCCTGTAGAATTTATTTCTGCATATCTGAATAATGCAAATAATGATGCTGATATTGTTAATGGTACGGCATTGGCAAAACAACTCGGCATCTCAATTCTTAATCCCCAATTCAGACATTCCAAAGATGTATATATTCCTGACAGTAAGAATCGAGCAATCTACAAAGGCATTGCTTCAATCAAATATCTCAACACCGAAGTTGCTCAGAAAATGTATGAGATGCGAGATATTGAGTTTCCAACTTTCATAGACTTCCTTGCGGTAAATCCCTGCAATTCAAGACAAACCGAAATACTTATCAGGCTTGGGTTCTTCCGAGAATTTTGCAAATCGGAAAAGCTGCTTGAGATATTCAAAATGTTCAGCGAGTATGGTGGCAAGAAGCAGTTCTCCAAGGACAAGGTACAACTTCCCGAGAAGATCGTTCTTAAATATGCAACCGCAACAGCAAAGCTCTACAAAGTATTCGATATGAATGGATTGCTTGCCGAGATGTGTAGTGCCCTTGAAGATAAAAGCATTCCTCTCTCCGAGATAATTAAAGCGGAAATTGAATTCTTAGGTTATGTTCAAACTACTTTGCCGAAGTTAAGTGATAACTATTATGCAATTCTTGATATAAATGATAAGTATGCGAATCGTGTAGTCAAGCTTTATCGTCTGAATAACGGCGAAATGTTAACTGTTAAAATAAAAGGTAAGGTTTTCAACGATAACCCCGTTAAACAGTGCGATATCATCAAAACCCTCGACATTTCCGAAGAACCCAAGTGGGGTAAAACTCCCGAGGGTGAATGGTATCGTAAGGAAGAAACAGAACTTATTCTCAAAAAATGGGCGAATGTGAGGTGATAGAATGCTTTCTCATTATAAATATACCGATAAGGAAAAAGAAGAGCTGATGAAGTCGCTCACAATAATAATCGATTCCCGTGAAAAAGTCAACAAATCAATTCTTGATTGGTTCGATAAAAATCATATCAATTATGTAGTTAAAGCTCTGAAGAACGGTGATTATAGCTTCTATATTCCCGCCAATGAAAAGCTGAATATAGACCGAGATATGTATTTCGACCGCCAGATTATGGTGGAACGCAAAGCGAGTCTCGAAGAAATCAGCGGAAATATAACTCAGAACAGAGCGAGATTTGAAGAGGAGCTTGCTACATTCTCGGGCAAGAAATATCTGATGATAGAGAATGCAAACTATGCTGATATCATTCAGAAAAACTACAAGACCGATATTTCGCCAAAAGCATTCCTTGCAACGTTGCATACATATAACCACAGATACGGACTTGAATTGATGTTTATGCCCGACGCAGCGTTCAGCGGTGTTTATATTTATGGCGTATTATCGTATTATCTGAAATCACAATTAAGATAACAGGTGCAGCTCTCTGGCTGCATCTGAGAAAGGAAATAGATGGACAAGGTATTTGACATATTTAAAAAGCTGCAATCAACTACTAAGCGCAACGCAAAAATTCAGATCCTTAAAGAGAATCAAGATAACACTTTGTTCCAGACGACTCTGAAATGGCTCCTTAATCCGTTTGAAATCACGGGTATCAGCACCAAAAAACTCAATAAACAAGTTCCATATAACACCTCTCCTATTCAGACTTGGAGAGATATGATGGTGTACTTGTCCGAAAACAATACCGGTAAAGACACGGATATTGCTATCGTGCAAGGATTTATTGAAAGCCAGCCCGAGAAATATCGGGATTATTATAAGCAGCTTATTACTAAATCACTAAAGCTTGGAATAGATGCGAAAACGGTAAATAGCGTTTATGGGAAAAATTTTGTACCCGTATTTGATTTGCAGCTTGCAGAAAAGTATTTTGAAAAGCCCGAAAAGGTAACGGGTGAATTTACCCTTACCGAAAAACTTGACGGATATAGATTAGCGGCAATTATACATAATGACAAGGTTGAATTTTATTCTCGTCAAGGACAGCCTGTCGAGGGGCTTATCGAAGTCGAAACAGATTTGTCGCAATTTTGTAAAGAGAAGAAGATACATAATGCTTTTTTCGATGGTGAGCTTGTCGCTATAAACTGCGAAGAACTTACTTCTGCTGAGAACTACAAGATAGTAACTACTACGGCAAGAAAGAAAGGCATTAAAACCGGTCTCAAATATATGGTGTTCGATACACTTAGGTATGAAGATTTCATTAAACAGACCTGCGACATAGAATACTGGAAGCGCAGAGCGTTACTTGAGAAGATATTTGAGGATAACAAGTTTGCCCATGCGCGTCTCTTGCCCGTTTTGTATCAGGGTTCTGATAAGGAAATGATAACTGAATATCTGAACAAAGCCCGTGATAAGAGCAAAGAAGGAATTATGATCAACCTTAACGAGGGCAAGTACGATTTTAAAAGAACATATAACTTGCTCAAAGTAAAGGTAATGCAAGATGCTGATCTCAGAATTATAGATGTTTACGAAGGCATAGGTGAAAACACAGGTAAGCTTGGTGGAGTTGTCGTTGAATTTATATATCAGGACAAGCATTATGTTTGTGGCTGCGGCAGTGGTTTTAACGAAAAAGAACGTGTGGAATATTGGAAACACCCCGAATTGATAGTAGGCAAGATCGCTACGATATCGTATTTTGAAATTACTAAGAACGATGAGGGCGGATATGGTCTGAGGTTCGCCATTTGGACACATCGTATCAGAGACGACAAAACAGAAATAAGTATGAATTAACACGTTGAAAGGAAGTCATATATGAGTAAAGATTGGACAGGCAATAAGAAAACAACATTCGTTACGCTCGGTGCAAGTAATCACACCGACCACGATAGAGCTGAACACGATTATTACGCTACTGAACCTAAAGCCGTTGAAGAACTAATGAAAGTAGAAAAATTCAATGGCTCTATCTGGGAAAATTGTTGTGGTGAGGGTCATTTGTCAGAGTCTATGATTAAAGCTGGCTATGATGTTGTAAGCACGGACTTAGTTGATAGAGGTTATGGAGAAGGTAATATTGATTTCTTCAAATGCAATAAATCTCTTGCTGACAATATAGTTACTAATCCACCCTATTCAACAGCATTAGAGTGGACGGAACATTCGCTTGACTTGCTTGAAAGCGGTAAAAAACTTGCACTATTTCTTCCGATACAATTTCTTGAAAGTGACAAAAGAACAAAACTGTTTAAGATAAGACCACCTGTAAGAGTGTGGGTAGCTGCTAACAGACTACTTTGTGGAATGAATGGTGATTTCAGTGCAAAAGATAAAGACGGTAATACTCTTTACAATAAAGATGGAACAGAAAAAAGAATGTCATCTGCAAAGTGTTACGCTTGGTTTGTCTGGGAAGTAGGCAATTATAACAACGCACCTGTTATCGGGTGGATAAATACATAAGGTGATTAACATATTAGAAAGGATAAAATACAATGAGTATAAAATCAGAAACATTCAGAGCAGAACTCGACACAATTACAAACTCCAATATTCGTCAGTTTTGTATAGATATGCTTGAAGATGCTCTAGATTACTTTTTTACAGTAGCAGCTTCAAGTACGGGTAAATATCATCCCAAAACAAGTCTTGGAGAAGGTGGGCTTGTTCGTCATACTAAGGCACTTGTCGGAATAGCAAATGACCTGCTTGCACTTGAGCAGTTTGATTTTGACAACGATACCAAGGATATGATCCGTGTTGCAGGAATACTCCACGATGCAAAGAAGCACGGTGACAACGGTAGCACTTATACGGTTTTTGACCATCCTGTTATCGCAGCTGAATGGGTTCGTAACAGCAGAAGTGAAGCTATCTCGCAGGCGGATAAAAACAAAATAGCAAGTATGATCGCTTCACATATGGGTAGTTGGAACACAGATAAGCGTAGCAACATCGTTCTCCCTAAACCCATAACTGCCGCACAGCAATTTGTACATATGTGTGATTATCTTGCAAGCCGTAAGCATTTGGAGTATGTTTTTGAACAGCCCAACATTAACTCTTATTCGGAACCTGCTGCGGAGAATTCTGACGAGTTCATTATGCCCTTTGGAAAGTATAAAGGTCAAAAATTCGTTGATATAAAGTCTGATATTGACTATATCACATGGCTTCATGAAAACTGTACTCTTAGAGAGCCGCTTAAATCCTTTATCGAAAAAGAAATTTGATTCCACATCCACAATCCCTTGACATATTGGATATAATAATATATAATAGTAACTGTAACAAAAAACTAATTCCCTCGATAAGAGGGAATATAATACTATGAAAGGATGAATAACATTGAACAGAGACTTAACCAGAGCGATTTATGCTCTTATTGCTACAAATATATGCTGCACCGCTTGTTTAGGATGTTATTTTAACAGTGCATTAAAGCATATTGGATATGGTGAGCGTGAGTCTTCAATATGCGCCGAAGAAATTTCATCAACTTATGCTACAGAAAGAGCTACCTTGGTAACAGTTTCGTATGATGGAAAACTTGACTTGGACACTTCTTTCAAAACATATATGGATTACCGCACCATAACCGATACATCGTCCGCTCAGTACGATCTCCAGCAGCACGCATGGACTGATGAAAACGGACTAAGACGTATTGGAGATACATACATGGTGGCACTTGGAACTTACTATACAGAAAATTGCGGAGAACAGTTTCATGTGATCTTAGACAGTGGGTCGGAATTTGATGTCACCGTTGGAGATATCAAAGACGATCGCCATACCGATGTGAATAATCAGTATTCTCCAGTATATGATAACGACGGCAATTTTATCAGTGCAAATATTATCGAATTTATTGTAGATACAGATTTGATGCCCTCTTATGTGCGTCGCAGTGGAACAGTGGGAACACTTAACGATTTTGAGGGAAATGTTATTTCAATAGAAAGGCTTTATGACGGTTTAACAGTATGACAAGCAAAGAAAAATATACAGATGAAGTTGAACGTATGGTTAAAAGATATGAAGAGATTAACCGAAGGGCAAAAACAGTGATCCGCAAACCCACTCCGGAAGAACTGAAATTTTATGAAGAGGTTTTAGCGCAACACAATTCGCCTAAATATTCAGGCGGATTAACATATCAGAAAGGAGAATCATAATATGATTGAAAATTTTCGAGTTAAATTAACAACTCCCAGAGATGTTATAGATTTTTCTGCAGCAGCAAGCAGCTTACCTCTCGGAACAGAAATAACAGCTGCTCATGGCGATTTTATAGTAGATGCCAAGTCCATCATGGGCATTTATTCTCTTAATCTCAGCGAGCCCATCGCCGTGGAAATTAAGTCAGATGACGTTAATACATATATTAAAGATTTTAATAACTGGATCGTGAGGGACGAAATATGCGAATAATTAACCCCAGTTTTAACTTCGTTTACGAACCAAATGCAGAACAGATGCTTGATACTATCGAAAAAGCATATCGCATTTGTTACCAGTCCGAGCCTAAAGGCAATAGAAACTCATTTATCACTAATAAGATAAAGATAGGACATGAGAGTCCACTGGAGCACGTTAATATTTCTGTTGTCATTGAAACCAATAGGGGAGTTACCCACGAGATAGTCCGCCACAGGATAGCTTCTTTTTCTCAGTCATCTACTCGCTACTGCAATTATTCCAAGGACAAGTTTGGAAATCAGTTAACCTTTATTCGTCCCGAATGGGTCAGCGAAAATGTTCTTGGCGATTGGGGAAGGCTTGATGGCTGGAAAAAGTGCAAGGATATTTCAGACGAAGAGATGATGTGGCTGAATAGCTGTCACCAGTGCGAAGAGATTTATCTTTCTTTAATCGCACATGGCTGGACGGCTCAGCAGGCTCGTGATGCCTTAAATAACTCTATAGCTACTCAGATTGTGGTAACGATGAATGTTCGTGAATGGCGTCACTTTTTTAAGCTGCGTGCGATCGGCACAACAGGTCAGCCACATCCTGAGATGCTCCAGATTACAATTCCAATGCTGGAAATGTTTAAAGAAAAAATTCCCGTACTCTTTGACGATTTGGAGGTATAACATGAATAATATAATTTGTATTCTCGGCCCATCCGGTTCAGGCAAAACAACCGTAGAACAAATTCTTAGTAAAAAATATGGTTTAAAACCTATCCGCTCATATACTACCAGACCAAGAAGAAATCTGGAAGAAGTTAATCATATCTTTGTGTCGAATGAGGAATTTGACAGCATTAAACTCGAAGATATGGTGGCTTTTACAAATTATAACGGTTATCGTTATTGCGCAACAAAGCAGCAGATTGATGAATGCGATACATATGTAATAGATCCTGCTGGTTTAGCAATATTGGATGATTTGTATAATGGCAATAAGAATATTATATCGGTTTACTTGAAAGTCAATGCCAACATTTGCTTAGAACGTATGCAGGGCAGAGGAGACAGTTTTGACGACGCTTTTGAACGTATAAAAAACGATCTTCTGGCGTTTAAGGATGTTCATGCTGATTTGATAATCAATAACGAAGAATATGGTCCGGAAAGAGCAGCCGATATAATCTATAGCAAATTTTCCGAAATGCCCGATGACTGCTGATAAAATCTATTCAAGTGTATATCAGGATGTCTATCGTATTCATACGGGAGTAATTTTTCTTGTAAATAAATTTACTCAGGTCTATTACTCCCTAAAAGACGTTCCCAATAAAAGATATTATAATTCAGAATATTTACGTATACTCACCGACAATGCCATAAATGAGGCGACCGGTGAGATTTATAGAATAGGTACTGTCATTTATGAGGGATTTCCGATTAGACTTGCAGAAAAAAGCATGTGGTCATATGAGCTTAAATTATGTTCGGGGGCGTGTGTAGGCGGAGCTAAGGAGTTCAAACAGCTTACAGAGATAATGAACGACATAATAGAAGGAAAATACGACGAAATTACAAATGATTAAAGGAGAACTATAATGAGAGTATTATTGCTTTTAAGGGGTTCCGCAGGCTGCGGGAAATCAACATGGATCGAGCAGAACGGATTGAAGCCGTATGCGCTTTCGCCTGATGATATCAGACTTATGCACCAGAGCCCAATAATGCAGCCCGATGGTTCTTACGGTATTAGCCAGAGCAACGATAAAGCTGTATGGAATACTTTGTTTAATTTGCTTGGATATCGTATGCAGAAGGGTGAATTTACCGTTATTGACGCCACCAATTCCAAGACAGCAGAAATGAACAGATACAAGGATATGTGTGAAACATATCGTTATAGGATTTACTGTGTTGATTTCACTGATATTCCTATTGAAGAGGTCAAAAGAAGAAATGCGGGCAGACCCGAGGTCAAAAGAGTCCCCGATGAGGTCATTGATAAAATGTACTCAAGGTTTGCTACACAAAAGATTCCTGCAGGTATTAAAGTAATAAAGCCTGACGAACTGGATAAGATCTGGTTCAAGAGCATTGATTTGTCTGAATATAAGAAAATCCACCATATTGGAGACATTCACGGTTGCTATTCTGCACTTCAGTATTATTTTGACTTCAATGGCGGACTTAAAGACGACGAGTTCTACATATTCCTCGGTGATTATATCGATAGGGGAATTGAGAACGCCGAGGTGCTTAACTTCCTTATCTCTATCAAAGATAAAAAGAACGTCTTTATGCTTGAGGGAAATCATGAGAGATGGCTGTGGCTTTATGCCAATGATGTCCGTGGCAAATCCAAGGAATTTGAACTTGTTACCCGCCCTCAGCTTGATGCTGCCAAGATCAGCAAAAAAGACCTCAGAATGCTTTACCGCAAATTTGGTCAGTGCGCTTATTATACATATAACGGTAATCAGTTCATTGTAACTCACGCCGGCCTCAGCACAATCCCCGACAATCTCACATTTGTTGCAACTGATCAGATGATTCACGGCGTTGGTTCGTATAATGATTTTGAGACTATCGCTGACACCTTTATAAGAACTACACCCGAAAATACATATCAGATTCACGGACATAGGAACACGAAGTCGATTCCTGTGCAGGTCAATGACAGAGTATTTAATCTCGAAGGAAAGGTTGAATTTGGTGGCTGTCTCCGCTGCGTGCAGATAAGCAATGACGGATATAAGACTATAGAAATGCCCAATTATGTCTTCAAAGCACCAGAGGTTGTACAGGAACAGTCTGTAGTAAACAGCTCTGTCGCCGATGTTATTATGTCTCTCCGTAGTAATCGTTACATTCAGGAAAAGTCTTTCGACAATATCTCGTCTTTCAATTTTACTAAGCAGGCATTTTACGACAAGGTTTGGGATGAGCAGACAACAAAGGCAAGAGGCTTATATATAGACACCGTAAAGGGCAAGGTTGCAGCGAGAGCTTATAATAAATTTTTCAATGTAAACGAGCGTTCGGAAACTAAATTTGATATGCTCCAGCATAAGCTCCAATTTCCTGTAACGGCATACGTCAAGGAAAACGGCTTCCTCGGAATTATCAGTTACGATGAATATAATGACGACCTTTTCATTGCCAGCAAATCGACTATCGAGGGCGATTTTGCGGGATATCTCAAAGATATGCTCTATCGCAAGGTTTCTGCCGATAATATTGCCGCTATGAAACAGTATATAAAAGACAACGATGTTTCGTTCGTATTTGAGTGCGTTGATATGAAAAACGACCCTCACGTTATCGATTATCCCGACAGCGAACTGTTCCTGCTGGATATTGTACATAACACAATGGAGTTTTCAAAGTATGATTACGAGCAGATGACCAATATAGCAGATAAATTTGGCTTAAAGCATAAGGAAAAAGCCTATGAGATTGCCAACTGGCAGGAGTTTTTCGACTGGTATTATGAGGTGCTCGACCCCGATTACGAGTATCACGACAGAAAAATAGAGGGCTTTGTCATTGAAGATAGTGCGGGATATATGGTTAAACTCAAGCTGACGTATTATAACTTCTGGAAGTTTATGAGAAGCGTAGCTCAGGAGGCTATTCGTAAGGGATATATTCAGAGAACTGCGGCTCTTACAACTCCTTTGGCAAATGAATTCTATGCTTGGGTCAAGCAGCTGCACGATGTTGAAGATAAGGATAGCGTTCCTCGTGACATATGCACACTGAGAAGACTGTTTTATAAAGAAAAGGAGAAATCGTAATGTCGGAGTGGATAAGTGTAAAAGATAAGTTGCCGAAAGAGCCGGGATATTATCTTGTTTGCTGGTCTCTACCTATTGGACCGGCCATTGATATAGTTTATTGGCGTGGTAAGACATGGGCACGAGGTAATCAGAGGATAACTTATTGGATGCCACTGCCTGAGCCTCCGAAAAGAAGTTCCGAAGATAATAAGCACTGTGCTATTTTTGCCGCAACGAAAGCAAGAGCTCACCTTATTTTTTGTAATTTTCTTGCAATAAAGCTCTACGAAGGTGCTAAAATCGTCGAGCTTCAGAGAAGAGAAGATACGGTGCTTTTTTCAAATGGCGAGGAATGGTGTGCTTATGTACCGGATGAAAATTATCGTGGCAGACACTGGGATAAAGCAGTTGTTGATAATAAAATTTCTCAGATAAAAATAGAAACTTACATAGATCCCGCCAGAAGTTTTCACGCTGAAGACTATAAAATACTCTCTTTGCCGGACGATTACAATTGGTTTTATATTGCTTGTAAGGAGAATGCGTATGAAAATAATTAAAAGATACTGGCTCGACCTTGTGCTGATTGTACTTTGGATTGGGTGTGGTGTTAGTATTATTGCTGATGGTGGTTCCGTGTCGGCCGTAGCATACGGCTGTCTGCTTTTCTGCTATATTACAGAAAAGATTATTTCTATAATATACAAAGAGCTTGTTTTCAGATACAAAGAAAGAGAGGAACAACATAATGTCTAATAATTCATCAACTAACAGTTCATCAAACAAGTCGTCGGGCGGCGTAGGATTTTGCGGGCTGCTTGCGATTGTCTTCATTGTTTTAAAGCTTTGCGGAGTTATCCACTGGGGTTGGCTCTGGGTGCTGGCTCCGCTGTGGATACCCATTGCAATATTTTTTCTTGTGCTGATTATCGGCATTATAATTGAGATTATCAGTGGGTGAGCATACGAAACAGAAAGGTGAGACTAATGCGTAATCCAAACAAACTGTACGACTTTTACGATAAGCTTCGTGATATCCATATAGAATATTTCCCAGACTGGCGCTTCGGTCAGTTCATGACAAACTTCTTGAAAACTTGTCAAAGATGTACTAACTCAGACCCGTTTTTCTGGGAAGAAGATAGCTTTTTGAAAGAAGTAAATAAATTTGTCGAAAGGATGAAAGGTGATGCCAAGGGTGTATAAACAATGAAAAGGGCTGAATTAACGTGGTTCCAAAGGGGCATTTTAAACGAAATACAGAAATATTGCGTTTTGTGTACTGGGTACGATATTTATTATCCGTTTGATTTTTGGGATATTAGCCGACAAGAAATAGACGTTTGGAATAATCAAATAAATTTTATTACACAAACGAAAATTAAGCCATTGCCGCAAGGTCAAAATGTAGCTATATGGAAGATTTCTTTTAATCTTAAGGGTGAATGTAAAGTTAAACTCGAAGAGGTTTACTATAACAAATATGTAGAGTACGTCGAACAAGACGATTACAACTTGTACTATAATTATCGGGATTTTCAAAATATAAGCAGCAATAACAAAAATTTAAAATAAAAGGAGAAATTACAAATGAGTTTTGCAACAATGAGAGATAATCTGATAGCACATTTTAACCAGATCACCAAGGATGCTAACAATGTCTTCGTGGTGAATGTTGACAAGGACGAGATGTGGAATCTCTATCTTGACAGCTTTCCCAAGGGCACTAACGAAGTCTATCGTAAGCGCAGAGAACACGACTGCTCCTGCTGCCGCAGCTTCATCAAGGCAATCGGTAACGTTGTAGTTATCAAGAACAGTAAGATCACAACTATCTGGGATTTTAATGTCGAAGATCCGGTTTACCAGCCCTCTATAGACGCCCTCAACGCTTTTATCAAATCAAAGACAGTAACCGATGTATTCTTAAGCAAGTTCAATCGAATAGGTTCTGAGCACACATTTGAGAAGCTGGAAGACGGCTCCATAAAGACATGGGAACACTTCTACCTTCAGCTACCTGGCAGATTTGTAAACAACTCTCGCAATTCGATCCCCGACATTCAGGGCGATTTCAGAGACACAAAGAACGTATTCAAGCGCTCTCTTGACGAGATCACCGAAGATTCTGTGCTGACCGTTCTGGAACTCATTTCTTCCAATTCTCTTTACAGAGGCGAGGAGTGGAAGCCTGTGCTCGAAAAGTTCCTGCAGTATAAGCGCAAGTATATGACACTTTCTGAAGCAGACAAGGATAACTATGCTTGGGAAAATTCTGCCGCTGCCGGCAATGTTATTGGCCGTATCAGGAATCACAGTATTGGTACTCTGCTTGTGAATATCAGCGAAGATATGGATCTCGACCTTGCAGTCCGCAAGTATGAGCAGATCGTGGCTCCTTCAAGTTATAAGCGTCCCAAGGCTATCTTTACAAAGAAGATGCTGGATGACGCCAAGAACACCATCGAGGAGCTCGGATATATGGACTCTCTGGCAAGAAGATATGCCACTCTGGATGACATTACCGTAAACAACATCCTGTTCTCAAACAAGGACTCTGCAAAGAGGATTTCCGGCGCAAGCGTATTTGACGAAATGGAGAAGGAAATTGCAGTTAATCCTAAGAAGTTCAACAAGGTTGAGGAAGTTCCTATCGAAAAGTTTATCTCTGATGTGCTGCCTGCCGCAAGAGAACTTGAAGTCCTGTTTGAAAATAAGCACAGTTCAAATCTGGTTTCACTCATCGCACCTGTTAATAAGGACAGCAAGACGATGTTTAAGTGGAATAACAATTTCGGTTGGAGTTATGCGGGCAACATTACAGACAGCCAGATAAGAGAGAATATCAAGTCTGCCGGCGGCAAGATTGACGGTGTGCTCAGATTCTCTATTCAGTGGAATGAATGTGGAACTGATAACTGCGACCTCGATGCACATTGCATTGAACCCAATAATCATGAAATATATTTTGGAACCGATAAAAAGCCTGGTCGTTCATCGATGGGCGGTCAGCTTGACGTTGATATTATAAAGCCTTGCGGTAAGGTTGCTGTGGAAAATATCACATGGGGTGATCTGTCAAAGATGGAAAACGGTGTATATCGCTTCATGGTCAACCAGTATTCAGGCGCAGTTAAGAAGGGTTTCAGGGCGGAAATTGAGTTCGATGGTCAGATTTACTCATTTGACTACAACAAGCCTATGAGATCAGGAGAAACTGTTCGGGTCGCAGATGTTACGCTGAAGGACGGCGTATTTACCATTAAGGAATATATTACGTCCAGTATGTCTGCAAAGTCCATCTGGGGCATTACAACAAACCAGTTTGTGCCCGTATCCGTTATGTGTTATTCTCCCAATTACTGGGACGAGCAGAACGGCATCGGCAACAAGCATTACTTCTTCATGCTGAAGGATTGTATCAATGACGAGGCTCCCAACGGCTTCTTCAATGAATATCTCAAGCAGGAGCTTGTGCAGCACAAGAGGGTATTTGAAGCCCTCGGTTCCAAGATGAGAGTTGAGCCTTCCGATGACCAGCTTTCAGGTCTTGGCTTCTCGTCAACAAAGAGAAATGAGCTGATCGTCAAGGTCAAGGGTAACACCGAAAGAGTTATGAAAATCAAATTTTGATGGAGGAAAAGATTATGGAAAATATGTTTGAATACGCAACCAGAAATAAAGTAAGATTCCCCTTTAAGGGTCAGATCTCCGTGGAAGACCTCTGGGATCTGAGAACCGATGATCTTGATACCGTGTTCAAGACACTTAACAGACAGGTCAAGCAGTCCGAGGAAGAGAGTCTTCTCGTGACAAAGACAGCTGAAGACACAGCGCTTGATGTTCAGATTGCTATTGTAAAGTATATCTTTGATATCAAGATGCAGGAAGCAAACGCAAGACTGCTCGATAAGGAGCGTAAGGCTCAGAAGCAGAAGATCATGGCTATTCTTGCCAATAAGCAGGAACAGGAGCTGCAGAACAAGTCCGTTGATGAGCTTCAGAAGATGCTTGAAGAGATCTAGTCCAAGCTGACTGCGCAGGTGTGGTCTCGTGGATATGTTTCACGAGACTAAGCCTGTATCCAAAGGAGGGATAATATGACACTTAAAGATGCTGAGTGCTTCGAACTGATAATACGAGAAGTGCGTGATGCCAAACTTATCGCAAATGCTTTGCTAATTGAAGGCTATGATGTCCAAATCACACCAACAATATCTGCAATATCTTCTACAAATACTGGCCTTTCAAGAAAATACATTGTAACAGTAAGACAAGGATTAAATAGAGTTGTTACAACAACATAAATCAAAAGAAGAGGATAAGTATGAAACATTCTAAACTTGAGAAGTATTTTAACCAAAAGGCTGAAGTACGAATTGTCGATGATAAAGGCAAAATCATCTGTTCAGGACACTTTCCTAATCATGATCGTCCTTTCGAAATTGATATGTCTGGCAATCGGTACTATAAATGTGCGAAAGAAAAGGGTGATAACAATGATTAAATTCAACGGCAGCATATCGTTCTTGGCCGAGCAGTCATGCAAGATTTGTGGAAAAACCTATAAAGGTGACAGCAATGTGGTGATACGCAATATGATCGTGCATCTCATCTTCCGCCACCCCAAAGAATCCTTAAAAGCTATTATTGAGGGATATAAAAGAAGAAAACAGCAGAGATGACAGTGAATGTATTAAGTCTTTTTGACAGTATGTATTGTGGGGTACTTGCTATGAATAATATCAAAATAGGCGACAGGGTTATTATGAACAACAATTATTCTGTAAGCGAAAAAGACAAGGGCAAAACTTGGACAGTACGTTCAAATCCGTGGAATTGTTGCGGAACAATCGTTGTACTACTTGAGGGAAAGTCTGGCGGGTATGCGATTGATGGTTTAAATGTTGTAGAAGAAAGGACGAAGATAGATAATGGCTGAATATGAATTGATTGATAACGCACCAACCGCCAACGTTTCACCCGTAAAGCACGGGGCGTTGGATTTCAGCGAAATACAAATGTTCAGAGTGCGGAGTAATTGTGTGGGGTAATGATTTTAATTTCTGTCCGAACTGCGGAGCTAAAATGGACGGAGGTGATGAAAATGAGTAAAGCAGTTCTAATAAGTGTCAAGCCGAGATGGTGTGAACTCATCGCAAACCGCTATAAGACCATTGAAGTTCGCAAGACAAAGCCAAAGCTTGAAACGCCGTTTAAGTGCTATATTTATTGCTGTAAAGCTCCAAAAGGTTGGATAAGGCTTGATAAAAATGTGCAACTTGATACTAAAGTCATAGGCGAGTTTGTATGTGATAGAATTGACACGATTGATATCATTGATGATCCTATAATGACATATATACGTGTCAATCAACTCATTCAACACCCAGATATATGTATTACAGCCGAAACTTGCCTTAATATTAATCAATTACAACATTACCTCAACGATAAAAAAGGAAACGGTTGGCACATATCCAACCTCAAAATTTATGACGAGCCGAAAAAACTTAGCGAGTTTACAACAAAATGCAAAGAGAATTGCGAAACAGGCTGTTATAACTGTGAATATTATCAGCTTGAAGAATACGGTGTGGAGTATTGTGGTGTTGACGGGTTTAAACCTTTAAAAAGACCGCCGCAAAGTTGGTGCTATGTTGAGGAGGTTGACAATGGCTGAGTACATAGAGCGTGAAATTTTGTTAAAAAAGAATTTTTATTCTGAGAATTGTAATTCAGAGGAAAACCGCTGGAATGATTATGCTATCAAAGATATCATAAGGCATATTCCCGCTGCCGACGTTGCGCCTGTAAAGCATGGTCATTGGATATATAATCAAAACGGGCATGACTGGGGTTTAGGTGCATGGGAATGTAGCTTGTGCCATAGTGTTAATAACAATCTGCCGATCGACAAGCGGTTCAGCCCATATGTGTATGCTGGCTCTAAATACTGCCCGAACTGTGGGGCAAAGATGAACGGAGGTGAAAACAATGGAACGTGAAATTTTATTCCGTGGAAAAGCAAAAGCAATAACAGGCTGTCCGTATAACAACGGTAAACCTGACGGCGAATGGGTGGTCGGGTATATATTTCCCGACCTTGGAGCGATGAAAATACGGCAGTACGAAACTAACAGACCCGAATGTAATGATTATGAGGTTGACCCTGAAACGGTGGGACAATATACAGGATCGACCGACATATGCCGCAAGAAAATCTTTAAGGGGGATATTGTTCAAGCGTTTACACGCTACGGAACGAAGCATATATATCCAATCGAATATAGAAACGGAACATATTGATTTGGCAACTGGAGTTGGATTGAATTTCTTGATAGATTTCAGTTTCCCGAAGTCATCGGCAATATATACGATAATCCAGAGTTAATAGGAGGCTAAAAGATGATCGAACGTGAAAGATTAGCAAATTTAATTGATATGATACCATACGACTATTTAGATGATGAAGACGGCTATAATGCTGATTTCCATTGGAAGGCTGCCGATTTCTTGCTTGACAAAGGAGTGATTTTCCCTCGTGCTAAAGTAAATCAGTCCATTTGGACAGATGATCAATTCGTTGACGGAATTCCTCATGAGGGACATGTCACATCTATAAAAATCACTAATGGCTATGATGCTTATTATTGCAGCTTCGATGAGTTCCCTGTGTCTTCCGGTTTCGTCGATGATGACATTGGTAAAACTATATTCTTTACCCGAGAAGAAGCCGAGAAAGCTCTTGAAAAAGAAAAGATATAAATGGGGGGATAATTTATGAAGTGTCCATATAGAACAATAACGGAAACTACTGACGGTATTTCCAAGACAGAATTTTGTGATTGCTACGGTTCGGCTTGTCCGTGGTATTGCAATACGACTACTAAGGGAGACAAGACAATCTCAGAAGAAAGTTGCCAAAGATGCTATACAGAACACCTCAGAGCAAAATATTTTGATGCAAATCGAAAATTTCTATCAAGCAAATAAACATTTTTATTGAGAGGTGATGTAATGACAAACCTTGAACATATAAAGAATATGACTTCTGATGAGCTTGCAATATTTCTTATGAAAGTAAATAGTGCGTATTCAGAAGAATGTATGATATTAAGATCTGAATGCAAATATCCTAATGTCAATAATAATTGTGCTATTTGCTTCAAAGAGTGGCTCGAAAAGGAGTGTGATACATGAATGATAATCAAAGAAGAACAGCGAGACTTATTTACAGTTCCAACGGATTATATCCTTGTTCACTGTATCAGTGCCGATCTTGTAATGGGTGCAGGAATAGCTAAGGAGTTTACAAGACGAGGAGTAAAAGCACAACTGCAAAGAGATTATCAAGATATAGAAGTAGGGGACTGCTTAGTATCTGATACAACAGGTTGGAGAGCGGAGCTTAATCTTGTTACTAAGGAAAAGTATTGGCAAAAGCCCACTTACGATTCGCTGAAAACTGCCCTTGTCAATGCAAGAATAAATGCAAAAATATTGGCGTTAATGAATGACGACAAACCTGTAAAACTTGCAATGCCAAAAATCGGTTGTGGGTTAGACCACCTACAATGGGTTAAGGTAAAGGAAATCATTGAAGAAGTCTTTGCTAATACCGATGTTGAAATATTGGTCTGCGTGAAGTAAAGGAATAAAACAAAAAAATTTAATAAAAGGAGGGTATGTTAATATGAAACCATATTGGAAATATCGATGGGAAAGTGAACGTGATTGGGATGGAGGACATACAAACCGTTCTTGGTATGAATGTAGCAACTGTGGACATATAGAACAATACTCCACTAAAGATATATGCCCTTCTTGTAATTCATATATGCGTTATCTTACAACTTTAACGGTTGGCGAACTTAAAGCAATTTTAAAAAAATTCAACGATAATGACAAAGTTTGTATAGCAGAAAACAATCATAATTTTTCTGTAGAAGCAACTACACCTATTGATAAAAGCTTTATTAAACAGTATTTTGGTGATGACTGTATGGGTGTACTTTTAAATGTAAAAGCAGAAATTAAATAACATAAATACAGTATTTAATGAAAGGTGATAAAAATGAAAATATTAAGCCAGTTCCAGTGCGAAATCTGTAATACAGTTTATAAGTCAGAAACTGAGTGTAAAGTTTGCGAAGACAGTCATTATCTTCCTGTTACGATAAAGGCGTATAAGTTCAATTCATATAAGAACGATGGCGAATACCCTCAGTATATAGATGTAGCCATGGAAAATGGTAAGATAATCAGGTATAAGAGGTAATAGCTAATGAAAATATATGAAAATGATTGCGTGGACTGCGGACTGCCATGTTTATATTCCGGCTGTCCTTATTATAACTCTCCTCATTGGTATTGTGATCGCTGCGAAGAAGAAATGCTTCCAGAAGATCTCAGAGAATTAGATGGAGAACAGTTGTGCCAAGATTGTATAATGAAAGTATTGCCTAAAGTAGGGAGAGATTGATGAGAGTACATATTCGAGCCCCTTAGATGTTGTTGTTACTTCGGACTATAAACGTATTAGAAAGGGTGATTAAATGATAGTTGTAAAAAGAAACGGGGATAAAGTCCCATTTAATAAAGACAAAATTTGTAATGCAATCCTTAAAGTTTATAATGAAGTAAATCCAACGAATGACAATGTTAATAATGCTTTAAGCGATTGTTCTAAAGTATGCAGTAATATTACCGCCGAAAAAATATCTGTCGAACAGATACAGGATATCGTTGAAAATATTCTCATGGATAGTTGTAAAGATGTAGCCAAGGCATATATCACATACAGATATAAAAGAATGCTGGCAAGAAAAATGAATAATACCGATAACACCATACTCTCATTGATTGATTGTACAAACGAAGAGATTAAAGAAGAGAATTCAAATAAAAATTCTACACTTTTGCCTACACAAAGAGACTATATGGCAGGCACGGTATCTAAGGATCTGACTGATAGATTGCTTCTTCCCAACGATATCGTCGAAGCTCACGAGCAGGGCATAATCCACTTCCATGATGCGGATTATTTTGCTCAGCATATGCACAACTGTTTTACTGGTGGAACAAAATTTGTAACAGACAAAGGAGTCAAAGCCTTTAGAGAGTTTAAAGACGGCGATAAAGTACACATAAAAGATAAAAATGGCAAATTAAGATTAGCTACTGTTCATAAATATGGGAAGCAAAATATGAACAAAGTTATATTCAGTACAGGACTAATGCGTAGAGAAGTTATATGTACTCCAAATCATAGGTGGATTTTATCGGATGGTTTAGTTACAACAGATTTAAAAATTGGGGATAGGTTGTCACCAATTATCGATTCGACAGATTTTAATATAGATACATTAGAAGAAGCTGAGGCTTTTTGTATTGGATTTATTATTGGCGATGGGGCGGATTTAAAGTCAAATGCCGTAAAAATAAGATTGTGTGGCGAGAAAACTAAATACTCATATATTTTCAAGATGGCTGGATATAGCGAACAAAATAGTTCTTCTATCGGTAACGACAAGTTATTTTACAGAAATAATGCCATAAAACAAGACTTTATTAATGGTAAAGGGTGGAGATATATGATACCTGAATTAAAAGCACTTGCGTTTAAAGGTTATTATTCTGCTGACGGTGCTAAAAATTCCAATAGATTAAGTACATCTGATGAACGACTTTGCTCATTTATAGAAGAAGTTTCTTGTCTTGCTGGTTATTATATATCAAGTAAAAAGATAGAGATAAGAGATACTCCATATAAAAAAGATGCAAAACTTTTTTCTTATCATTTCGTAGTTAAACAGTCGAAAAATCAATTATGGAAGGTAATAGATATTAAACCCTATAGACATGGCGAAGTAGATGCTTGGTGTGTTGAAGAGCCTATTACACATAGTTTCACTCTTGAAGGTGGAATAGTCACTGGTAACTGTGACCTTGTAAATCTGGAAGATATGCTCCAGAACGGCACTGTTATAAGTGAAACAATGATTGAAAAACCTCATAGTTTCGCAACCGCTTGCACCATTGCGACCCAGATAATTGCTCAGGTCGCTTCCAATCAGTACGGCGGTCAAAGTGTGTCTTTATCGGCTCTTGCCCCTTTCGTTGACATCTCAAGAAGAAAAATACGTCAGCAATTTATTGATGATGGCTTAACTGTATCCGATGAAATTGTCGAGAATAGAGTTCTCGATGAAATCAAGCGGGGTGTTCAAACAATTCAGTACCAGATAGTAACTCTCATGACTACAAATGGGCAGTCTCCATTTGTAACTATCTTTATGTATCTGAACGAGGTGCAGGATGAGCGAACTAAACACGATCTTGCACTTATCATCGAAGAAGTACTTAAACAGCGTTATCAGGGAGTAAAGAATGAAGTAGGCGTTTGGATAACACCTGCTTTTCCGAAACTTATTTATGTCCTTGAAGAAGATAATATTTATAAGGATTCACCTTATTACTATCTCACAGAACTTGCCGCAAAATGCACCGCCAAAAGATTGGTTCCCGATTACATCAGTGAAAAAATAATGAAGCAACTAAAAGATGGACATTGCTTTACCAGCATGGGGTGTCGCTCTTTTCTTTCTCCATGGAAAGACGAAAACGGAAATTATAAATTCTATGGCAGATTTAATAAAGGTGTTGTAACAATTAACCTCGTTGATGTTGCACTTACAGCTGAAAGAAATAGTCCTCATAATTCTTATGAGAAATTTTGGAAGATATTCGATGAGCGTCTTGAACTTTGTCACAGGGCGTTAGTTTGCAGATATGAGCGTCTCAAAGGAACGCCATCAGATGTTGCTCCGATTCTCTGGCAGCATGGAGCACTGGCAAGACTACAAAAAGGAGAAACTATCGATAAGTATCTTACTGGCGGTTATTCCAGTATTTCTCTTGGTTATGCCGGACTCTGGGAATGCGTTTTTGCGTTATCAGAGCATAAACTGACTGAACCCGAGGGTCAAAGGATGGGCAAGGCAATAATGCAGTACATGAACGATAAGTGTAAGGAATGGGATGAAGACCTTAATCTCGGGTTTTCAATTTACGGTACCCCGTTGGAATCAACAACATATAAATTCGCAAAGTGTTTACAGAAGCGCTTTGGAATAATCAAGGGTGTAACTGATAAGAATTACATAACCAATAGTTATCATATTCATGTTACAGAACCTATCGATGCCTTCACTAAGCTTTCCATTGAATCTGAATTCCAGTCACTTTCAACAGGGGGAGCTATCAGTTACGTGGAAGTGCCTAATCTGAACAACAACATCGAAGCTGTTATTGAAGTGATCAAGTTTATTTATGACCATATAATGTATGCTGAACTCAATACAAAATCTGACTATTGCCAGGTATGTGGATTTGATGGTGAGATACAGATTATTGAAGATAAGAAAACGGGTAAGCTTGTATGGGAATGTCCTAATTGTGGTAATAGAGACGAAAAGAAACTTAATGTGGCACGCCGTACCTGCGGATATATAGGAAGTAATTTTTGGAATCAGGGGCGAACCCAAGAGATAAAAGAAAGAGTTATACATCTTGGTGATGGCGAATGAATTACATAAAAATTAGTAAATATGATACTGCTAATGGCATTGGCATAGGCGTTGTACTCTGGGTTTCAGGGTGCAGCTGCCGCTGCCACAGCTGTCATAATCCTCAAACGTGGGATTTCAATGCAGGACAACCATTTACAGAGGATACGATGCAGGAACTTCTCGACGCTCTCAATAAACCATACATCTCTCGATTAACTCTTTCCGGAGGACATCCTCTTGAATCACAAAATCTTGAAACTGTTTATAAAATTGTTAAAGTGGTTAAAGAGAAATTTCCAAACAAAAAAATCTGGCTCTATACAGGTTATACTTGGGAAGAGATTTTAAATAATGACAAAGAAAACCAAAGAGCCAATACGAACAGCATATCTCCCTTTGATATTGTTAGATGTTGTAATATTCTTGTTGACGGCAAATATGAAAAAGATAAAAGAGATATATCGTTAGCATTTGCCGGTTCAAGCAATCAACGTGTTATTGATATTCAAAAAAGCTTCAAGCAAAACAAAGTAATCCTTTTCTGTGACTAAAATAATTTCCAAATTCCCTTGACATATTGGATATGATGTGCTATCATATAAATGAATTAAGCAATATTGGAGAGGATTGATGTCATATGCTCGTAGCTCCCAAAGGAGAAATTATCTGGGCGGTATATATATGTAATGGCGTGCAAACTCATGCCATTACATCTTCTGCCCTTAGAGATGTTTATTTTTTATGTGAAGTTCAAGGTAATAAATTGGTGAAAACAAAAAAGAAATCGCCAAAACCAATGGAGCTTGAACACTATATTGATTATCTGAAAGGATGAATGAAATGACTTATGTTATTGTTGGTATAGTAACCGTTGCAATATGTATCGGTGCTTTCGTTATCGGATTAAGAGAAGGCAGAATTCAAGGGGAAGGCTGCGCAACGATTGTTATAATTTTTAAACTCAAAGATGTTTTTAATCGTGTGCTGATGCTTGTTCCTGCAGAAAAACATGAGGAACTGTCAACTATCATTAAGGATTTTTACGATGATATACAGGTAACGGTGGATATCGATGATTAAACTACCACAGAAATCAGGCGAAGTAGTGATTGGCAGCTTTGACGAATATTTCAGACCGTATGCTAAAATCAAAATAGGGGACTATTTACTTTATAATCCTGCAATGGATAAGGTAGTGGTTGTTTCAATTAATGATCGTCCTCAATATGCCCTAAAACATATTAGAAAGAAAGGCTTGCTTAAAAAGAGCTGCATTGTAACTATTGAAAAATTATGAGGTGCTTAACAAAGAGGTGATATAGTGGATTACAGTGAAATCATTGATGATATTCTTGATAAAGTCTTCGTGGAAACCTTTAGGAATTCACTGAATAATCCACCTCCTTGGTTTAACCAATTCGTCGATTGGCCAGATATAAAGAAGGTAAAAAATAATGAAACAGATAGTACAAACATACTATACCCTTATTTTAACGATAAGAAAAGAAGAACATGAGATCCGACAAAAGCTTGACCAGTATTGTGGTTATGGGGGCAGATGGTACTACACAGAAATGCAGCCTGCCAAAACAGAGTGTATTACATCATATGACGAATTTATTCAAAGATGTTCATATCCTTGTTTCGACTGCATGTTCCCGTGGGAAAAATCAAAATTTGGCGATAAATATTCGGAGTTACCTTTAAAATGGGGTTGGGCGAAGTTTTCCAATAAGAACTTTGTTTCGTGCGAAATAACTACCGAATATCTAAAACATGAAATTTATACTTTGCAGGATTTAATAAAGCGCCTTCCGGCAAATGAGATGATTGAATATCTCAAGGATAACGGATTGAATGTGTGTCCAATAACAAGATAATATTTATGGACTTACTTCCAAGTCTGTGGCAATAAAAAAGGAGAGAAATCATGAAATTTGAAAAAATATCAGCAAGTCAGTTTTTAAAGGATGTTAAGAATTGTGCTCCCGGTCTTACCGAGGAAGCATACATAGCGCTGTACGATCAGTTGAAGCTGCCAAAGCGTGCCACATCAGGCTCCGCAGGCTATGATTTCTATGCTCCATATGCGTTTAAGCTTGAGGCCGGTGAATCAATAAAGATTCCCACCGGCATAAGAGTGCTACTCGATAACGACAAGTTCCTTGCCATTTATCCCAGAAGCGGACTTGGATTCAAGTACCGTCTGCAGCTTGACAACACTTTAGGCATCATCGACAGTGATTACAGCGGTTCGGATAATGAGGGACATATATTTGCCAAGATCACCAACGATACCCACGAAGGTAAAACCGTACTCGTCAAAGCCGGCGAAGCTTTTGCACAGGGTATAATCCAGCAGTATTTTATGATCGAAGACGATGACGCCGACGGTATCAGAAATGGCGGCTTCGGTAGCACTACAAAATGATGAGACTTCTCATCTTCGTTCTGCTTATATTCATTGTAGCTAATATAATCATTCTGATTATTGATTACTACAGGAGAAAAAAGCAAGAAAATAGAAACAATAAACCCGATAAAGGGTTCTTTAATTAAAATCAAAAGGAGTAATGTAAAAATGAATAAGGGAATAATCACAACAGTTGTCCTCGCCATTGTTCTGGTCGTAGGTATCATCGGCTTCGCAGTATGCACCACTAATATTGGTGCAGGCTATGTCGGCTACAAGTATGACCGCACAATTAAAAATGGGGCACCAAATACCATCGAAGGCACATCGGTAATAGACGCTCAGCTTACTGGTCTCGTCTGGATCAATCCTGTAACTCAGGAAGTTCTTAAGTATCCCACCACTATCGTTACCCGTAACTGGACAGGCATTGCCGAAAACGACAGTAAGGAAGACTGGTCTATGACTGTTGGTACCAAGGAAGGTAAGAACATTGAGGCCGACATCTATATTTCAGTGAAGCCCAGAGATATCGGTTCAATTATTAAGAACTTCGGTACCAAGAAGTTCGACAGCATTGTCGATGATGACATCTACGGTCTCGCCAAGGGTAAGCTTTCGGTTATCACTCAGAATTATTCCGTATATGATATCCAGTCTTCTCGCTCTCAGATACAGACCGAAACAGCTGAAATACTCGCCGATACACTTCTTAATACATACGGCGTTGAGCTTGTGCGCTTTGAGATCGGCACACTTTCACTTCCTGCGGACATTCAGACTAAAATTGACGAGAAGACAAATGCAATGAACGAGGTCGAGCTTGCTAAGCTTGCAAGAGAGAAGCAGGATGAAACCAATCAGATGATCGTGGATCAGCAGAAGGCAGAATCTGAAAAAGAACTTGTCCGTCGCCAGAATGAAGCTGATGCAGCCGCATATGAGAAGCAGAAGGCGGCCGAGGCTGAACTTATCGTTGCTGAGAACAAGATCAAGGTGGCAGAGGCAGACGTCGAGGTCGCAAGACTTCAGAAGGAAGCAGAACTTGAAAAGCAGAAGTCTTATACTGCCGAATATTTCGAGGATAAGAAGCTCGATGTTCAGATGAAGGCTGTTGAAAAAATCAACCCCAATGTCAAGACAATTATTACCGATGGCAGCGGTTATGCCGGTCTCGTTGGCATTAAGGAAGTTCTTGACGGACTGGACGGGGAATAATAGATTGCTACAGTCCAACAAGGCGGCGAATATGTATAAGCCAAAAGTAATTACACCAAAACAATTATCAGAATATCTGAATTGTTCAATAAATATAGCATATGATCTGTGTCACAGACGGGATTTCCCATCATTTAAGGTCGGAAGAAAAATACTTATAATTGAAGATGAGCTCCATTCATGGATGCTTAAACAAACAACAAAATAATAAGATAAGGGATCACTTCGGTGGTCTCTTATTTTTTTGCTTAAAAATATAGATATGCAGATATACCAGAACCAGTGGATGAATCAGTCTCAAGATTTGGTAAGGTGATTTGGCAGGTGTGTCTTATCCCAATTATTATTATTGTTCGTGAAACTTCGACACACCTCTGATGGTGTGTTTTTTGTGTGATGGTGTGTTTTTCAGCAACTGTTTCAAAGTGGTGTGTTTTTCAAAAAGCATATTTTCCCATAGACACACTTTCGACACACCAAGTAATATTTTATATGCTTGAAAGTGGCTATAATACGCAATAAAATGCGCTGATACCAAATGAGTTGAAATGCTTTGGGTGTGTATTTTACATATCCTGCTCCCCGTGTCACACCCTCACGGGTGTGTGAGTTGAAATTCAAAGTCAATTCGTTAATATAGCCACTCAAAGCGTCACACCCTCACGGGTGTGTGAGTTGAAATGGGATAATTACAAGTATTATACATTTTTCCCTGGTGGTCACACCCTCACGGGTGTGTGAGTTGAAATTTTCCTTGACTTTTAGTTGCGTTTATTGTATAAGTCACACCCTCACGGGTGTGTGAGTTGAAATGCTTATCATAATTATTATAAATATCACGATAAGTGTCACACCCTCACGGGTGTGTGAGTTGAAATATAATCTGCTGCATGATATACACCAGGCTCTGTGTCACACCCTCACGGGTGTGTGAGTTGAAATTATCCTCTATTTCATCTAAGGCTGCATACATTTGTCACACCCTCACGGGTGTGTGAGTTGAAATCTTTTTCAAAATTATGCTGCTGAATTGGAAACTGTCACACCCTCACGGGTGTGTGAGTTGAAATAAATGCACCGTGATCGCATAAATGGTGTTTACAAGTCACACCCTCACGGGTGTGTGAGTTGAAATTGGCATATTCTCAGGACTAAATCCTAATGGGGATGTCACACCCTCACGGGTGTGTGAGTTGAAATCTAAATCATAAATTATTACATCAACGATAAGGGGTCACACCCTCACGGGTGTGTGAGTTGAAATTGTTGGCTCATTTACAAACACGAC